CGGACCAGCGGGACCACGTTCACCAGCCGGGCCTGCCGGACCAGCGGGACCAGCCGGACCAGAGGGGCCACGATCACCTTTAGGGCCGGGGGTGCCAGCGACACCGCCCTGTGCAATCTTCCCTTCAACTTGCTTCAGAACAGCCTTAGTAATTGACTCAGTGTCCACGCCCTCAATTTTAGGTGCGGGGTTTACAAACTTCTTGTACTTCTCGGTTGACGTGAAGTAATCACGTTCAACGCGGTCTTGTGTTACCGAATCGTCGAAAAAGTCAGCCATTAGACTTTAACTCCATTCAATCGTATTTTTTTGTTATCCTATCTATTGAAGACAAAAAGAAACCCACCAGCGTTAAACAGGTGGGTTATTGCCGGGTTTTATTTAAAAATCCCAGTCATCATCTTCAGTTGATTCAGCTTTACCTATAACGTAGGAAGAACCGGAACCAGAGAAGAAGTCATGGTTTTCATTAGCGTCTGGGGATAGTGAAGAAAGAATTTCCGGTGAAACTCGGGTTTCATCAATCGGAAATAATCCTTCATATCCAAGGTTATTCAACGCCTTGTTCGCATTGTATTTCAGGAAACGACGAACATCTTCAGCCCATCCAAGCTCATCATAGATTTCCTGCGTGTATTTGATTTCGTTGTCATACAACTCCATTAGAAGATCATATGTGAACTCTTTGAGTTCTTCTTGTTCTTCTTGTGGGAGCTTTGCAATAGCCTTCTGGTATTTATATCCAATGTAATATCCATGAACCGCCTCGTCGCGGACGATTAGCCGGATAATATCAGCTGTATTGGTGAGTTTACCCTTGGAGGACCATTTAAATGGAAGATAAAAACCTGAATAGAACAAGAAAGACTCTAAAAGAGTTGATGCAATCTTTTTCTTGTACTGACTGTCACCCTTGTAATATTTATTGATAATTCGGGCTTTTTCCTGAATTTGTTCGTTCTCTTCAGACCACCGGAAAATATCGTTAATTTCTTGACTTGAACAAAGTGTCATGAAAATTGACGAATAGCTTTTGGCGTGGACACAGTTACCAGTAATAACCGTTCCTTCTCCATTTCTGGTCAAAAGAAAAGTAGTAGGAACTTGAATACAGTAAAACTTTTGTGGATCAACTTCCTTGATGGAAATAGATTGACCATTAACTACATCTTTCCCAAAGCATACGTTAGTTACATAACTGTCACTGAAAGTTTCTTTCCTATCATCGATACGGACAGTTGTCCTGCTACGCATTCCTGCCAAGCAAGAAACCGCAACCACAAAATCGCTGTTTTCTTTTACTGTAGTGTAGTAAGTCATTCCAGTACCTCCTTTCTGTGTATGACCGTCCCACAAACCTATCTCCCGGATAAAATCTTGTGCCCATTCAACACTAATATCTTCAAGACTCCACCACGCATGGAAGTTTTTCTTCCTATCACCAACATGAGCGAGTGGAACTTCTAGTTTTAGCCTGAGTTTACCCCCTACGTCTTCTCCCATTTCTCTTAAGTTCCAGTTGGCTTCACGGCACAAGGAAGTAAGACGGTCGATTTTTCTTCCTTTTTTGAAAGAGAAGTACACTGGAATATGACCGCATTTTTCACCAGTGTAACGGGTTGAAGAACCAGAAAAACTTCCATCAGCTTGAATGGCAACTTTGATTCTGTCTTCTACCGACATGCCGTTACCGTTAAAACCTTCTCCAGAAGTTCGGAACCTACGGAACGCGCTTTTTATATTTACTGAAGAAAAAATATCTCGTGCTTCATAAACCTTGTAAGTCCATTCATTACATGAATTGTTTAGCGCCTTCTTCTCTTCAACGTAAACACGATGCCCACCAGAAACAATTTGACGTGCATTACCATTGTTACCCGATATTTCGTATGCTTCTTCAAAAAAGTTGCTCGAAATGGCTACGGGATTAGCGAAAGATATTTTGTTGTCATCAGGGTTGTACTGAGCGATTTTATCGGTGTACGAAACATCCTCAATATTTTTCCAACCGTTAGTAGTTAGAAGCTGTGTTCCTTCCGCCAATGCCTCCATAAATAGAATATTTCCTAATACAGCCTCTTCATGAGGGGTTTCAGCGTCATCCATAAGCGACTTTGCCCCAATGCTACCTTGTAAGGTATCCAACATGGTAAGACCAGTGAACACCTTCATTGTAGCCAACTTTTCACTATCTTTTAGAGTTTTCCATGACGGGATGTCATTGGATAGTGGAACTTTTTCAGGAAGCCAGAAATTACCGGTGAGGCGGTCCCAGACTTCTTTGTCTTTCGGGTCTTCAATGGCATTCCAGTTGGTGGCATGAAAAACCGGCTGGTTCATACGATTCTTTCTCCTATGCTATGTACAGAGTGGACACAGGAAAAATTACCACACAACCTGCCGGTTTGTCAAGAACTACGCAGAGTAGCTAAAAATCTTAGCAGGATACAGCGCCCGCCTAGACCAGTCTGCCTGCATATCGATCATCCAAGACACTGGCAACGGTGAGGAAAGATTGTTGTTCAATCCAGCTCCACCAGTGTAAGGCTGATTGGACAACAATACGGTAGCAACATTGGAGGATTCCGCCTTGGCTAGAACCTTACGCCCCTGCTCCTCGTTCTCAACGCTGTGAACGATGTGAATGAACCGGTTCGGGGATTGGCTCTTATAGTGATCGGGGGCAACATTCGCAGCCAAATAAGCTGTAGCGGTACCATTGAAAGAAACAACAATGTCACAAGCCTTCAACACAGACTCAATTGTTTGCGATGCTGAGTTGCCAACAATAGTAAAGCCTTTGCCAAAAGCAGTCTTCAACTCATTGTAGATAGACTGGAAAATACCAACCATAGGGCGTTCATTTTGCGGCCAACCAGTAATAAAGTTGTCAAAATAAACACCGTCAACACCATAGTATTCTACATACTTTTTACAGTCAGCAATAATATCCGCTTTGGGGCGCATTTGCTTCTCAGGTGTGATGGTAGTCATCGTCTGAACAAAACCAAACACTGGCTTATTGAAAGAACGAATCTTCTTCACAATATTGGCATGATTAGTGTCACGTGACGTTCCGGGACCATCATTCGGGTTAATCAAACCAAACGGGATAGTGTCACTAGCCTTGCCAAAGAAACTAGCCCAATCCGCGCTAGGTGCGGAAGTTAGTGTACGCCATGAAGTAACCGGAGCAACGAAACGCTTTGTTGGGTCCACCCATCGCAACGGGTCAAGAATTTTCTGCTCAGAAACAAGCTTCTTCAGGTTCTCTGTTTCACTTTCAGAAACAACAACATCCGGCATGAGCGGGTTGATATTCACATTGAACATAAACTGCTTCTTGATGGTACCAGCCTGTGCGGTATTGCCAGTGAACTGGTTACCACCAACAGTAGAAATAGGAGTACCCTTCTTGATAACGACCTTGATCATGTGGTCACAAGAAGCCTCTGGCTTATCCTGCGAGTAGGTGTTTCCGATAACAATACAACCTACTGGGTCTTCAAGGGCAACAGCGGCCCACGCAACCGGGGAATCCTTCAAGCGGGTAGAGTTCTCAATACCCACATTCCAAATCTCATTGTTGGAGATTTTGGTGCCGGGCCCAGAGCAAGCAACACCGTGGTTCCAGGTTTCCCCGATCACGTTGTTGGCGACAACAGATTGACGGCCAATTGAAATACCGTTGTCTTTAGAAACAGGGAGAATGTTACCGATCACGTTGGTGCGTGCACAAGGTTCAGTGAAACCACATGGCTCATAAGCAATATCGTGGTTATCAGCCATAACGACAAGGTTGCCGGAAACCAACGTGTCTTTCGGAGCGCCTTGACGTGCTGTACCAGTGAACTTGTCATTAATAGAGTCAGTGCCACCAATGCCCATGCCGCAAGAAACTTCACGAACAACACAGTTGATAACCTGATTCCGCAAAGATTCATCCTTAATTAGGATACCAAAGCCAGATGCACCCTTCTCTACAGGGTTTTGAACAAGACCAGCGCGATGAACCGTGCACTGAATCAAACGACAATCGGAAGTACCGTTACCAGTAGCCTTGTCCTTAGTAACATAGCCTTGCAAAACAAAACCATTACCACCAGAATTACGAACACCGACATTGTTCCAGGTGATGAAACTCGCATTAGTCATTTGGAAGCCACTAACGTTAGAATCACCCTGAGACCAGTTCATATCGACCTGAAAATCAGAGAATGTAGCATTAGACAGATTCGCGTAGGAATAAGACATAAAACCGGGTTTATTAGTTCCCTGTTTCATCTTAAGGATAGTAGCTTCACCCTGGCCCTTAATAACCTTCCCACCCATGTTATTAAGGTTAACTGAGTTAGACAGCTCCCATTCACCAGCGGGAAGTTCAATAACCCGGATAGTTTTATCATCAATAGCTTTCTGAAGCTCTGTAGTGATATCAACACCCGTTTGAGGAACAACACGCTTAACCATAGCATCACCAGTGGCGGCGATACCATTGTTGATTTGCCGCGTGACTTCAGCAGAGACCTGTTTACCAATCTCATTGCCAACAGTCGCGGCAACAACATTCTGAACTTCAGCCTGAGTTACTCCACTCTTAATTGGGTTAGCTTTAAAATAGTCCGTAACAGTTTTGGTGACTGTTTGGTTAAGTTTTTCAGGGGAAACACCATCGACTTTAGGAATAGCGTCAATCTGAGTTTTGATTTCCTTATTAACAGATGCCTTAACATTAGTGATAAGTGCCTCTGCCTCTTCACGAACTTGACGAACCTTTGAATCAACATTCCGGTTAACGTAATTAAGTTCGTTAGTTAACTGGCTATTAGCGGCACTTGTAGCCCGTGAAACAGCATCACTGGTGATTTGGTTGATTTGCTCTTGTGTGATAGGTTTAGGGGCTGGAATGCGCGGGAGAATCGCTTTCACAACCTCCTCGACTTTAACACCGGCTCCTTTAGGCAAATCAGGTTTCACCTCAAAACGGCTAGGATAACCACCATAAACCGGGGCTGTTCCCAACTGTTGAGTATTAATATCGCTATAGTCTTTGCTCAATTGTTCTCCAAAAATAGAAAAATCCCACGTCCAACTATTAAAAGTCAGACTGTGGGATATTCCTTTAAATGAAGAACTTAATCCACTTTCTTGTTACCAGAAACAATCTGCTGGGATTTATCATGAGACTTCTTAATCTTAGTGGGATAAGAAGCCATATGGGAGTAGATTTCAACTTGCGGCTGGTCAACCCGGATACTAGAAGTCAGAAAAAGCGGGGATTCTGAACCAGCGGTTGCCGTTGCGGCTGCCTCAAACTCGGAAGCAAGCTCGGAAGTAGCCTTCAAAGACTCTTCATCATTGATTGGTTGTGCAACATCAGCGGGTGCATTTTTAGGCTTGCGCCCACGTCCACGGGCTTGTTTTGGAGCCTCTGTAGTCATAAAAATTCCTTACTGTCGTCTATTTATTAAACTTTGCGGAAGAACTGATAGGTCGGGAAACCTTTTTCATCTTCCGAAACCTTTTGAGCAATAAACTGATCACTCATATGAGCAACAGAATTATCAAGCGGAGGTTCACCATTACGAACCTGTTCTTTTGTCTGAAAAACCTTACGGCCAGTCACCAAACAAGTACGTTCATAAAGCGAGCCTTCATCTGTGCTCACTTCAACTTTAGGAATGTTATTGTTGCTAGCAAATTCTTTAATTGCTTGGCCATCTTGTGAGAAGTCTTCCATCAGTTTGGTCATGTTTTCCATGATGTCTACTTCAAGTTCACCGGTGCTCACCATCTTACGGACACCTTTGAGCATGGCCATTGGTTTGGTGATAACCTGAATGGAACCATCGCGTTCAGCGGGCGCAAGCTCCACGCGCTCACCACTATGCTCAATGTTCACTTGACGGCGAGTGTTGTTTTTGGCCATGATGTGGCCTTCATGGTTAAGTGCGGCATTTAGTTTAATAAGGCTCATGGTTTTCCTTAGATAGAGTTTTTGATGCTTTCAAGTGTGTTAGCAGTGACTACAGTCTTCTTGTTGCCGTTATGGATTTTGCTGACAATACCCTTGGAGATACCAAACATGTTGGCAACTTCCTGGTTAGTGATTCCAGGGCGGGAATCAAAAACATCTCGGATAATATCGAAATACCCGCCGATTCGGTACTGGCTTTCGGTAATCCGGGTAGGCTCAACAAAATCAACGCTATTTACGATATGTGAGAAGTCAAGTTCTTCCTCGGTTTCGATGTCCTCATCATAGAAAGCTTCTTCACTAAGATCATACTCAAAATCTTCAGACGCTTCCTCATCATCAGAAACTACGTAAAGATCATCATAGCCATCAACATTCACACCAACAATGCGAACAACCGTGGAATTGAACTTCACAAAATTAACGGAATTCAGAAAATCAGTGAAGTCTTCATCATATTCATTCAGAACCGCGTCATAAACCTGTTTCACAATATCAAAGGCCGAAACCTTATCAATATCATAAACGATATTAAGTTCATCACCAAAATAATGAACCGAACCCGAAACAGACTCACACACTTCCACAAACTTGTTTTTATCAATAAACAACATCAGAAAAACCTTCCATTAAGAACATAAACAAAATTGTAACACAAAAGAAAATAAAAAGAAACCCCCCGGAATAAACCAGGGGGCCTCATCCACCCACTAACAATAGGAACGCAGTTGTTACTGCACCTATTAATAGTTATTACTCGGTGGGTGCAACCACTGCATCTTCAGCATTAACGGGAGAAACAATAGCCTCATCGCCATTTTCAACAGGAGCTACAGGAGCTTCCTCAGTCGGGGCAGCAGGAGCAGCCGGGGTTTCCTCAGCAGGAGCAGCCGGGGTTTCCTCAGCAGGAACTTCAGCAACAGGAACATCCTCAACAGCAGGGGTCAGGGCATCAACCGGAGCTTCAGGAAGCTCTTCAGCGATAGCAGCATCACCATTGTCGTGAGTCTCCTCAACAACAGCAGCAGGTGCATCAGGCACAATGTCATCAAGAGACTGTGCGATTTCCTTAATGGTAGCCAGGGCTGCCAGGTCATCGCCAGTGATGGTGTCACGGGCCTCAAGCTCGGTAACACGGGCAGTCAGCTCGGCAACCTTGCCGGTGATTTCCGTGCGAGCCTTCTGAAGCTGTGCGACGTAGCCGGAAAGTGCCTCAGAAAAAACGCTCATATAATCCTCCAAATAATAGTCGGTAGCGCCAATCACCATCAAGATTCTTGTTGGGATCGAAGCTGGGTACCGCTGGTTCACGGCAACTATTAACGATAACAGAACATGGTGAAAAAGTAAAGTTCCACTACGTGTTTCCTACTATTGGTTGCTCATCCCGAAATTCAGAAAGATGCAGTTTAACCCAATTTTTGTAATCGTGCTCTGAACTACCAAACGTGGTGAATCCATTGGAAGCTTTCACAACCTCCAACTGTTTGGTGAACGGGTTTAGTTCGCGTAACTTCCAATAGTATTGGCCCCGCAAGTTTCCGATAGCTAGGGTGTATTCTTCACTATTCGTTGTTGTTATTTTCTTCAGTTCGATTATCATTCTCTTCTTTTCTTTCCCAATTAAAACGAGTACGCCAGTTGATAATAGTCTTGTATGATCGGCCAACAATCCGGGAAATTGCTTTCATGCTTTCCCCTTCATAATAAAGCTCACGGGCCTTATCAATCTTATCTTGCGGTAATTTCTTGCCGAACTTAGGGGCAACCAGTTCAATATTGTATCTCTTCTTGTAGTACTCTAGAAGCTGGTTAGAGATGTTAAGTTTTTTGCAGATTTCGTAGGACATAAAGCCTTGTTCTGCAAGATCAATAATTTGCTGGTGAGTTTCAGTAGGGCGAGATGTTTTAATCTTGTCCTTATTGCGGGAGAAAATTCCCTCTAAGTTAGCCCGTGATACCCCGTATCGTTTTTGTAGTTCTCTTTTGCTAACACCGGAATTATATTCATCAATAAGGTGATTAATTGTTTCCTCCAAAACATTGTGCTTTGGAAGCTGGTAATCTTCTTTTTTGCGGCTCACTGTTGTTACTCCGATCTTTTTTTTTTGAACGTTATAACAACATGTTAGCACAAGTTTTGAAAGTTGTCAAATCACCTGTTCCACACCCACTTCCGGGAACCACAATCAAACATCTTCACGTGGCCGCCGTCAGTCATAATCTGAGTCTCATTAGGCATCTGAGTACGATAACGCGGAATATAGAACTCACTAAAAATATTAATCCACCAATAGTTAGGTTGAGTGAACTTAACAAACTTAAAGCCAAGATTTTCATACATGGTGCCACGGGTGCGGGCAATATCACTATACGAAAATACTTCTTCCGGGTTATATTCCCTAACAAAAGCTTTAAACAGCCGGGAAGCCCCGCCAACAACATTCATATTCGTTTTGTTACAAAAACGGGATAATTCCCAGTCCCCAACATTGTTTTTGCGGAACGTCATGAGTGCAACTAATTCATCACAGTGACGTAAACCAATTTTAACAGACGCACTCAAAGCACCCTGCACATGGTTTTCCTGAAGAAACCGCATAGACTCAGATGCCGGAACATTCAAATCAACAACACACTTGCGGGCATACACCTTATTCTCATTCTTGCCCAAAAGATTTCGTAACTGCGAAATAATCTTAGGCTTAACATCCGGGTCGGTCCACTGATGCTCAAACACATGAAAAATAAAAATTCCGTTCTCCTCAGCATCAAAAGACTTATCACGATGGTAAGTATGCGGGCGGCATTCCTTCTTAGGCCGGTAAACCCCACCATCACACTTCTCATACTGCACTGAATGCCAGAAAGTGCCGTTAAATTCAACCCCGAACTTTAATTCATCATTATACAAATCAATTTCTTTAGGGTAAATAGCCTTACGGGTTTTGTTGAACTCTTTCCCGGAAATTTCTTCAAGGATTTGTTTTAGCTCTACTTCAAATCGGGAGGTTGTTTTGCACTTAACAAGATGGAAAATACCAAAGTCATGAAGCCTCCACTGAACAGTAGAATAACCAACACCCAGAGAATCAGCGATAGCCTGAATTTTTACATAACCATTTTCAGTAATGTACTTTTCAAGTTTTTCTTTTGACGATAAAACATCAAGAGCGAATTCAGACCAATAGTATTGAGCGGGGTGCCGTCCAAGTTTTTCAACTTGTTTTTCATACGCCCTTTTCGCGCGTTCTGCACGAGCCTTAGACAACGCTTCTCGCTCTTTGTTTGTTAGACTAGAGATATTATCATGGAAAGATTCACTTCTCTTTTCAAGAATACCATCAATGTGTGCCGCGTTTTCTACACCGTATTTTTCTACTAGCGCATCTTTAACAGCATTGGAACCTTCTTCACCAGAGAAGAAGTTTTCACGGCCATATATTTCCTCCATAGTCTTCTTGTACTTTTCGTACTTCTTTTTCTGGTAGTCAGCGCCATTCTTTTCAACATTAGTCTGGTGTCGGATTTTGTTTCGCAGCGAATGGTCACGGGACAGCCCAAGGGTTTTCGCGCGGTCAACAATGGTATCAACAGAAACACCAAAGTGTTTCGCAATCTCCTGTTGGCTCATTGTCTCCCAAAGTGAAGTAAGCTCTTCAGGATCAATGGAGATTACCTTTTTCTTGGGCTTAAGATTAGTTCCAGTCTTATGTTTTGGAATATTATTGTCTTTGAGTGCTGTTGAGATAGTTGGTGTTGAACAACCGAAATGTGCGGCACAATCACGTAGTGATGCTCCACCAGTGTACATTCCAATTAATTCTTTTACTTTATTTTCATCTGAAAACAGTGGCTTCTTTTTAGTCATGCTTTCATCTTACCACATGCATGATCAAAAGTCAAGATCATAGGGACAAGAAAAACCCCGCCATGAGACGGGGTAAATCTTAGTTGGCCGTAACTAACTAGCTCTTGCGGAGGGCCACAATACCAGCAGCGTTAAGGATAGCCATACCAATAAGCTCATCCATGACCCATCCGTAATGGAAGTCTTCAACCTTGTTATTTTCCTCCACATCCAGTGAGTACATAACCGGCATAACTCCCAGGAATTCAGGAGCGGGTGTAAGGTACATTGTGCCAGCAGGAATGATTGGGGATTTACCAATCTGGAATTCACCGAAAGTGGTGATAGTTTCACCAGCAACAACATTATCTTTGAATGCCCAACCAGTTTGGTTGATTTCCCAGCGGTAGAAGTCACGGTAATCACGGGTATTACACAGAATACGGGAAGAATCCAGCTGACGGGTATCCGGGATAGAAACAGCGGAGTACAGATCGTTAGCGGTAATGTAGTCGGAAGCGATGGTAATTTCGTTCGGCAAAGCACCACCAGTACGAGCATCCGGGTTGTTAGCCTGGAACTGCGAAATAGCACCTTCCAACAGAGTAACAAGGCGCGAGTCTTCAAGCTTCATAATAGCTTCTTTAGACTCTTCCTGAGCATACTCAACGACGTTTGCGCGGGCCATCCACACATCTTCTTTACGAACCTTCGGGAAAGCAGCAATTCGGAACAGGTCAACCTGCACACGCTTTGCCTCAAACATCTTGACCTTTACTTCACCATCAGTGGAATGCAGGATATAAGCCTGGCCCCACTGGTCAAGAACGTCGTACTGAACCGGAACACCTGGCTCCAAAGCATCTTCAAGAAGAACGTTGCGAACAATACCCTGATAACGCAACTTCAGTTGGATAGGCCCAATCATGGATTTCCCGATCTTCAGAACACCGGACCCATTCGCGTACATCTTCTTCAGAGCATTGGATTTCTCGGAAGCGGTGAGTTTACGGCCACCCATGCGCTTGTAAGCAGCGGCAATTTCGTTAGCGTAGTCCTGGCTGGACTTTGCAAAACGCATCAAACCTTCAGTCATGAAACTAAAATCCTTTTTCTAAAATAGTTAACTGTTTACTTATTGCTTACTTTTGATTAGGAAACACCCAGACGAACGACAATGCGGTTCGTGCTGATAACGTCAATCAGCTCTGCCACAGCGTTTTCTTTGGTAGCACCCGTCGTGGTAAGACGGCCCTCATCATTAGCAGTCAGATACTGCTTGGAACCATCCTCTTTCAGAGTGTAGGAAGCCGTGGTGTCGAAAGCCGGGGCAAGAATCTCAAACAGAGAATCATTTCCACCAACCCAAACAGAGAACATGTTAGAACCAGTGCCGCTCACTTCATCAATACGCATCTTAGGAGCAACAAACAAAGCGGAAAGACCGAAAGCCTTAGCAGTGCCCTTAACAGCACCAGTAAGGGGAGCAAAAACTTCACCCTTCTTACGGTACATAACAGTACCCGGAAGAATATCAACAGTGGGGTTCTTCAGGAACTCTGGATCAAGGAAACCAGCGTAAGGGGTAGCCTGAGTGGTAGCGTAAAGCGGGGCCAGTGTACGCTGCTGATTCGGATTAGTAACTGGGGGCATAAACATATTAATTGTATCCTCTCATTCAAATATTAATTACTATTTAGATGAAAACCATGTGATCGGGGATAGTGAAATTGCTGGAATTACCACTAAACCGCATATTAGGCTTAGACGGTGCACTAGCCTTCTTCACTACACGAGCTTCAGCCTGCTTTTTCGGCATGGCTTCAAGCGCGCGGATTTGGGTTTCAACAAACAACGCAGATTCTTTCGCAAGGGAAACAGCAAGTTCCCACTTGGAACCGGAAGCCAGACCATGATCAATCTGAAGTTCAGCCAGTTTCAGGGCATCAAGTTCAGATGCGGTCTTCAGTGGCTCATCACCAGGGGCCATAGTCACATCAGTTTCCTCTTGGAATTCCTTGATGTCTTCACCATTGTTGTGATCAAACTCAGTTCCCGTGGGGTGTGCGGTCACATCGTCATGCTGAACCGGGGCGGTAACATCAACACTAGGGGCCTCTGGGACATCATCAAGGGGGCTAGCCTGCTTCTTAAAAGCGGCCTTCAGGCGCTTGTTAGCAATACGTTCCTTGCGTAAAGCAGCCTTAACTTCCTTAAGTTCATCTTCAAGAATGGCAATTTCTTCCTGAAGCTCTGCAACCTCAGCGGAAGCGTCCTGAACATCCTCAACAAGCTCATCTACAACGGCATCCGGGACTTCACCAGTGAACTCACCAGCAGAAAGACCCTCATCCTCAGTGGAAGCAGTGTGGGAATCATCGTCAGAATCGTCACTGTGATCATAAACCTCGTATGCCTCATCAAGGGCATCCTTGGCTTCATCCTCAGTGTCTTCCTTGTGGGAATCACTATCAGTTGAGTCATCGGAAGCATGATATTCAATCAAAGCATCTTCCTGGGATTGAACATCTTCAAGAACACCGTCCTCAAATGGTTCAGCTACAGGGGTATCAGCGATGAAAGCATCTTCCTGATTGTAAAAATCACTCATATTTTCAACCTCGCTTTTTGTTTCTTCACTAATTACATCTTTATGATTAACATCATGAAGTGCTTCAAATGCGGAAAAGATCGACTTGGAAACATCACGGGCAACAAGATTTTCAGGAATAGTGAATTCCTTTTCACCTCGTTTTGTTGCCAAAGTAATCTTACCGGATTCAATTTTAATACTGATGTGCTCTATTGCCTGATTCATTTGGATAGTAGGCGCTTCATTCGTGAGAAAAAGTGCTTGCTCCTCTGTAGTTCCTCCGACAATCTGAATAAACTCACCGGTAACTGAATCAACTGCCTGGTGGTTAACAGTATCGTAAATGATATTTGCTGACGGGTGCTTAATCATACCAGGTTCTACATCAAACCAAAAGTAAACGAACTTAAGTTCTTCACCCAAATCAAGTTTAGCTACCTTAGTTGTCACCAGCCGTACCTTTCTTCATGAAGTTTAGGGAATTTAAAAGTGATGTATTCAAGCTTTTTCTCAAAAGGAAGTTTTTCAGGCACAAGGAACTGATTACCCTCATGGTCGGAAATAACAATATCCCTGTTGACCAAAGCAACCTGAAAAGTAATGCCGTCACCACGCGGAGAAAAACAGAATGATTCGCTAACAATTTCCGGGTTAAGTGGATAGTAATTCTCTATGTACCGGTAAATTGTGTAAAAATCATCAATGTTATCCAGTTCTTGTTTCTCTTCCTCAGAAATCTCCTCAGAGAATTCATCAGATGCCGTAACAACTTTTGAGATCAAAGCAGTCTCATCAGCGGGGTCAAAAACATAAGACAACTCAAAGAAACCCAAATCATAGCAAGTCTCATAGACAAGCTTGCCGTTAATCTTAGTTCCCTTGTAATTCAAAACATGATCGCACATGTCAAAAACGTTGCTCGACTCATTGCCGCAAATGGAACAAACAGAACGGCGGGCTTCACACCCCATAGAAACAGAGTCTAATCCACCTTCAATGAGTTCTTTTGCAAGCAAAGGGAATTTCTCTGCATCGACTTCCTGAATGACTTCGATGTACTTATCTTTACCGTCTTCAACAAAACGACAAGCAACAACAACGCCACGGGCTTTCGTGGGGTCATCATTAACATGGTTAACGAAAACAGGCTTGCCTAAAAAGGTTTTGTAAGCCTTTTTAAGTTCACTAGACGGCCACGCATCAAAGTTCTGGTTCACTCGGGAAGAAATAGCCCGTGTTGTCGTGTAAATCTTACCCGGGGTAGGTTGCCAACCAGGTAGAAGATCAAATCCATCTAGGTCAATGGAGCCAACGTTAGATACTTTGTGTTTGGAAACAATATTCTTATCGGACATAATGGGTACCGTCCAGCCAGAGACGTGAAAGAATCTCTTCATCAGAGTTAGCTTCATTAATGAGCTGCATTTGCTCTGCACGGGTGAATTTACGGCCAGCTTCTTTGCTATGACTATGTTCATCCACTGGAACTACATCACTACCCAAATCCTCTAGAATATCCTCCATTTTACGCATGAAGCCAAATCCAGCTGACTGGTTAGATACACCAATTGGGGCTGGTCCAGAGCCGGAGAACGGCTGATGCTGCAATGCATCATCCAATTCAATTTCATCAGGGTAGTTAGCCTCATGGCCATTAATCAGAATAGTAGAAGTCTCTTCACCCTCACCAAACTCATCAAGGTCTTCCACCCAATGATCATCCTGTTCCTCAATGTAGTTAACATCAAGTGAAGCGGGCTTCTGGTAGTACGGGCGAACGTCACGCTTACGCTTACGGTTTTTCTGAATATCCTTATTGGTATCCAGTTTCTGAAGCTTTTGCAGCTCTAAATAAGCGGCGTAAGCATGAGAGCAAAGACGGCCAACATAAGTGTGTTTACGAACAAAAGCATGTTTACCCCACTCGCAAGTGCAAGACCACTCTGTAACATTCCCAGCTCCAATGACTGCACCACCACGAACCACAACAGTAGAATATGTACCGTTGTCACCGGTAACATTGGCAAAAATAGCTCTAGGTGTGACCTCGATAGGAGCGACTTTAGATTCACGGCGCAACCTCGCAGCTTTAGCCTGAACATCTTTCCAAGCTGCCTCGCGGAACTCTTCATTTTGTTCACAAAGCTCAATAAAAGCTGCAACCTTCGGGTTAACGTTTCCTGCATGGCTAAAATGAAATTCCTCTACAAAACCTTCCGGGTCACGCAGCATCTTACCCTTATCACTGTCAGGGTCTATCTTCTCTTCAGTTTCAATCTCAATATCAAGCGGGCGTGACGGCTCTAAACGCTCCTCATTAACCTCTACATCTTCTTCATCAGGAACGATGGTAGAGAATCCCCAAAAATCATCAGTTTCAGGCTCAACTGTGTAGGGAAGCTCGTGCTCTGGATTCGGTTTTGGCTCGGAAATTTCTTCATCGTTAAACCCAATGGGCATATCGCTAGCCGCAATCCAGGTTTTAAAACCAGGGCCAGACACCAGGTAACTAACATGGCGGCCAGAATCATCTTTTTCTAAAACGAATCCTTCACCATATTGAGTGAGTACTTTTTGCATGAAAAACTCCTTATATTTTCTACCTATTAATGGCTTAAATATAAGGAGTTTAAGTGTTTCTGTCTACTGAATTTCCGAAAGAATTTCCTCTAATTCCTCAAAGGTGATTCCATAGTCGGACTTCCAATTTTCATTGCCGTCGTATTTAGCATCAAGATACTCATCATATTCAATATCGCTGAATGGACGGTTAGCCTTCATCATAATGAAATTGATCAAAGACTGGTCAATACTTGAAGTTTTTGGCATCTCAAAACGCATTTCGTCTGACTCCATCGCTCGCATAGCATCGCCTGGACCATAGTCGGAACCACCATTAGAGATATCGGGACGGCCTTTTTGTGGCCCATCTTGCGGCGTAGTAGACGGCCTCCCACCACGGTTAACAAAATCCATTGTCTCAGCCGGATTGATACCTTGTGCCTCTTGGCTATTCATCATCTCGCGCTGGTACTCCATTTGCTTAATTTGCATCATGGACTGTTCAGACTGCATAAAGTACGCGGCAAGTTCGGGGGGAACAGGAAGACCTTTTTCTTTAATAGCCTCCAAAGCCCTCTTCTTTGCCGTAGCCTCACTCAGATACTTTTTGACTGTTTCCTCAAAAATGGAATCCTGTTCTTCATCCATGTCAACGGGAAGATTAACAGCAAGCGCTTTGTCGGAAATAGGAACCCCGGCTGCTTTGAGTTGTAACAGGAATTGACGCTCTTGTGCTTCATCACGCAGATTAAGGGTAGCAAAACGTACTTCAGGGATAAGAAGAACGTATTCCTGAACCTCTTCAATTTCACCGGTTTCAGGATTCTTCCTCAAAACACTTTCAGTGATGTATTGTTTCTGTCCATCAACTTCTTCATAGTCATAGTGTCCTTGAACTTCCGCAACAATCTTCATGCGCTTCTTCATATGGGTTTTAATATGTTGCTGAAAATTAGTCATCATTTGCGTGACAAATTCCCGGTTCAAAGCACTAGAAGCATAGGGGCCACCGGAAGAACCAGAAATAAGCGACTCGCCAATACCCCATGCCTGCAAAAGTTTCTTAGTAATACGCTCAAAATCTTGATCAAAACGCGGAACAGACTCACGACCAAAAACAGATTTAATATCAAAACCAAAGTGATGAATGAGCATCCTAAAATCGGCTGCGAGCGCCTGCTGCATCAAATCTCTAACGTTATTTAGCTCTTCCTGAGTAGGAACCCACGGTACACCAGTACCATCAATATCCTTAATTCCCAAATTGCCAAGGATAAACGGAGAGTAAAGACGGTCTGCAACAGCATCCTGTGCGGCGTTAAGCGACTCTTCCAACATGAGTGTTTGGAAAGACCTAAGCATATGTGGAGTACCCCGCAAATCCCACGGACTAATCTTATTAGCCATACGGGAAACCAAATCAGGGGACAATTCCAAACCATCACCAGAAGTTGCAGCATCAATAATTTCCGGGTAGAAATGCTCCAACATCTTCATTTGCTCTTGCTTGTCTTTACGAACCTTAGTTGAAGTTTCAAGACTGTTAGACTTCAGGTCTTCAACTATAGGGGAAACATCAAGCAAAACCTGCTCATCTGAAGAAAAATGCGACCGGGAAACAATAACATTATCCGGGTTTAGAATCTCTTCACTTTCCCAAACACCATTTACTTCATCAAAGTGCCCTAGAATAGTGCACTCCCCAGAAATAAAGAACTCTTTACCAATTTCTTTGAGGAAATTTTCGTAATTGAGTTTTTCCGGGCCCATGAACATATCACGGTAAAACTCCGCAATATCATCATCTTTACACACAAACTCTAGACCGGCGGTAGGGAACGTTGAATAAATATCCACAAGCAACGGCACAAGATCGTGGGTGGCGTAAAACATGCGCGCCCAATAACGAATCTTTTTAAGCTCTTCCGGGTCTTCAAAATTAAACGGAATATTCTTGTCTTTGAGTGAAGAAAGTGGTTCCCTTACCTTTGGGAGTGCAATCTGCATATTTGTTGAAGACAATTTGGTAACCGTGCTGTTATTTTGTGTGTTAGCAACTTTTTGTTTGTTGTTAACAGTATTCTTAACTCGGTTGTACCGGCGGCGTTTACTTGTGGACCTTTTGGACATTAATCAATCAACTCCGACTTAACAGAAACATGCTCACCATTAACAAAAATCTTATATGAGTTTGTTTCTAATTCAAAGCCAGAAACAATCCCCTCAAAATTAGCTCGACCATTCTCATGGTAAACAGTAACCAAAGAGCCAAGCTGGTGATACACTTTGCTCATAAAAAAAGCATTATTCGACTTATCTGTTGACGTATCAGGATTTGCGGAACAGACACGGCAAAAACCCGACTTAACGTCAGGGTCATAAAAAACTATTTCCCTACTGCTGCAATTGTAGCATTCAGCCTTCATTTTCCCTCAGAAAACACTAATCGACAATAGTGTTTCTTACCGGAACTTCCCTAGCAACGAAAACACTATTGCCTTGCGAACTAATTTCATAAGCGTTCCAGATTTTACCACACCTGCATGTAGAAAACGATGGAACATTAAGAACACTACCACAATCACACTCGAAAGCCAATTTCTTCTTAGAAAGAAAAGCATTTTGGTGGCGGTCAAAAACCCAACCGCTCGACGCGATTTTAAGTTCAGTGTTCACAAATGAAGTGAAGATTTCACCACATGAGTTATTAATCTCAACCAAACCATCATAAATTGACTGGGTTAACTCATTCCAGGGGAGGTTACTTTCTTCAACAAAGTCTTCAAAGGACGCTGGATCATTGGTGTTTTTCCCGAACATTTCACAATACTTGATGAATTCGTAAACGATATCGTCACGAACACCCGGGTCATTATCAATATGACCAATAAATTCCTTTTTAAGAGCGGACTTAAGTGGGGCTGTGTTTTCAACACCAAAGTTAGCTATGCAAATCTGTTCAAGTTCTTTTCCAACCAAATCAATACGCCGGTGGAAATCAAACTCATTGGTTGCCAGTGCAAGGAAGCTACCGAAACATTCTTTTGCCTCATTGAGGGCCTGTTTAAAAACAGCCTCATTGGCTTCAATCTTGTCCTGAGTTTGAGATGCCTCAACCAGGCCGTAATCAAACAGTGAAAAACTCAATGCCCAATCCTTTTCATATTAAACACCTTCTTCATCTATTGTCACCTTTAAGTTTGCTTTATCAATAGACAAAGACTCAAAAGTATGATTCCAATTTTGAGAATTGGTCTCGCAATTTTGAAGCTCAATTATTAATTTTAAATTAGCTTGCCGCAACTCTTTGATAGTTTCCATAGCCTCATTGAGTTGTTCCTTGAAATCGTTTAGAGTTGCTAGGTAAAGAGCTTTCCGGTTTTCTGTCTCTTCCTTATAGAAAGACTCTTGCCGATCAAGACGTGCCTCATAATCTTCCGCTTGATCATCAATTTGCTTTTTAAGCATGATAATGACATTTTCGGCGGCTGATTGGTTGTCTAGCTTTAACTCCCGCGAGAACTCGTGCCGTGTTTTCCTCCAACCTTGCCAAGCCTCAATGGTTTTTGGAATAACAATCGCGCCACCACCGGTGCAGAAAGCCAACAGAGCATAATCCCAGACACTGTTAGCCTGTGGTGTAGGAACTTGCACCGTCGATTGAGCGAGAATCAGAGCTATTTCCAACACAGTTCACCTCCAAAGCGGACAATCATTTTTGTGATTTGAATCCATATTTGTTAGTAGGTGGAGTGAACTACTGAATGTATATAAATTTCTTTGTCTCTTTTATTACAGAGTCCAAATCATATAACTCCCCCGGTGGGCCAAAAAGTGTTAACGCCCGGTGTTCTATCTCTTTTGATGGGTCAAGATGTTTTGATTCCGGGAAGTCTTTCATGTCAGAAAGAATAGCCCATGCCACGTGGTTCTTTATTTTGTCACGTGACGTTTTAGAGACTTCCGCAACATAAGGGTGCTCAGTGTAATATTTGTCTAAATCGGAAATAATTTTGTCACTCAAAGTTCTCTCCAAATTATTTTGGGAAACAGACCTTGCGAGAACGGCGTAGTTAATTCTATTTCCGATAGGAAAACACCGGTTACTAGCAGCCGTCATATAACAATTCCAACTACGTTCACCAAACATCTTACGTTTTAAACTTTCTAAGGATTAATTAATTTTTACCCTCTCACATATTCTTGTAATCCAAGCGCATATATAGCCAAAGTTGCATCCTCTAGAGTAGGAGCAAAAGAAAAAATCGCGCGCACAGCCTTACGGCAAGTACCTGGGTCAGTTTCTTGAACATCCTCAACCGTGCGCATCCAACCAGCTCTATCTAAGAATGCCATAAGAAAAACCTCCATATTGTAAGTGATAAAAACACAATACAATATGAATAAAAAGTTTTCAACTAAAAACCACGACCACGACCGGAAGAGCCACGATAAGAATTACGTTGAGCATACATATTAGTTGGAGTAACAAAAGAATCCAGTTTTCGGGAAAAATTCTGAATACCAATACCGGTCTTCTCAGCAAGAACAGAATTACTTTGACCAAACGCCGGAACAATATCCATAACAGACTTATCCCATTTATCCAAACTATCCTGAAGCAAATCAACAGTTACTTCCATCAAAGTATCGGCAAGGTCTTTCTTAGTAATAGGACCAAATTCAGGCTTAACAACCTTACCGTTCTTTTCGGACAAAAACTTCAATTCAAGCTCAAGAAGCGAACCCTCATTACCTTCCCACAAATCATCCTTATACGAATGAACCCAGCCAAGATTAAGCGCTGATTTAAAATTCTCCGCGCGCTTACGGTTTGAACTATCAGAGAACGTGACTTCACCAATTTGTATATGCGGGTATTTCTTCTTCAACATGGAAATAAAAGCGGCTGAATTCCACTGGTCGGAAGTAAACTTAGCAGTAGACGGAAACCTATCAAGAATATCCTGCAAATCATCAAAAACAGAAACATAATCAATAGTTTTATCTGGGAAATCTTCCGCGCGCCACACGTGCAAGTAATCCACAATAACATGTGGCCAATAATAACCACTATCATCTGGCTCTGGCGGATTCTCCAAATGAGCAATACATAGAGCAAAGTCAGCGTTAGTGGACGCGGGGTCAATGTGAATACGGTAAGATTTACCAATTTCGCCGTTTGTTTGAGCCTCTAGCGTACGACCACCCCAGAACGGCAAAAACATTTGATCAACTTTTTCAGGGTTAAGATAAGCATCAATAACCGACGCGAATTGCGCCCGTCGCTCAACCTTAAATTTTTCCGGGTTAGAAGCCTCCAAAACCAACATACGCTTACCCTCGGGTGTAACATTATCAGGCTCATACTGAATAGGCTTATCCTTCTTAATCCCAGTAAGCTCAAAAGACTTTTGATAATCCTTGTAAGGCTCCCACGACGGCAATTGGAAGATAAGCATTTCCGGGTTAGCAAGAATCTTCTTCATGCCCTCTTCAGCGGAAATGAATGCCTCTTCCTCCGACAATTCACCCAACTTAAGCCCGTGCTTACGGTTGTATTCGTCTAGAGTTTCGCAACCAGAAACATAAAGGTCATAGAACTTACCAACTTTAGACCACGGTGAAGACGGCATGTATGTAAAACCATGTTTTCCGAACTGGTCAAGTGCGGGCTGGTAACCATCATAAACCTCTTCAGATGTACGAACAGAACCTGTGCCAGACAACATGTGTGCGAACTCATCATAGAAGTTGGCGAACGTGGTAGACCCACGACCAGACGCGCTGTTTGATGAAGCAGCAACAACCTTCAAAGAAGCAATCTCACGATCAACCGGAACACCACTCTTTTTCAGTCGCAAAATACGACGCTCATCAGCCGGTGTGCGCAAAGTAATAATGGAATCCAGTGAGCTAGAGATAGCCGGTTGTAAATACTCACACCGCTCAATAGTCTGCCTAATATCAGCAAATTGAAATCGTTTAGCCTGCGTTTGGGTGGTAGCGATACAGTTAACATAGCCATCTTTACCATCAGGCAAACCAAAATGTTTCTGCCAGTCATCAAGCGAGTACATGTAGGCAAGATGCTCTGCGCCACAAATACCACCAATCATACCCTTACCAGCACGACGGCCCATAACGGCCTGAACATGCGGGAAACAACGATAACCATGCTGCTTAAGGTACTCTACACGCTCCCAAATATCCTTTTGCACACCAATAGGCTGTGTAGGGTCTGCAAAAGATTCAGCCCACCTTGAAATAACTTCAACATCGTATGCTGTCATATTTTCTGTTTCCAAATAAATAAGCTTAAGCATAGTCTGTTGACGCGGATACAATTCAATGCCGCAAAAACTTTTATGGGTGGCAAAATCAACGATTGAATCCCACGGTGCCCCTGTATTGAGAATATTCTTCATTGAAGAAAAAGGGTCAAAACCAGAAACAGGTGCAGAAACTTTTTTCGCCATAATAGTTTTAATCCTACATGTTAGTTAGTGAGTAAACAAATAAAAAAAAATACCTGTCTACCTTTTAAAAGTAAACAAGTATTTTTATTGTAGATAAAACTACAGACTCTTAATCCGATCAAGAGCAGCCTTAGTGATACGATCGCGCATCTCATCACTCAGACGGGTAGCAATCTCATCAACAGTAAGCTGGTGGCTAGGGGCCTTCTCAGGATCCGCGTGCTCATGGCCAGGGTCGCGCATAGCTTCAGTGCGCTCATTAAGGAAACGCTCTGCCTCACGCTCGATAGACTCCAGTTGGGAAGCAGAAAGACCATTCTTAGTTTTGTACACACCAAAAACAGTAGCCAGACCGAACAGGACCAGGACTGCGAACTGTGCCCACTTAGGCAGGTCCATACCCATCACAGCAGCCTGCGAAATAATAACAGAAACCACACCAACAGTTGCGGTCACAGTGTTGGCAATTTTCCGGTACCAGGGCTGTGCCTGATATTTATCCCAAAAGAACTGTCCAATGAAATCCATGCTCATCACAATGGCCTTGGAATTTACACCATTAGGCATTTTATTACTGTCCCTTCTTGATAGCCTCAGTGAGGCCCTGGATAGAGATGTTGATGTTCTTTAGTTCATTCAGAACATCTTTCTGAAGAAGAAGAATGGCCTCGGAATTAACACGAGCGTTGTAAGCATGGTCATCCGCATTAAGAATGAACTTCTTCAACGGTGCTCGGTATTCCGGGTTACCGTTTGCCTCAAAAACTTCATCAAGTGCTGACATTAAATCATCGTCCTCATCATTAGACACGGCAACAGTGCTGCCATTAATAATTTGCCTCACATATTCAATCACGATATCCCACGGGAAGTTAGGTCCGGGGTCGGTATGGTCGGTTTCGTGCCATGCTTGCGCGGCATCACCATGACCAGCAATGCCACGAACAAGGCCACGAACTTCATCTGCGTTAATTTTGCGCGGTTCTATATTGTACCGTACACACCAGTCAGCAAGAATACGGGCAACTGAACGCAATTGAGCATCACGCGCTAGCCACTGGTCACGGGAATCAGCAGAATACCCACAGCAAGACACATGCAAGCCAATACGGTTAGCAGTCCATCCAGCAGACCACGTGATGTAATCGTCATCATTGGAACGGACGGTTTTACCGTCACCACCAACAAGAATGTGATACGAACCCGTGTTAGAAGTGTCCTGCCAACGGGAAACATTCAACGGGTCACGGTCAGACGGATTTTCAACAGTGTGCACAAAAGCCTGAACAATCGTGCTCTTATCACGCCACCCGGAATCATTGTCACCTAGATCATCAATATCAGCTTGGAACTGATTACCTGTCAAAACGAATTCACCCCTCGGTTTATCAGCAACAGGAGCAGGTTTAGCACCCACAGGATTTTGGCCCCACTCAGGGGACAGAACATCACTCACGTCAACGGTTATTCCATCGATTTTCGGGCCGGGGTTGCTAGGTGTGTCAACTACTCGCTGGAACAGAACAACGCCGTCTGTGATTGTATTCGGGGTTGACCAGGCTTTAGTTTGCCATGCCCAATACTTCCCGCGTATCGGAGATTCACCAACAACACCATCTTCAATGGCCCATGAACAAACACGAGAATGCCCATAAATGCCTACACGCTCTTTACCAATAGCGTCACACGCACCACGGAAATAATCAACGCCAAAACTATTCCACTCATCAAGCGTAATGTTGAAGTCAACAGCGAAATAACACGGCTGTGGCTTAGCACCTAGAGCCTCGATGCGTTTTGCAGCCTCGGAAGCATCAGAGAGACCACCCTGATATCCACGACGAACATCAGAATTATGATCCTTGCCATATTGCCACACAAAAGCAATTTCAAGCCCATTGTGCCAATAGTCAAAAGCTTCTTCACTACGAATAGGCTTGCCACGCATAGTGGACAATCGGGCATCCGAAATGTAACGAACGGCACCAATATGACCGGCGTTTTTCACTGATTGAGCCGCAATAGGTGCGGCGGAATAATCAACTACTGTTGCCATAAATCACCTTCTAAAATAATTTTGTTCAACTATTTAAAACGCCGGGTATTCGGTACAAATCATGTTGTACCAAACAAGTCCGAGATCAACATCATCAGCATTTACCCAAACACTTGCGTAAACTTTTCCAGTGTAAACTTGTGGGTTTACTGGTTGTATCGGGAAAAACCCTTCACGCGGAGCATTATTGTTTGACCAACAAGAAGCAACAACATTCGTATCATTGTCATTGTATCCTTGTTTTTCGCTAAGAAGAATATGAACAGATGCGTATGAGCTAGCGCTTTTTGTTAGCTGCATAGTTCCCTCAAATATAAGCAAGTTAGGCCGGTGAGTTGCAGGTATCTCCCACTCATAAATCTTGTGCTTATTCCCCTTGCTATAGGTCTTTTTCGGCATTGCACTTCCGCTAAGTGTGTGAAGACGTGGAAAGTTACCGTCCACCATGTTAATTGAATTAAAGTCAACCTGGCTATTAGCGTTTAGTGGAACAATGCTGCCTTGCTTTTTCCAGTTAACATTGTTGTTGAATTTAGCTATTCTTTCTTTTGCTAAATCAAAACCCCTTTTATCAACAAGTTCCCTGGTTTTGTTGTAGAAAGAAGACCTGCGCTCCTTATTAACAAGACGGGAATCAACATATTCCTTGACTTCTTTTTGGTCAATTTTAGGAACAACACGGCCATTAACATAGGAAAGCGTCGCAGGTGATCCTTTATCACTCGCGGATTGAATTCCAACATATCTTAATCCAGCCATTTTATCACGCCCTCATTGGTGTAATAGCGAACTTAACAAAATTTTCCCCATTACCGGAAATACCGGCTGCACCATCAAAACCATTAAGAAATTGCGCTTTCAATTTAAGCTTTTGAGTATTAGGGTTAGATGGGTCAATGTAAACCCTCAATGCAGCCGCGCCAAATATATAACGCATACTAGATGCTTCTCTGAAAGCGACACCGATAGAGTAATCAGTCCAATGAGTAGTTTCATTGGGGTAAAAATCAGCGTAAAATTGAATAGCTTTATAAGTATCTACTTTAGCAACCCATTTACAATGAAGCGCAAAGTTATTGAAAAGCTTAAAACGAGTTAAATCAATCTCTGTCACATCAACATGGGATTGATTTCCAGGGTCTTTGAATCCAATGTAAGAACTCTCCCATGTGTTTGGATAGATGCCAGAGAAATTATCTTGCGACGGGAAATTAACGCGAGAAATAGCGCCACGGTCCATTGTCAGAAAAGACTTGGACTTAGCGGCATAGTTTAGCCTAAAAGGAGCAAGCCATTCTTCACCACGCAAATCCTCAGCAGCGGAATCAACTTCAGACTTTTTAATAAAATCAGCGGTCTGTTGCTTAGCGTAATCAAGCGGAGTTGGGTTAGAGCCTTTTGCGGACAAAAGATTATTCGCCATTTCTAAGCTCATCACTTCATCTTGTGACGATGGCTCGGGTCCACGGTAAATCATTAGAAAGTGTCTCCCTCTGGAACTAGAATGGCCAATAAACGCCCGCCAGTAGTTTTAGCGTTAAAATGAGCACCAATAACATTCCTACGAATAGTTATTTTCTCGCCAGAATTAACTATATATTCATGGTTAACTTGCGGAAAACGCATAACCTTATAACCACTTCCACCAGGGGTCTCATTCACACAAACAGTCTTAAAGTCATTATCCCCGTGTTTTGCTTCAAGATAAATAGTCAACTGATAGCCAAGGCGTGATTCAAACGTCATGAAAGACCAAATCAGCAGCTTATACCGATTCATGTAATAACCATTGTCAGCGGAGGGACGGGGTGCAACAATGGAAAATTCAATATCCTTAATTCCAACGACCTCAGTTGCGGGCCTAAATTCAGGCCACTTCTCATTGATCATGGAAACAAGAGCATATGAAGCGTTTTTAGGTGGCTGGTAACCAAAATCACGGTTAGTAAAAACACCATCAGCGGGCATAACAGCTAGTTTTGTCCCCACGTCTTGCGCGTGCCAGTATTTCTCAACTTCACTGTTAAGGCGCGAGTACGTCATTTTACCCTGTAAAGCCTTATCGACTTCACTTGATGTAACCGTGTTGTTGGCGATATAAGCACCAGCATCACTGAACTGTTTTTCTGTGCTGGTAAAACTATTAGCCAGTTGATCAACAGTCTTCCCGCTAACAATATATTCCCTCGATTTTTCATCAGAAATAGAGTTAGGCCCAACTATTTTTAATTCAGCCATCAAAATCACCCCATAACCACAACAGTGTATTGGTTACGAGCAGGAGCATTGGCAAAATCAAGGCTCAAAGTAGTATTGCTCATCGCCGTAGCTCCAACAAGAACAGCATTACGTTGGCTATCAAAAACCTGATAAATAACATCAGTGGTATTCAGGTTATGAACAATACGGGCTTGCCGGTTACCCTCTGGAACAACACCGGTGTACTTCCGTACAGACGTACTCGCTTGCAGGGTTAGTGAACCATCAGGGGAGAAAGTCAACCCCTGGCCAGCTTTAACACTGATAGTCCCTGCGTTGTTCGACAAACCACTGCCAGTAGAAATCTTTCCAGAGCCACCACCAGCGAAAATCTTAGACCAGCTGTTAACTCCATTAGCAACATTGTTGACAACAGCCTTGCCGGAAAAACGCCACAAAGTACCACCATTGGCCGTACCCTCAGAAACAGCCACAATAGCATTAGGCCGGTATGAAGAAAACTCACTCTGCGTTGGCCTCACCCACTGAGTGGCAGCAACAACCCAGAAACCATTTTCACTAGAAACGTTTTGTGTGGAAAGAAGAACAACATCGCCTGCACGGGTCTGAATACCATCGATAGTCTTTAGGCCAGTAAGTCCCGTAACACCAACGTGTGAGGCAACCCGAACACTACCAATGAACACAGGCTTGGCCTCGGAAGCCGCTACAGCATCACTAATAATCTGTTCCAGACCATCCCTGGCAGTGTTCCAGCCATTAATTTCCTCAATGCTTAGAGTAACTTCACCAGTTTTACCATTAACACTATTTACACTGGTTTTCTTGTTGGAAACACCGGAAGCTAACTTAACCCATGTAGCATTGTCGGTATTAAACCAATATGTTCCCTCATCCTCACCGGATTTAATTACGCCAATAGCTCCCTTATACAAACTGGTTTTAGGTAGCGCGGAAACACTAGTGGCCTCATGTAAAGACGGGTATTGATTATAATTTACTGAAGCAGGAGAAATTTTACCAGACTGATCAAACTCTATCTTCGACGAAACAACAGAATTTATCTTGCCGGAAACAAAATCATCAATATTAGAAATTTTGTCAGTGGTAATAGGGTCAAGTTGATCAGGGGAAACCTTAAACCCATCCGTGTTTATTTTGCCATCCAAAGCACGGGACAAACCATTGATTTTAGTCATCGGCAAATTAGGGATATTAGACTCAGCTACTTTGCCAAAAACCAAATCAACCTTATTATTCACTCGCTCTTCAAGACGTGAAAGACCATTAATATCCCGCATCTCATGCGTGTGGGAAGAAGCTGCTTTCCCTGCCAAAGCATTCGACAGTCCATTGATATCAGCCATGTTGTGTTGATGAACAGCATCAGCCTTATTAGACAGTGTTGCAGAAAGACCAACAATTTCACCCTGAGAATGCGTGTGGCCGGTATTAGATTTCTTGGCTAACTCAGCGTCCACATATGCCTTATTAACCGCGTCATCGTCCCCTGAAGCTGTCTGAGGCAAAGAGATATTACCGTCAGCATTCCTCTTCACAACAGCGTTGGAAATAACTTCGGAAGAAGCAGCATCGTTAGAAACATACCCAGACAGCTTATCATTAAGTGCTTTAGGTTGAATCGCGGTAGAAGCCAAAGTAAGAAGCGCGTTGACTTCATTTGATAGGGCCGTTGTCTGCCAACCACCAACAGGGGCGGAAGTTTGTGAATACAGTACGCGGATACGGTCAAGCAGTTGCGTGACCATTTCCTTGTGTTCTGTAGTCAATTCAATATTATCAGCCATTAGATTACCTCAGTCTTCTTGAAGATATTCATAGGATAAGTAATGGTCCCGGAATAAATTTCATTTGCAACCGCACCTAGAACAACAACTTCACCATTTGTTCTCACAATGAAGCGCTTAAAGCTATTCCACGAATATACAGCGCCAACAATTTCCTGCGACGGGATAGCGACGTGTCCATTCCATTCTTTATTATTAAACTTAGCGATGGTCATATCACCAGTTTGTGTGAAACACAAGCGGTTAGCGTTAATGGTCATCATCCCAGCCTTAATTGAAACATAAAGCTTAGGGTTTTCACTCATCTTTAATGCGCCGCCACTGATTCCCATGTCAAGGAAAACTTCATCTTTAGGGCCTTTTGAAAGGGTATCAGCCTGAATCTTAGTAACTACATACTCTTCTTTAAGCTTCTCGTGCTTTTTCTTAAGATCATCAAGGCTAATGGTTAACCCGGAAATTTCCCTATTAGCGTCCTCAATGCGCTTAACAAGATCATTGTTAACACGGCTGATTGTTTGCCTATTCCAATCCGAATACCCAAAGGAATCAGCTGCCCACGCGGCATTAATATCCAAAACCCAATCAGATGGGGCATCATCATAAGGATTCTGTGCCGGGTTACGTGGGTCACCAGAATCAACAAAACGATCATCAGTCAAACCCAAGTGGCCGAAATTATATTTAGCCATTTCCTGAATGATATTCACAAAGTTAGTGCGGTCAACATTGTGAATCAAAGCCCAGAACTTATGAGCAGGATACTTATAGCAGTAATCCGGCATAATGGTGTAATTGTCGCCAGGCTTAAGGAACTTATGGGCAAAATTTTCAAAAATCATGAAAACATCACCCGCCTCCATCATTTCTTCCCGGGTATTAGCACCCGGATTCAAAACAACAGTGAACTTCTTCCCAAACTTGGCTTTAATCTTCTTATAGAGTTCCAAGTAGTAGCTCATCTTACTAGTCTGGTCACCCCAGCCGTTGACGGCCTCATCAACAAAAACACCATCAACTTTGTACCAGTCAACATATTTCTGCATTTCCGCGAGAAGCTTATCCTGTGACTCAGTGCCCCAACCAGAACGCACATAACCAACGACATGCGAACCGGAAGCATGGGCCTTCTCAGCCTGAATCTGCCAGTCAGAATTAATCTTATCTCCGGGACCGCTGTTCACATTTATGATGCTAATACCAATGTGCGGGTTGTGACGTAGAACCCTATCCCAGTTTTTCTTAGGGCTGATAGTATCCGGGGCATAGTAAGTAGCCAGCGAGATAGTCCTTCGGTTCTTCCATAAAGGTTCTTTCTCAAAATTACCTACTTTGCCGTTTTCTTTTATGTCTGCGATATCGGCAATGCTCTTATTTATTTTCTCATTGAAAGCACCGCTAGCAAGGTCAAATGCAGTCTTCACCTCATCAACTTTTGTTATTTTATTTTCCAAATCTTGTTTAACAGTCTGGATTTTTATATTCATTTGACGGGCAATATTAGCATTTTCTCGCGCGTTCTGATCATAGTTTTTCGCCTGACCATGCATAGTTTTGACTTCATTATACTTAGAAGTCATATCATCAACAGTGGTGTTGAAAGTATTCAGGCTATTGTCAATCGCAGACTTAGTTTGATCAACAGCTGACTTTTGAGAATCAACAGCATCTTTCAGTCGGGAAACTTCCTGACGTTCTGTAGTTACACCGGCGAGAGTTTCCCTGGCCTTAGACAAGGTATTCTCAGCGGCGGATTTTTCCACGTCAAAAGCTTTCTTGGCATTATCAACAGCCAGTTTTTGGTTATCAATCAAAATCTTAGTACCATCAATAGCCTTCTTGGCCGCATCAACATCAGTTTTCATTGATGTAACATCAGATTGTGAAGCCTGTACAGCAGCCAGAGAAGTTTTTACTTCACCCAACTTGCCAGCAACATCTGTTTGAGAAGCTTCAACACTTTCCTTCAAAGAAGAAACATCACGCTTAAGGGTCTCAACACTTGCTTTTGCTTGATTAATCATCCCAAGTGTTTCCTTGGAGGAAGCCAAATCAGCCGCAACAGTATTGCGTTCTTTAGTAACATCAGCCTTAATGGCCTCAATATTCTTGATAAGCTGGTTAATTTCAGTGATTTTCTCACCGGAAGTAGTCTCAAACGCACGCAAACGAGCGATAATATCCTGAAGATACTTCTCTGCAAGTTCTGCCTTGTCGGTAGAGACCTTGGCAGCGGTCAAGGACACGGCAGCAAACTCACGGGCAGCACTAGCCTGTTGTTCCGGGTTTTCAGGCAATGACTGCTCAATAGCCTTTTTAAAGGTAGTTAGATCGTTCTGTGTGACTTTACCTTCAAGCTCTGTTACAAGCCCCTCAATCTGGCTTATAGCTAGCGTTAGGGGGTCACTACCGCCTGCCTTGTGAGTAGCAGCGTGAGCAGTTGGGGTGCGGCTATCGGTAAGACGCGGGTCATTGGTGTTAACCTTGGAATTAAGTGCCGTTCCAAGCCCAACAACTTCAGCCTGACTAATTGGACCACTACGACGGGCACCAATACCCTCAGCGGTGATCATAACGTCACCAGTCTGACCATTCACAGACCAAACATTAGAAAGACGAATAGTAGAACCATTTCCGTCCTTCAGTGCACCTTCTTCATATTTGACAACAATATTATCAAGAGAAGAATAAGGAACTTTGCCGGATTCGTCCTTGTCAACTTTTTTATTTAAAAGTGTATCAATTTTACCCTGAAAATCAGGCAAATCTTCCGTAGTAATGGTGACAGATGAACCAGTCTTATTGTTCACAGCCTGAATGCCGGAAGTCGCAGAAAGTTTCTGCCAGTTACCCTCTGTAGTTGGGGGCATTTCAGCCAAAACATAAGTAGCGCCCGGGGTAATAGCCAAGTCACCTACAGAACCGCCAGTAAGGCCAACAAGACCAGAGCGGTCTGTAATATTGAACACGCGGGTGTATGCAGAATCAGGGAGTTGGTTGTTCGGTACTTTACCATCGACCAAATCAGCTTTCTTGCTCAATGCCGTGTTGGTTCGGGAAGATGCCAAAGACAGATTAGAGATGGCGGTCTGTATGCTTCCGGTTGTTTGTTTCAGGGAAGAAATTTCATCGTCAGCAATCTGCTTGTTGGTATTGATCGTCTCGGAAAGATCATTGCGTAACTGTGACGTTTTATTGTCGATGCTCTCAGACAGAGAAGTGTTGGTAGAATCAATCCTAGAAGAAAGTTCATTACGCAAAGAAGCCGTCTGGTTAGAGACAATGCCAGTGACGTTAGAAATGATGTTGATATCTTTGGAGTCAATGTCTTTCCGCAAGGAAGAAATCTCGGTATTAACCCGGTCATTAGTTGCCAAAGATGAACCAGTACCATCAAGAACATTACCGGAATAATCTAGGCGCGGAACCCAACCTGCGCGCCCGATATCATTTTCTGTAACATTCCGGGAACCCGGAACCTCCCCTTGTGTCTTGATATCGTCGAATTCGATATCCTGGTTTGGCATGTAAAAATCATGTGTAACCAGTTTTCCGGAAACACCACGCCGCCACCCAATACGGTAAAGAATAGGGGGAGAAACAGAATCCGATGGCACAAGATCAAAAACAACACTGGTTGTAGGCTCAATCAAACGGACTTTTTGAGTCTCGGAGAATTTAGCAATTGTTGAATCATAGGCGGCATCACCGCCATTGACGACAACTATTGTCACTTCGACGTTTTCAGGCTTGCGGGAGACAGCCGTAACAGACCGCATGAGCTTAACAGTAAGCTGCTTTTTAATCATAGGTCACCTTTAAAGCTATTTACAAGGAAAGTATACTTCACCCTTTAATAGCTAAAACCACCCGGCAATTATAGAGCTGCTAGGTGGTTTCGTCACTCAATTATTTAATTATTTTCTTTTGTATCCCAACTGCTCGGAACGGAATACTTTTTACACTCTTTCAACCGTGTCAAGACAATTGATTCATCTAGCTCCTCATTGAAAGAATCAGCGTAGGTTTTGCCGTCAAAGATAATGAAATATACTTCATCATCATGTTCTTCAACTCGGATAACAGTTGGTTCAGTGAGCATTGGTGGCTTATTTACTTCTTGCTCAATTCGATCAATCAGATTCATTTACTGCACCTTAATGATAATATTTTGTTCCGGGGTAGTTACTTCTTTTTTAAGAAACCGGTCATACCCAGTAGCCTCACCATTTTTGGCAGAGTATAGAACAAAGCCATGATTCTCAGACGTGCAGCAACTAGCACCACCCAGAATCATTTTACTTCCAGGGTATGCGTTCAGGTAAACTTCACCCTTGCCGGGTACTCGTTCACCACTCTTGTTGAATTTGGCTTCGTCATCCTTACGTTTACGCATATTGAACCTCCATTGCTTCTTTCACAATATCGCTAGCAGATTTATCAAAGATATTGACGTAAACAGTATGTGATGTTGATTTGCCTAGTTCATCATGTCGGAACACTTCAACCTCAGCTACATAAGGCTCAAAAGAACCATACAGCTCATTGACAACCAGCGATGAGTTAGAGTCATTAAGATATAACGTCACGTGACTAATTTCAGTGGTTCCGCGTCGTTTCTTTGAGGCAATATCAACCCGGGTGAAAAGTTCCGGTTCCAATGATACCTTGCCCAAAACTTCTTTGAAGAAAGTGTTATTTTCCATTAGAGTTCCATCTTATTGAAGATGAATTTACCCTTCTTGATTTGCTTGCCGTTCTTTTCTGCCTTTGCTTCAACAGCAGTGGAAATTTGCCACACAAGGAAAAGAATGGCGGAACAGAACAGGAATGCTACCGCCCCGGAAATCACAATGGCCCATGAATAGCTAGTAATATCACTCACAACACTATCGTAGTCATATGTGTAGTTGTCTAGTCGGTGGATATTGATCAAGATAGTTTGCGCGCGCTCTAGAGCGTCTACGCCACCTTTGGAGTAGTCATAGAAGTCTTGTGACTGCCACCAGCTACCTAGAAGATTCACGTACAGATTCAAGAACATTAATACAGCGATTGTGCGCTTCTTAACTGTCCATACCCAATTTACGTTTTTGAAGATATTCATCCTTATTCACCTGTTTTCCATTGCTTAGAGCGAGCGATAATAATCTTTTTGATATGCTTATATTCTTTGATCAAATCATCAATATCAGTGAGCGGAGCACCTTTTTGATGGCTTAAATGCTTATGGTATTCCTTGACGAAGTCAACAAGCTTTTCTGCGTGTCCTACTTTAGCGTCAAAAACGACATAAGGTTCACCGCTGGCGGTTCGGAATCCAGTAACACTGTAAGACTTGTCAGACCAACCGGAAATGCCAAGTGCATTAGGAACATGAACAATATCCGTTTGGTCAAAAATTACCGCGCAATCACGCACAATGGATTTTTCTCCGACACGTGATTTACCACCAATGAAAGCTTTTTCAAAGACAAGAGCCTCACCGTAAACAATTGCTTCATCAAAAACCCTGGCCGCACCATAAACTTGTGCTTTGTCAGTAACAATAGATTCGCCAGAAATAATTGCGTTTTCAAAAATCTTTGCAGAGCAACTGATTTTAGCATTTTCAACGACCCTGGCGAACTCTGTTACAGTAGCCTTGCCACAAACCATGGCGTTGCCGGTCACAAGACTATTACCTCGGACTCTAGCGTAATCATCTACAACAGCATTGCCGGAAACAATCGCAGCGCCTTGAACGTGTGCGTAGCCTTGGATTGTGGCGTTCCCGTTAATGGTGGAGTTGAGGTGAATCTTTGCGTTTCCCTGAATCCGCGCACTACCAATTACAGTTGAATTTTCAAAAACTCGTGCGTTCTCTCCTACTTCAGAAAATTCATCAACTTTGGCGTTGCCATATACACGCGCATTATCTTCTACAAGTGAGAACCCTCCAATGGTGGAGTTGCAATATACAGATGAATTATCAATTATCCGACATTCACCACCAGCCACAGCGTTTCCGTGAACATGGGCATCGTTATAAACATGAGCCTTGTCTTTAACCGTCGCTGTGTTGGAAACTTTTGCTCTTCCATAAATCTTTGCTCGCCCGTAAACTTTAGCGTCCCCACGAACAAGTGCGTTTTCTGTTACTAGTGCATCCCCGTAAACCTTGGCTCGTTCAGAAACCCATGCTTTTCCAGATAAGTTTTTCTCTGACTCAATGAATCCCCCAAGATCACCTTGCTTCACCTTGAATTGTGGCAAATCCTGCGTGGCCATGATTCGGTGAAGTGTGGAACCGTCTACGACAACTGTTTCACTGGTTAGTACAAAATGCTTGATCATAGTGTTTCCTTCTCTCTTCTTATCTGACATTTTGAATGTTACACTATGGTGAAAGCATTGTCAAAGCTACTGGTCAAGGGCTACTTTGACCATGTATCCAAGGAACTCTGTCACACACTCGTGAATATCGTTGTAAGCGAATGCATCATCGTAGGAGCCACCGACAATGCCTAGCTTCTTTTCCTTGATAGGCTCTCGTGTATGCTTCTTAGAAACCTTGAACCACAAAACATTTTTGCTATCCAAATAAAAATAAAAATCTGCTTTCGGATAAACGCGTGAAGTTATTTCAAGAAGAAACACATTTTCATTCTCATGATTGTTGCACCTGACGTTACCGGCAGCGCTGTCAATGGCCAAAGTAATTTCGTCACGTGACGTAACTATTCTGCTGAACTCCTTATGTCCATAATCATGACGGCTAGCAGTGTCAAATCCCCATAAGCAAATGTCTACAAAAGCTTCTTCAGTAGCATCCATGAGATACTTACGTGGACCGAATAAAGCATCATCCTTGATGTACTCAACTAATATTTTGTATGGACTGTTCAACTGAGTAAATTGAAGAAGTTGCCCCCAGTGGTAATCTCGAATAGTGAACTTATTCCCATACTTACTTTTATCCGTGAACAACTCATAATTGTCACAAACATAATAAAATCGCTTCTTATACAGAGTCTCCATATCATCAATCAAAATCATGGCTAATCAACACTCCCCAAAGGAACATTGTAATGAAGAATCTTATTCTCATAAACACGACGGAAAATACTCCCCAAATGAGAATAGGTCATATTCCAACATGAGAAAGAATACTCCTCCTCATCCCACAAATCATGCACGGTAACAGTGCACGGCACCCCATTCTTGTACAGCTCGTACTTGATTCGACCGCCCTCAAAATCAACTTCACAAGAATCTTCATAAACGCGGTATTCAACAATCTTGCGGGAATCAAACACTCGCAACGCCTGCAAAACATCCTCGGGGTACACAGCTAGCCGCTCAAACCCACAATGATCAATATGAATAGACTTATCGTTACGCTGGTGGCTCCTCAGAAACTCAAAAAGAACACTCTCAATAGTTTCCAGGTAAATACCATACTCGTCATGATTATTGATACCCTCGCAAGCAAAAGAATACTTCTCAATAGGATTACCTGCATCAAGTTCCTGTTTGTCGTAAACAGTGAAGTAACAAATACCATCAAGATAGCGGAACCCAAAAGCAAAATCCGGCAAATCAGGCATTAACGCCCAGTATTGAGTCCACCCTGGCAATTCGGAATATTGTTTTGCCTCATGATAAAACTTTTCCATTTTTACCCCTTAATTGCTTTTTCTACAGCATCATAAATATCTTGGCAATTATCCAGCCCGAAAACTGTTGAAACCTTGGTGGAAGAATCAGCATATACATCAAATGTGCCCTTCTTCCCCTCCATGATAGTGGCGGTGTGATTAAACCGGTGATTACAAACCTTTTCCGGGTCGCAAATAAACAAAGACCTTATTCCGTTTACAAAAGTCCCTTCACCAACAAAGTCATGATATTTACTTCCAAGAAAGTAATTCTTAACATCAGTTAGATTCAACTTCACTTTATTTTCTTTCTCAAAGTAATCATTCAAGCTATTAACTGCATGTGAGAACTTTTCTGTGTTAATATAATGATCGACATTGAATTCGTTTGAGATAACAATATGGTACATTTCATTTTTGTACTGAATCTCAATATCTACATCAGTGTTTTCCAGGTAAACAAAAATACTACCGTGTTCAAAAATTAATCGCCCTGTCTTTGGTAGAACCTGAGCAATTTTAGAAGCGAAACTATTTATTTTTCTCGCCATTCTTTTCTTCTTTCTCTCTTTGAATAACTTTATCCCAATCAATGCGACCAGTTTCAATAATATTGCAGAGTTCAGACGAGCTACTTGTTTTACCTAAAGGAACAGAATTATTTTTAGGGGTCAAAACAAGACAAGAGTACCAATCTTTACCAAAGGTAATACAAAGCTGGTTTCCGTTTTCGAATCCGGTTACCGTAACATGATCACGGCCTTCTTTAAAGTCAAAATGAAGATCATCATGAGCACTCTTTATCAACGGCAAAATGCCACGAATATCGGACTTAAAAACATCATAACACAGGCCATGCACTGGTTTTCCATGCAGAAGCCCAGAAAAGAACTCTCCCCATATTTCCGGTTCATCGTAAACGTTATACTCCATACCATGTGGTGAAACTTCTTTACCTAAAAGCGAAACATAGCACGAAACATTATGGTAAAAGTTGCTTTTCCTGATGAAAAGAATATGGTAGTGAGACCATGTTACTAGAAGATAATTATCTTCATTCTCGTGAATTTCCAGCCCGTCATAAACCTTTTTCATGGCCGGAATAATATTGTTTTCTAAAGCTCTTTCTTTTCTTTTTCTTCCCACTTTTACATCCGTTCAGCTATCCATTTTGCGGCCTGTTTCGGGTTATCGAACCCGAATACGTCACCAGTTTTATCTATGGTGTACAGAATTATCTCATCATCGTCCACAGTTAGGCAGAATGGGGTTTCATGGTACCTCCATAGAGTGCCACCAATACCTTTATTGGTGAAAACAACATTTGGCATGTGGAACAGTGCACAAAGTTCCACCATTACATCGTATAGAATCTCTTTAGTACTCACACGATGTATTTTATTATTTACTTCACTCCCCTGCAACGCAAGAAAGAATCAATTAGATCGTGAACGCTAGACCACTTGATATCAGTGATGGTAACGTCCAGTTCCGGGTTGGTTCCTTCACTGTATGATTTTATTTGCAGGTGGTCCATGTACTGTAGGTGAGTGACTTCAAACCGTAGTCCACCCGTTGAGAAAACCCGCCTAGTCAAAGTAGTCTCTGAGTGATCATACTCAACCGGAATTCCACAGAACTCACCATCATCAACAAAATCCCTGACGTTAAGCATGACAAGGTCATTTATTTTATCAAATTCATACGAGTATGAATTGTTTTTGAACTGCTTAAGAATCCAATGGAGGTTATCTTTGTGAAAATAACGCTTTTCAATGAGCGCACTATCAACGCCAATTTCGGCGGTCATGTATCCACTTTCATCTACAGGGGACAGCGCGAGACCATATTCAACATCTGTTTCAGTTGGGATTCTCCAATAAATAACAGCGTATCCGTTTTCTTTGATGGATAGCGTTTCTGTTGGGAGCCCCACAGACTGCATCTCTTTCATTATCTCTTTGATCATGGTTCTATTATAACATCACTGGTGATAAAAATCAAATTATTAAATATGGTTGTGATCACAAGAAAACCCCTCCGAAACAGGGAGGGGAGTAAAACTAAAGTGAAATTACAGTGCTCTTCCGGTTAATAGACGGCTCCAACCCATCACCAATAATATTTTTGACCACAGTAACTAGCGACTTTGCCGTGCAATCAGACACAAGGAAGCTCCCTTCACTATGAGAAACTTCGATCCCATCATCAGTGATGTAGAACTTGACAACTTCTCCAGTGTTAGCATAGCGATAACAAACAATCTCATTATCATTGTTTAGGCCCACAAAAACATTCGAGAGATTATCAGCAACAACATCCTGAATATCCTTATAACCAATCACAACCCTATCAGCAAGAGCATGGAAGCCACAATCAACTTCACACAAAGAGTTCACTCGGATAAGATAAACAAAATCCTGGCAGAACCAACGAACGTTTTCAACAACATAACAAGCCTTGATGTTATCGTCGTAATCTAGCATGTAGAAGAAAACATTATCCCACAAATCATTGTGCCGTAGAATAAATTTCCGGTACTCAGGGGAGTATTCTTCATACTCGCCCTCGTAAACGTACTTAGTGAGACCAACACCTAAATAGTCACTCTGACGTTTAAACCCTTGAACCATTAACGGTGGGGTACCATTCTTAACAAATTTCCGATTATCATTCATGATCCACCAACTTAAAAAGATTCATTGTTTCAGTATGGAAGCTAATTGGGGTGAAAGTCATGCCCAAAGACGTAAGCAACTCAACTATCTCATCATGCTTACAGTTAAAACTCTTTACCCTCACAGTGTTTTCCCCAACTGAAGCTTCTACAGAGATAGAGTAATCATCAACACTCGCAGTCACATCAATCCCGTCAACCTGGAAGCTAACCCCATCAGTTTCCATGCGAATACTGAAGAAATCTGGTTCATTCCTCAAAACAAATTCCAGAACGTCATTATTATGGATAACCAGCCAAAAGTTATTATTAACCGGATAATAGGCGTTTTCAACAGCCATCATTGTAAGCAAATCATCCAATGCCCAGAATCGCCGATCGCACAAGTAAATGTATTTCGGGTTGTATTCCGACCCATCATAGTCGAATTCTCCCCGTACAGTTACTGTATAGGTGTTTGCGCTATGCATGGTAATGATGTAAAGGTCATCCCCAAACTTACCTTCTCCATCATAGTACTTTAGGGCAACATAATCATGAAAAACCTTATCTGCTTGCGCGTATGTCACCATCTCAAATGGAAAATCGTGCGCCTCAGAGATTTGTTGTTTTAACTCATCAATATAAGGTTTAGTATCCATCTCTCCTCCTCTTTCTTGTACCCACCACCTTACCACACGGGTGTGTAACATGTCAAATAATGGAGAAAACCCCACCATGAAGTGGGGTTGTAGTATGTGCAAGGTGTTCAAGGCTCTGGCAAAATCCAATGAGGCTTAAAGGTTCCATCCTGCAAACCTTTGATAAGATTGATTATTTCATCGGGGAAGTTTTCAGGAAGCAAGTTATTCACCCTTAACAAATTCAATAATTGTTTCATGCATCAACATAATGCCCGGAACCATCTTCTCATCACCAAAATTGCACACAAAGTAAGACCTTATTTCATATGGCTCTTCTCGTGAATTGTCAATGAACTCGACTTCTACATTACCATTGTAGTTGGTGAACTCCATATAGATATCTTTGTTATCATAGATATCCAGCTTTTCATAATAACTACCACTCAGGCAAGAATTAATGAAATCTTCAATTGTTTTGTTCTTCTTTTTATGCCCCATCTTTAACGCCAGAATCAATAAGTGCCGTCTTGTTCATCTGCTGAACACAACGAACAATTTCCTCAGAATTCTTCCCAAAATACAGGAAAGACTTCACTTTATCCTCACCACAGCCACACCCAGAGTGATACTCAACAACACCGGTGTTCTCACTCTTTAGTTCGGTCTGCAAGTAACAACCCGGCTTACCCAGACCATCATAACGAATCTTGAAGCCAACCGTGCTTAATTCACTGCTTTTCTTTACAAAATCAGCCAAATCACTAGTGTGAATCACGTTTTTCATAGTGCCAAAAGTTCTTTCTATCCATGTCAATAACCAAAGTATTATACAAAACCTTGATAGTTGATCCTATATCTTGTTTATTTTCACTACAATGCAAACCATCACGGACTTTGCTAAACTGCAAGAACAGCTTGTAATCATAATGATAAATGTGCGGGGAACATAAATAAAAATCAGGTCTGTTAGAGCATTCCTCAACAAACCTGACTATGTTATCTACAGACATTTTACGCTAGAAGCGCCGAATCCACCGCCTTCATACTAACATTCTCCATAGCATCACACGCAAAGTTAACCAAGTCAATCAAACCCGCGCGAGTACAGTTATACGTCGAATATGATTCCAGAACATTCCGGTAATCATCAAGAACCTGAACAACAATCTTATCGCGCGAGAAGAACGCCTTCATGTTAACACCCTCGTAGGTGAAGCGAACAGTGTCACCGCAATAGTAGGTGGAAGTCAGAAAGAAAGCGTCCGAAATGATACGGCCCATAAGCTCAACATCATTGACAACCATGCCGAACCGGCTATCACCCTCAACCGCATCCAAATCGCTATCAGTAAGCAACTGAACAAGGTTATCAAGGGTGTAGAAGTTAGCTGGCATAACAAAACAGTATGATTGTTCCTTCAACCGCGTGTGTGGCGAAACAAAGAACACATTGACGGCAATCTTCTTTCGCTTGAATTCAGTCACAAGGAACAAAAGCCAAGTGTCGTCCTCATGCCAGAAAGCAAAATGGTCTTTGAGTAAGGGAGAACCATACTTTCGGTCAAGTAAGTGATACTTGCCGCCTGCTTCCTCAATTTGCTTTTGGATAGTTTCAAGTGTTTTGCCCATCTAGGCTCCTCTCTTTCTTGCCTGTATCATAACACAACATTCGGCAAGAATCAAGTTTTTAGAAGAATTTCTTAATGAGCTGGTCAGATAGCTGTTTGAACTGAACTTGTTTGTTCTTGGAACCTACAAAAATCTCATCTACAGTCTCACCTTTTACAAGATGCTGTATGCGAACCCCAGTTAAACCTTCCACTGGTGCGCCACTCTGGTATGGACCAACAATATCAATAATTCGAGTAAGTACATCTTCTTTAGCAACACAATTAGAAGAAACCAGACCTAGGTAATTAAACACTTCTAGCGTGAAATCGCCCTTGTCCATTCGCTTATCATCCGACGGGGAAATAATAAAACTTGTTCCGTTCAAACTAAACTTCACAATGCCGTGAAACAACTGAACGTTTTTCTTGTAATGGTCTTTCAGATCGGAATATACATAAACAGAATCTGGTCCACCCACATGGGAATTGATTTTCCCATCTTCTGGTTCTGCGCTCGAAATAGCGTGTTTTACCGTTGGTACAATATCTTTAAAGAAACAGAACTGATTGCCATCGTGAACACCACTTGAGTGTGTTTCTACCCGGAAAGTTTCGTTGTCATGCTTGTAGACTTCAATGAGAAAACCATCACTGGCATCAATGAAAACAGTTTTGTTATTAACAAATACTCTTATTTCTCCAGAAAAAGCGTCTGTCAAAACACTGTTAGCATAAATAATCTCTGGTGGAATTTTTATTTTACACAACTTTTTTGAACCTCTCTACTATTTTGCAAGCCGCGTCACAAAAAGCAGATATATTTTCACCAGACAAATCTTCAACCACAAAATGGCCGTCAAGTTTTCCGTTAGAAATAATGGAGATTGACAAAAATCCCTCATATTCCAGACATGCGCAAACGGTCCTGCGTGTTTCCTCGTTGGTATAATAAACATCGCTGTGGGAATTATTTTTTACATTTTGAATGACCGCACCGTTAAACTGTTCTCGGGTTTTATTATTTGTAAAGAACCATAAAACAACATCAATGACTTCATTCTCTTGAGAAACATCAAACGACTTATTATACCCCTCACAATCGCCATTGAATTTACAGTTAACAACAATTTTTCCATCCCAGCAGTGAATCTCGGTCTCAGCAAAACCCTGGTTCAAAACCCGGATAAAGTCACCGTTATAGCCAACATCATACTTGCCAGCTAGTTTTTGAAACAGGTCAGCAAAAATTACCTTAATTTGTTCCTTTACAGAACGATCAATTACGCTCTGCCTGCTAGCCACGCTACCATTAACTTTCAGGGAATCCCTAATGAACGACTGGATACCACCAAAAACATGACCGCCCCTGTCATACATGTTAAACGTTTTGTTAGTTTTTACTTTAAAACCATTCACTAAAGACAACGAAAACAAACCGTTACTCAAATCAGTAGCAAGAAACTTATTGTTCTCCCCACTATCTTTGGTGGAAAACAAAATGTAATTATCCTGCTCATCATGAACTTTATCGGCAATTCCACTAGCAATAACTTCTTTTAATCCATGAAAATCATTAATATCCATTGTGAAACCACTTTTAAATATCAAACCAGTCAATAAAGCCACCGCCATATTCCGACACTGTTTCAGAAACGAAACAAGGCAACTCATTTACAGTGTGCTCAAAGAAAACCTGATACTTGCCCTCATAAAGACTACTTTGCAAGACAGAAACCTTGGTTTCGTCTTCTAAAACTTGCAGACACTCAACATAGTAGCCGGGTAGCTTATCCGTCTCAAAAATATTGTGACTTACCTCTTGGAAGCCCATTTTACGCATATATGATTTTACCTGCTTGTGCAGGAAGCTTTCTTTCCTCATGGGATTAAACTTACCACACAAACAGGTAAAAGTCAAATCATGGGTATACAGGGCTACACTTCCACCCAATCAACTGGTTTAGCCATCGAATCCTTACCCAGAATAGAGCCAACCAACGCGCGCAAATCATCATAAGTAAACCCATTGGACCACACAGATTCCTTAAGTTCATTGCCATAGACGTAACTACGCAAATCAACCTGCAAAACATCAGTGTGAGTCACAACCATGTAAACATGGCACGTGTTCCTGCCGTCTTCCCAGAAAGCCTTGTGGTTGTTTATGAAGTGAAGTTCCTTAACCTCCTTGTCTGGAATCCAGTTGAACTCCTTCATGACACTTACTATGTCATCATCACTGCAAATGATTTGCTGAGTGTTCGCAAGTTCCTCAAAATCCCAATAAGCATCAAAATCACTTGACATTACCCACTCTGTGGTTTTAATTACATTATCACGGAAATAACCAGACAAATCATTTTTAACAATGAACTGCTTCATATTCCCGCCAGAATTATACTTGTGGGAGATAATAACAGAATCAATTGACTGATTAAAAACTTGAATAGAACAAATGTCATTAGAGAACTGAACTACCCTCCCGTTGTCAAAAACTTTTGTTTCAGTAATCTTATTTGCACGGTGCTTATTGTAAGAATTAACAACATCATCAATAAACTTTTGTCTATCCATTGTTATAATCATCCAATCTTGCTTCAACCATTCCAATTCGGACATTAGAATAATCCCCCAAAAACTCTTTAATATATTCTACAATAAAACCAGTTCGGCAAGTATTGAACGTACCCAAAACATTACCGGACTCGCTCACACCTTTTACCACACAATACATAGAGTCAAATTCAATTTCGACAAACCGAATACCGCCCTTGTGTTTCCTAACAGTTACCGTGTCACCGTCAACATCGGTGTGGTAACACTCTTCTTCAGCGATAACCGCAACCATGTCTTTGGGTGTCAGAACAACATACTCAACACCAGTAAACTCTTTGCAATTGGAGTAATCAATTTCACCAACACTTACTGCGTCAAAGAACTGTGAAAGAACACTCCTGCTGTTCTCTACCGCGTAACAACCAGTAGATTTATATTTTCCTGCACTATCTTTTTCTACTGTGTGGATAAACAGCCTCCGACCATCAAACCCACTGAATTTTACCGCAGCAAATTTGTTTTTAATCCAATAAATATTTGAGTAGCTATACTCAAGAAACAAAACATTCTCATTGCGGTCAATTAACTTGTACCCAAAATATTCTCCCGGGAAATTTTCTATAGTAAACATTTTTACCAATCTAGTGCAACTGAAATTGAGTAAGGGCCGTCACAATCGGTTTCCGTAACATCGAATGTTTCATAATTACGGACTTTTTGGATTGCTTCTTTCTCTGATTTTGCGTCAACTCGTGCCGTGTAGGTTGTGTGGACGGTGTACTCTACTTCATAAGTGGTAGACATTTTTTCTCTTCCTATCTCTTGCTGATGTTTTTAATCTTACATTGCATAAAAAGAATTTTCAATACTGCGCTCTACCTCTGCTTTTATCACCTCAGCCGCCATACTTGCGCCCTCCGCGTTAGGTGGAAAATACTCTAACGCAAGATCGATACCCTTATACATGTCACCGTGAACAACCACGCAGATACTCCATTTTCCTTTTAGAAAGGAAACCCCTCCAACATCAGCGTGGAAAGTGCTGCCAACAAAATGAACTACACCCCTGTGGTAACCATTAATAAACTTTGTCCTGCCATAAAACTCACGCAACAAAATCTTAGAAAACTCAAATGGGCAAAGGTAATCGGGAAGAACGTCTACCCCATCGTAATTTATGGGTAGTGAGAAGCGATTAGCGTAAGACCATAGTAAATTGGTTCTAGACCAAAGTCGTGGGAACCCAACCATTTTGGTGACGAACTCGTTCTCTAGCGGGTCACGCGCAACAAACTTAGAAGTAGTCTTAAACAACATAGGTGCCGTCACAGTGACAAAATCACCATCATAAACCGGCACCTCCTCAAACTTCACTACCTTACGCATAAATCTTCTTTCGCGAGAACACATAATGAAGCAAATCACTAAGCAAATTAGAATAGATATTAACCATATCCTTTTTGTCCATGATCAAACCCTCCTCAACATCAAACCTAGCAACATGCATTGAACCGTCCGGGTTTACCCGGAACCGATAACCAAAAGCTTCCTCATTATCAGGGTGGATAACAACACGGTCAGTGTACTTCCTAAAAGCCCCTGAAGTATCCACATAGTGATAACACCCAGGGAACCCCTCAGAGTTCTTCACACCCCGTAAATATCGGTCAAGAACATCATTGTTATCCACAACAAAATCGATTTTCTTCAACAGAATATCGGTATAGTTTATTTTTCCTTGACAAGCAAAATGCTGGATTGCTTCTGCCATATCACTATTGTGTTCGACTAAAGCAGTGCCTAAATAAACACCCAAACCCATAGAGTTAAGACCATCTGAGATAGCATAACCGCTTGCCTGAATAGTGCCGTCATCATTGTATTTAAGGACTATACGCCGATCGCCCTTTGTGAGCACACTACGTTCTGGTGGAAAATTATGAACATTAATCTCAGTCCAGCCGTGATTATCAATAAAATCATATTTTAGTGTCATCACTCAAACTCCCTCTAAACATAATCACAATCAACCATGATCAATTGCATCGAATCAATTTCCGGTCCCCAAGAAGAATCTTCCTCCGCGTCCAAATCAACATCAGAAAGATTATTTTCCCGGAAGAAATCCATCAACTCATCATTATTGGTAATTTCTACATCAGTCTCAAATTCCGCAACGTATTCAACAAGCTCATTGTAACGAATAGTGTATTTAGTCATTTTATTTTCCTTTTTTAGTTTGTTCAGAAATATTTTTTTTGATTAATTTGTACCAGGGAACATGATATCAAGACCGTGATCACTGAAGAACAGATACTGAATAGTGGACAACAAGCATACGGCGGTGTTCTTAGAAACAAGTCTGTTCGCATCAAGACTATACGGGCTAACATGAATTACCGGCTGATTACCTTTAGGAACAAAACCATTCATATCAATGCCATAACGGATATCATTACCGCCACTAGTCCTGAACTTAAGGAAAATACTAGTGTCCTCATTAATTTCTAGACCGGCATAACTATCTGCCAGAACATTATCCAATGGGGAAAACTCAAACCACTCCATGAGAATCTTGCGCACATCAACATTGTTATCCAAAACAATATCAATCCCGGAATTGAAAACATCCTCCCATGTGGTGGATATGCCGTCAACACCGTCAATGATAATTTCAGCTAGCATATCCGCACCCTCAGTGTCTTTAAGGATATACGTTTTATCAAGTGCGGCATTGTCTACGTAGACTTTAGCCAGTATATCACACCCATACTTACGTACAATGATTTTCTTACCGAAACCAGTTAATTCATAAACGCCATCATTGTGTGTTACATCATCAAACTTCCAGAAATCATTTAGCTTATCAACAACAAATTTTACATTATTGTTTTTCATTGTCTCCCCTGTCATACTTTAGTTTTGCGGAATAAAAAGTTTGCTTATAAATAGTTTCCAGAACCTCTTTAATACCGTGCTCGTAAATATCCATCTCAAAAGCATCATCTTGTCGGAATTCACTAATAAACACGTTAGCTTCATCTAGATCACCATAGGCGTGCCTCAAGTATTGGAAACGCACCCCATCATGCCTCGGTGTTACCACGTATAGTTTACTATAGTTTTCAGTGTGAAAATCATATTCACTAACATAAATGTTCGACCGATCGTCAAACCCATAACAGAACTCATTTATTTTGACAAGACCAGTGGCTTTACACATTGTCGCTCCTTGTTTTCACTACCCACCCGCAGCATACCAACCACGCCACCGGAATGGTGTATGCGAGTGTAGCTTTAGTTGATTCTGGAAATTCGATTGCGCTGTACACCATCAAACCCAGAACCATTAGTACGGCAAAGATAACCATTCCAAGCTTTGATAGGATAGTGTTTACTAGTGTTTTGATTCCACGGTCTTTTACCCGAAGATTGAACAGGAAGCCTGTTGTTAGTGTTACTCCCGCCACGCATGACATCTTTACTGTCCATGTAAGTAGCTCATGGTCCATGTACATTGTTTTTCCTGCTCTTTCCTTGTTTCTTTCTTACATTTGTAACTTTACACTACCATCATGATTCATGTCAAACCAAACAAATGTGACTATAGACACAAGAAAACCCCTGGGTAAACCAGGGGGGGCAAAAATCGTCACAAAGCGATGGAATCCAAAACACTCGCACCGCGAACCCGGTGCCTCAAAAACTCCTCAGACCACTCAAAAGCCTCACCATTAGCCATTGAACCAGGAGTATTAATCTCTACATCACCACTTTCATCATCAACCATCACAGCGAAAGCATGATAAGGTGCCTTCTCAAAATAAACATAAATCACCCTCACACTGCGATACGACTCATAGTCAAATTCCACGCCATGCTTAAAAGTGTACTCACCAACAATCTTCTTTGCTGAATCAATATAATCTACACTCATCGCGGCAACTGATCAGAATCAAAAGCACTGGCAACCCAACCCCTCAACCACTCCTCAGAGAAGACAATAAGCCCATCCTCAAACTCACCAGCAATAATAGCCTTAACTACACCATCATTAATATCACGCGCAACCGCAAAGTTATTAAGATAAGCCTTCTCAAACGAAACAATCAAGAATGGGTGGCCGTCATAACTTTCTTCCTCAAAGATAACCTCCCCCGAAAAATCAAACTCCGAAATAACTTTCTTCACCAAATCAAACTGTTCCATTATCAATCCTCCTGCTTCACGGCCTCAATAATGATATCAACAGCGTCCTTCGACTTTATACCACCATCGTTAACAAAATAAAAATTTCGGCCATTCTCCTCAATGAAAACATGAACAGTATCGGCATCCGAACCAACATCAACACTCGGAATAGTAAATACTATATTTTTGTCATGGTGATTAAAACCGCCCCGAACAACAACTACCTTAGACAACTCATTAGTATCAATGCTAATCAAGGAAAACATCCCCGGACGATACATTAGTAGTCCAGAAACAATATCCCGCGCAAGAATTTCAGCATGTGAAACATTCATTACTTTAATCCCTCCTCAACAAAATCAACGACTTGTTCCGAACCCCCATCGATGAAAAACCTTTTCACCTGGGAGTTAACTATATCCTTTAAGTCCCCCACCTCAACCATAATTTCATTGCCCTTATAATCAGAATCATTCGCCGCATACGCGATAGAGAAAAACTTATCCTTGTCCTCCATCAGGCAGTAAGAAACACGCTTGCTCAACTGGTTACCTCTGACAACACCAGGGCTGAACCTACCGGGGTTACCATCTAGTATAGCGTCAATGCATTCATTGACAAAATCAACCAACCTATCACTCACTTTAAATTCCCTCCTCACCATACCCAGTATAATCATTCATAGCACTTTTAATCTGATCAACAATATCTTCCACATAACTATCGGCATTCAAATCAAACCACTCATCACCAATGTGTATATCAACAAAATTATCTTTTATCTCAAAAATAATCCGACCGAACTCACGGAACACATTGAAAATATATTCAATACATTCACCGTCTTCAGAAACTTTATCTAGCTTAAAGCTATCAGGATAAGTTGATAAAAGTTCCCCAATAACCCGGTTAAAAACCCGTTCATGATTCGGGTAAACAAAATAATTATCCACAACCATTTCTCACCTTAAAACGGAATCAAAGTAACAATACGCCTCTTTATCTCCTCAAAACAATCATCAATGCTCATGCTATGAGGAACCGGAACATTAGCCCCATCTACTTCAAGATCAAAAAGACCACTTTTAGACAAATTGAACTGAATCCAAGAATCCCGCCACTTCAAACCAAAATGCTTAAACCAGTTCTCATCATGATCATGGAATTCATCAACATATCCAATCCTTACCCCACCCAAATCATCATTAATTATTTTACCAATAACGTCCGTAACAAAATCCTCATTAGGATACTTATCTTCATTCATGTTAGTTAATTCCTCATCAACAACTTCATCAATATAATCACTGCCACAAGTACTATCCACATAGATATAATCACGGTCAAAATCACATTTAATATTGTCACCCTTATTAATCCGCATGGATAACTCGGCAGCCTTAACCCAACCACCATTAACAACATACGTCATTGACGTATTCATTAGTGTCACAGAAACATGTTTATCAGTCATAATAAATCACACCAGACAAGCCTGTTAATCCATCTTCTCAATAGCATTCAGAACAAGGTCTGTAGCACCCTCTACATCGAACCTAGTCCAAATATAAAGGCTACTATCACAGTAGTGAATGAAATTGTTTTCATCATTCGGCATGTAATTGTAAAGTGCCTTTACGTATTCCTCTGAGTTTTCGCCCTCAAAATCATACCTAATCTTCAGCTTATCAACGATAATATTATGTTTCCCAGACTCTTTCCGGGTTCCGAAAACTACATTGCCGTCCATAGCGCCAAAGAGTACCGCACCTATTTCCTCAACACTTAGAGTTAATGAATACAGGGTAATATCAGTACTTACAAGACCTAGCTCAGGATAAGAGTTAGGACACACATAAACATTATCATTATCTCTGAGCCTATCTAGTATCACATCAACATATTCCTGTGATACTTCATCAACAAACTTATAGAAAACAATAACATCAAAAATCCCGAATTTCATTTCTTTCACCTAACTACACACTATACTCTTCAAAGTACAATCCGCACTCTTCGGAAATTTTCCGCACAATACCATCAATACCACCAGCGTTCCTGTGCCTAGAGCTAACAACAAGAACCCCGCCATAAGAATCAGCTTCAACGCAATCTTGATTATTCAATTTTTCAGCCAAAACATCAGCATCATCAGCACAATACCGCCCAGAAATTTTGTACTGTAAAGTAATCTTACTAATACCTATAGTGCTATTAGCACCACTCATTACTTAATCCACTCAACTTTATCAGACACCCTGCGCGAATTATGCTCAACCATAGCACGCAATTCCAAACAACTATGTCTCTTGGACCACACGGTAAGTTCGTTTCCGTCAGTAGTTGTGTCAATTAACATAACATTACGCATAAGTGATTTTACTTCATCCGCAAAATCATTATCAAGATACCCAAAGAACCCGAACCTTACGGAACTCCGCACAACATTAACCATATGGTTACCCGGATTCACATTGAAAAGAAAATCAATTTTCCCGCCACAAAGTAAATAAACCTCGGCGGCTATACCATCCTCGCTGAACAAGTCAGATGAAACCGTGACAGTGTTCTCAAAAGAATAAGCATCAAAGTGGTCTTTTTTCGGAAAGTTCGTTACTCAAACCTAAAACAAAACTATCCGCATCATCACCTTTGAACTCAAGTGTGACCGACGTTTCTAAAAATTTTGCTTTCATCAGAAAATACTCCTAGTTGTAAGTGAAAATATATCCCCAATAGCTTCGGCACTTAAAACATCAGATTTAGCTTCAATTTCATCCCCATAAATCTTTGCGGAAACAAAATCAACTTCATTGAGCTTCATACAAATCTCATCAATGAAGCTAGAGTCGAACCCATAAACATTAAAATGCCTAGTGGTTTCTACATTTGCCATGACACTATCATAGCACACCACTGGGTAAAAATCAAAATTACCAGGTCAAACCCTGGAAATATCCTGATTGAACATCAGCAACTGTTGCCGAACAATGAAGTCAATCCCAGCCGCGTCATGAGTAGTTGACGACACAACAACAGTCCAATTATCAAAAGGGCTACTCAGGTGCTCAACAAAAACATTCTCGTCACTATTATTTAATTGATCAATAAAAGCATTAATTGTTTCACGGTTAGAATCATACGTGTAATAACAAATAGCCTCGGGACCATCAAGCTTAAGGAACTCTTTAGCCATAATAAACTACCTTCTTCCCTTCTTTAGTTAGAGCGTCTATGGTGTTGTAGAAAACCCGTTTAGCATCCTCTGCGGTGTCTGAACGTGTCCCTACAACAATTTCCTTGAATGCCTCATCATGCCGTGCATAAAACTCCTTGTGGGCCATGATGGATTCACATATTTGGCGGCAATCAAACACACTACCGCTAGCCCTAAAAACTACTTCCACTCTATCATAAATAATGCTCATGTTTATCGGCCCAGTCATAAAGATTTTACCCCCTAAATAATATCAAGCTTTTCACCAACAAGACTAACGATATCCTGCTGGGTAAGCTTTTCACTACGAACCCGCAACAAACCATACTCATAATCAGCACGACAATCATTTTCGTCAAGAAAAGCAACAACCTTCTTTACATCACTAACACTAGCGCGCACATCAAAGTCAACGTAAATTCGAGTCATCCGTGCCGTGCCACCATCACAAATACCCATAACAGTACTTACAGCATTGTTAAACAAATCCTCAACAAATGCCGCACTATGATCATCTGTGTCTACACTCACGCCACCACAACTTGCATAAGCAGTTATGCCATCAACCTTATTCATTTCATCAGCGACAAGATCGTTATCAACATCAAATGTAGACGTAGAGAATTTAACTTCAAGATTACTCATGACTCTCCCTAAACAATATCAAAGTATTTACCAACACAATCAATTAAATACTTTTCGTCAAAAATATCACTAGATACCGTCAAAACGTGCCCCAAATTCAAAGCATAAACACCCTCTACACCAAATTCAATTTCTTTAACAAAAGATTCAATCTTTTCAATCGGGGCATTAACACGGAAACTAACTAAAGTATCCAATGGTTCAGCCTCATTCTTTTCTTTCATCTTATTCACGGCTTCTACAGCCTCTTCAACCACCTTGTGGATATATTCAATGCCCACATCCTTGGCAGAAACAATAAACCGTTCATTGGACAAATCAGGGCTGCATTTAACGTTACCGTTATTATTTAGGTGCGCGATAACATCCCGCTCATCACAACCCAAACCATGAGTAGAGTACGATACTGAAATTTCATTTACTTTAGGCATTTTATTTTTTCTCCTAAAACTACTTAAAAACACTCAATAACCAGTGATGAAAAGAATAAAAATCCACATCAAACGGATATGGGTTTTCTTGACAAGAACCAGTAAACGACCAATCAAGCTCTTTAATCATTTCGGGTGTGCAAACAAAACCCTCAGTGACCTTATCCAACTCATGAATAAAAGTGCCGATTTTTATATCATCGTCACACTTTAACATAAAAAGTTCTTTGCCAGTCAATCCCACCAAAACATTTCCCCAACCAGGAACATTTATTTGATTGGGTTTATCTATCGTTATTGTTATCTTTTCGCTCACTTATCCCGCACCCCATAAACATATTCAATAATCAATCCGAACTTCCATTCTCACTGTTAATTTTAGACACAATATTTTTAATTAACTTGTTTATTTTTGCTTCACTTGGACCGGCCACATCTATATAACCATCTTCATTTAAGTTAGCATCAAATCCTTTTTTCGTTGCGGACACAATAAACAAACTCATGTATATCCTCTAGATCACCCATTGCGTGTAAAGTAATAGTTAGATCAATTTCTTTTACTTCTAGTTTGCGATTATCAATGTTCTCTCCCTCTCTCGCTAACCATAGTATAACACAACACTATGTAAAAACCAAAAAGTTCACCGGTGACCTTAATCACCAGCACACTTCTAATTATTCATCAACAACAAATGCAATGAGTCCATTAATGCGGGTTGAAAATCTTCATAACCAAAACAACCTTCATCACCTATTGCCCATTCAAGATAATCCATTTCGTCAAATGACAAAACAAACTCTTCCCTACACCTGTAATCACCACCATAGCAAGCATCATGGTAATAGAAGTTAAGGTACCCATCCTCAATGACCGCGAGAATCAGAATATACCCATCAAAGTAAACAAAACACTTCCCGAATCGTTTGGAATCAGCAAGAACCCCGCTCTTGCACTTTATTGAAACAACACCCGGTATGTTAATCAAACTCACAAAACTTCCAACATGGCCGAAACAAACATATTATACTTATCCGAACTAGAAGTATAATCCTCCCGAACCAACTCCCAACCATCACTTGACTCAACCTCTTCAGGTGTAACATTCACCCGGGTTTTAAACCCATCCAACGGCTTAGCATAGAAGTCAACCCAATCACCCGAACTAAACACCTTAATCAAAGCCCGATTACTTAGATAAACAAAAGCCTTACCTTGTGTCTCAGTTTCAATGAATTTACCGTGACCATGAAGAATCTCAATCATTTTAAAAACCACCTAAACTAATCTCAGCGAACAACTCATAAAACATATCGGCTTCATCCATATGCATAAGAATCACCCCGTCGAACATTTTCCAATTAAGCCCGTCAACCTCATTCAAATCAGCCTCAATTGCCCCTCGGTAATCAGTACCCGCTAGATCAACATATTCCCGAACAATACCATTAACTTGATCAAAGCTAACCCGAACCAGATAATCCTTAGTCAAGTAAAAGAATACTTTCGCCCCATCATGTTCAATTAGCTTCCCGCTGCCAACGGACAACACTATATCTTTCATTTTCTTTCTCTCTTTCTGTGTGTTTTAATCCACTACAAAACCCGGCACCATTTTTGTGCCGGATAATGTTAGCCAACTAAAACCTTTCAACAAAGAATGATAGTAGCATCACCTTGTTTTGTTCCGGGATACTATGCAAGCTAGTTTCTTGCCATGAAACAATTTCCTCAATATCTACCAGATTGAAATTAATTTCTTCAGGGCAATTAACAATCCCAATTGACTTAACCCCCTCCGGGTATCCAGACGGAATGCGGAATAACTTACTATCCGTAAGGTGATAAAGAATGCCGCTTGCTTCTATAGTCTGTCCCTTTTTGAGCGTCATTGGCCGCCCGAACGGATTATACTCATGCTCTTTGAACCACTCACCATTAAGAACGCTGGTCATTTTCGTTCCTTTTTTACTTTGGTTCGATTAGGTTGTTGACGGTTTTGCGCATCTGTTCGCCTGTTGAAAAATCACTTTTCATCACAAAACACAGACCATTCAAATCCGGCACGTTCTTCACTTGAACATCAAAGCGGTTATCGTGCTCCATTTTTCGGGCGATTTTCTGTGCCTGTTCTTTTGCCATGTTTTCCGGCACTCGGCGGATAGCTAGGTTCTTCATTTCTTTCTCCTACTCTCTTTCTTGCACTTTAAACATAACACACCAATGGGCAACAATCAAAATCTTAACCTATGGTGTGCGTAACACTACGACCACCCCAAAACAGCCCACATTACATAATCAACAAGCTTCTTAACCACAACACCCGGAACATCCTCATGTTCAACAATCTCCCAAACACTCTCAGGAACATCACAATCATAAAAACTAAGCCGGTCAAAATCACCATCAACCTTAGCACGTTTAAAATGACCACTAGGAACCCCTAGGCCAGACAAGTACAAAAACCCGTCATGGTAGCAATAAACACTAATGCCGCCACCAGTGTAATGACAGCCACCATTATGAACCGTGACTGATTGCGGAAGATTAAAATCAATATCCCTACGGAAAATACTTTTATCATCCATCACAAAACTTCCTCCCCAAAACCATAGATCAAACCAATCATTGAATCAGTAGACATTTCACGCGGATAAAACCTCTCCCAATACCATTCCTCCATAAGTTCTGTAGAAACAGCGACACTTGAACTCAAAGGAAAAACGTCACTCTTCTCAAACCCAAACGAACCATCAGGATTCTTCGACATTCGGATAATCTTTACCCCATCAAAAACATACGCGCGATTACCAGTGATGAACGCCTATCCCGGAACTATTTTCTTTTCCATAACTTCTTTCTTTCCTTTACTTGTTGTTAGACTTAAGCAACCATTCCCCACCCCAACATTTTTTGTTAGAGTGAGTGATCATTTCTTACCCCAAAAGTTCCCGCATCAAAAACTCTTCTAGGTAAACATGCTCTTCCGGCTTCAACATGAACAATGAACCATCATCCCAACTGGTTTGGTCTTCCAACCACACCACATTAAATGACACCATGCGGGTTTCCCCAATGACTCCCAGTGACTTTACTTTAAGACCGGAAGTTACCTTTTCGATCTTGAAAAGTTTATCGCCCGTGAAGTAGTACACCAGACCATCAACAATGTTAGCTTCACCGACACTGAGGATTACGTTTGCCCAATGGTCTTCTTCTAGTTTGTGCTGTAGGTCGTCTACGTGAATGTATTTCGGCATTTTCTTTCTCCCTTTGGTTTTGGTGGCTTCCTTTTGTTACTTATGGTTTTAGTATAACACGCACATTGTAACAATACAAATTATTTGCTTATGGTGTGTGTCACATGGTGTTATTTGGAAAATTCTTTTATTTCTCTACAGGAAGTAATGGACTAGGAACCCCACCCCCGAAATATGGGGAACCTTAGCCAACTACTTATTGCAGAACTTGAAGAATTTGTTTTCAATCTTCATGAATGTTTTTGGCATTATGCTACCAATATCCGTTTCATCCCAAACCAATGAATCAACCAGTTGTTTTGTTATCTTAACTTCTTCAGAGTTGATTACCCCCTGATCTTCAGGCAACACAACTGCTCTTTCAAAATGAATATCCCCATCACCTTTGTTTTCTAGACGGAATAGAACCAACCCGTCGAAGATGTAGGCCACATTGTCGCGTACCGACATTTTGTTTTTCTTGACGATTTGTGCGGACATTTTAGGAATCCTCCCTATTGGTGATTTGGTGTTGTAGCTTCGGGGTTTTCTTTCCCTTTTTGCTTATACTTTTATTGTACACCGCCTTGTGGGAGGATTCAAATTTTCTGAAACTTTTTCTGTGTGGTTTACACCACACTACTTGTTGTGTTCTGCAAGAATGAACTCAATAGCTTCATCAACATCATTCGCCGCATAGAACTCCACTGGTCCTGTTCCGCTGTATACCGCACAAGCAATGAGACCATTGTCTTGGATCACCAAAGTAAAATCCAATCGACTTAGCTGCACCATACAACTTGTTATCACTGATGGTGTTTGAAGATACTACTTCAGGGACATTATTTACTTCACCAAAAATATCAATCGCGTTCATTTTTTTCTATCTTCCTTTTCTTCTCAATAGTGTTCCAACACACTAGGAACCCCACCAAAATATTTTGATGAAGAACCTTAGCAGGCTAGACTCCTGCAATCCCACCCCACTCCAAGCCATTAACCATATCTGTATCAAATTTTACATCTTCACCTGATTCTACTCGCAAACTTTGTGTATCTTCCCGCTCACCATCGTGTGCCAACCTTTGGATAAATTTGCCGTCAAAAACAAATGTGTGTGTTGATGTGATTTTCATTCCACCCTTTTTCAGGGTAATTTCCGGGCTGTTTACGTCTTTACAGATTTGCTCTTGAGTGAAAACTTTACGTGTCATTTTCTTTCTCCCTTGTGGTATGTCTGGTGGTTGTAAGCTTTCTTCTCTCTTTCTTGCTTACGATATTAGTATAACACACTATGGTGGTAAAACCAAAATTTTCGGCAACTTTTTCTATGTGACATGAGGCACAAAAAATAGTGTGGCCACCCGGAATCAATCCAAGCAACCACACTAATCAATTACATCACACTGACAAAACTACCACTCTGAAGACTCCCAATACGACCACTGGTCAAAATGCATATCCTGGTCACCATAAGCAGCGACATAAGCGTAATCAAAATCAGACATGTCGTCCTCCCAACAAAATAGTTTCTTTCCTATTAAGTACCAGTCAAGTACTAGGAACCCCACCCCTCCACACGATGGGGAACCTCAACACCGAACTAGAAACCAAACTGACTCATAAAGAAAACTTCATCAGCCTTTGGGGCCTTATCCTCCAGCCCCTCAAAAGCATACGGATTATTTAGCCTATCCAAATAGTTCATTACACCCAACCAATCTCTTTCTTAACTTCTTCTACAAAGGACTCCCAACGGTCCTTAAGAACCTTGATGAAGATACGTTCATCGCCATCAGTTGTTTCAGGAAACTCAAATGATTCAAGCCGCGAAACAAAAACCTTATCTGCCTCATATTCGGCAAATTCTTCATTGTGCCGAACATTCATCACATCAAGCCGGGTTGCCCAAGCAGTTTTAGCGTGCTTCAGCATGGTTCGGCGGGTACCGTAGTACAGACCATCGTCGATAAAGGGTACGTTCTTGTGGAAAATCTTCTCTAGCTCAGTGCAGTTGAACATTTTTGTATCTCCTTTTTGGTAGTGAAGTGAATTGGTTCCGGGTGTTTAGTCGATTATGAAAGACTCACAGAAGTCAATCAGCGCATCAACATTGCAATCAATGGTGAGCTGGTCTAAGAACTGCTCCATGTGATCACGGGGTTTCAGAAGAATGTTCGCCATGAACATCAACAGTTCGGTTTGTTCGTCGTGCTCCCATTTGTTTTCAAAGGGGAAGTACTCTTCAGCAAAGTAGACAAAATCGTCAAACATGTTCTCAGGGCTTTGCGCTGGTTCGCTGTTGTCCATGCCCTCGCAGAATGTTTCAAAGAATTTATCTTCGATTTTGTTTGCGTTGTTTGCGCTGATGTTCATGGTGTTCTCCCTTTGGTCTTAGGTGTTTGGGCTTGTTCCCTTTTGCCTTACATATATAGTGTAACACACGTGTTGGCATAAACCAAAATCTGTGCGTATGGTGTGCGTCACAATTTAAAGCACTACAAAACCCGGGTGACTATTCACCCGGACAATGTTAGCCCCCCCTAAATCATTTTCCTATCAAAGAACACATAAGGCTTCTTGTTTTCATCATAAGAAGCGTAATCCGGCAAAGCCTTAATCTGCTCCAACAGAGCCGGGTACCCATCATGATTCAAGAACTTCTCAAGTTGCCGAACCATTTCCTGTTTAGTACCAGCGAACAAAAGCATATCAATGAGCAGCGGTTTGTTTTCCTCCCGAACAGGTGCTGCCATGATCGTATCGACAACCTTTTTCTCAAAAACATTCGCGTTCATAATGATACTCCTTACAAAACAATTGGTCATGGTGATTAGTGTTTAGTACACTCACAACCCAACAACAATCTTGTTGGGAAATGTAGCGGATTAAACCCCTAGAATTTCGTCAATGGTTGCATCAATGCCCTGAACTGTAATGCCATTTGCGGACAATCCCACTTCATCAAGTGACTTCCAACCATCAAGAGAAAGAATCTCATAAGCAGAGTTGAATTGAACGCCAGTGCACCGAACGTATAGCGGCAAAGCAGAATGCTCATTACCGCTGTACGTTGCCACCGTTTTGATCAACATCGAACCCTGTAGCGTGAAAAATGTATTGGAAGCAGCATATCTGGTTTCGTTGTTTTTGATTTGGGTCATGCCGTCATTCTTCGGCAAATCATCCATGTTGAAAGAACGACGCGGGGTGATGGTCTTAAGCATTTTGTATCCTCCTGGATACTATTGGTTGGTGAAGTAGTGTTTAGAACACTATCAACCCGGCAAAACAATTTTGTCGAGAAGATTAGCGGGCTAAACCAAAACAAGGTGGTGCTTTTGAATTTCATCAATCATGGTATCAACATCATTTACATCATAGAACTTGTCGAACAAGTGCTTTGTTCCAAGGAAGAAGTTCAGTACCATTTCCCCGTTGAACTTGTTGGCTACAGCAAAATTGACGCTGTTTGAATCAACACAAACCGTGTTGTCATTCAAGCTGTACATGTCGGTGATGAAATCAAGGTTTTTCATAGCGTCCATGATGTTGTGTGCGAACATTTTCTTTCTCCCTTATGGTAGGTGGTCTTAGGTGATTTGGCTTAAGCAACCATTCCCTACCCCAAATTGTTTCGGGGTAAGTGATCATTACTTAAAACATTGCTTCTTCCGAATTGAAAGCATCTTCCGCAATTTCTACTGAAGTCCAAAAGTCAGCATCTGGATCAACAATGAACCCGGATTTATCAACCCGAACATTGCCGTCTTCGTCAATTTCTTCATGCCAGATTAGCATGTTGCTTGCAATTTCACCCGCGAGATAGTGCATTTCTGGCGGTAGTGTCGGTAGCACTTGCTGATTGATGTAGTCGCTTTTGGTTGCGTAGATGGTGGTCATTTTGGCTTCTCCCTTACTAGAGTGGTGGTTGTTTTGGCGTGCTACTTTTTGTAGCTTAGTGGTCAATCAGGATTTGCACCTGAACCGGATTCACGTTAAGACTTCTTCCCCTTGCCCCTTTTTGTCCCGATTTTGTTTCACCCCATATCCCCGCGAGATATTATCCCCACTCCCCTTTGGTTCACACCCCTTTTGTGAATCCGCACTAGATTTGACCTAGTACATGTTCCTCAGTCTTTTTGTATCGATGTTTTTCTAGCTGTCTTGGCAGAATCTGTGTTCCACTCTTGCTATCGGACGATACCGACTTGCTTCACTATGTAGTTGTTATACAACGCTTATCAGTTTGTTTTGAGTGTTTCCCTTGTGGGTTTCTCTCTCCCTTGCTGATAATTTAAATATACGTCATGGCTCAATTGTTGTCAACATTAAAAATCCATGCTACACCCGTGTGGGGGTAAATTCATCAAACATGTAGTTCAACACACACAAATCAAGTCAAGGCAATGCAACCCTGCGCGTACAGAATCAATCTCCCAACCATCTAGCCAAACCGTCACAATGACAATAAACCAACACACAACCACACCAACACTAAACGTCACACTAAACCGTCACAAACAAAACAGTGACAAAACAACGCCGAACACCAACCCGCACCAATAACATCACGTGACAATAAAACCAGGAATTGACAACCAGATGCCGAAATGGTAACGTTACACTTGCAATTAATAATAAAGAGAAAGAGAGACTTATAAGCTTCACATAACAAAAGGAATCATAATGGCTAGTCTACAAAAAGTTTTTGAGGCCAATACTTCCGGGTGTGAAATAACGGAGTATGACAACAATATAACGGCACAACATTTAACTAAGCAATTCAAAATGGTATTGTACCCCAAAGGAGAGTATGACCATGTGAGCGATAGCTTTACGCCGAAACTTTTTGTACACTATGTTTCTTGTGATGGTAGATTTAATGAAGTAGAGCTACCGGAATATGTTGAAGATTCTACTATGTCAATTAGTAGTGATGTTTGGGCTATGAAGCAGTTTGCTAAGCCTAAAATTACATCAGATATTATTTAGTTGTTGTGTCACCCAGTGGTAGTTTGGAGTGTTTTGTTATGCAATTTTTCACATTTTTGCACGAAGTTTTGATCCACTACACAATTGTAGCACGTAGCATACATGAAGCGCTGCACAGGGGATAACCACGTACAACTTAAAGAACACACAAAACGTACACAAAACACCATATAGCACACAACAAAATACCGACAAAATAAAGTGCACAAAATAACTCGGGGGACACAGAAAATAATCGGCCAAAACCACTGCAAAAACTTTGGTTCACATACACAAAATAAAACGCGCCGGGAACCACCAAAGCACCCCAACAAAAACACCGTTATATAACCAAAACGAATCCTGTCGCAAACACATACACAAACCACCCCAAAAACCAACTTCCAAAATAGTAAAAATTACCCTTTTTAGGTTTCCCCTCTAAAAATATTTAAACCCCCTGACCATGTGCAGACAATCAGGGGGGCCAATCTACATAGAGCCAACGCAATGACCCACAAACTTCACACAACCTTACGCCACAAGGAGTCATGACTACCGGGAGAAAAACCCTAAAAGAACCCAGCAGGAAGTGTTCTTCGCTTGCACCCATATTATAACACAAACCAACAAACAAAGTCAACCCGGCGCGACAAAAAAAAATATTCCCCACTACCACCCGACGCTATACCGTTGCAAAGTCACGCCGAACAATAGTGAGGAACATCAAGACAACCCTAGGAAAAGGATTAAATCGTAACATGCACAAGGACAATATCTGATTGCCATCACACAATATTATAACAAACCCCCGATAAAAAGTCAAATAAAAAATCCCCACCAGATATGATCAAGCAGGAGGACAATCATACCCGGTGGGGATTCCCACCATATCACCAGACCCAAAGAAAGGAGTCCGTCAACAAAGGCGACCAAACCCTTGCTGACAAACACTATTATACACAACCAACACAATCATGTCAACCCCAAGATCAAAAAAAAAAGACCACCGAATAAAAAAAATAAAACTGATTAGCTTTGGAGAAGAAACGAAAAGACTAAACCACTCCGATTCCTATGGTTTCTATTCTTCCCTGATGCTCTTTCCCTGATTTTTTCTAGTCCCTGTGATATCTTTTTACGCCCATCAGTTATCTCCCCTATGGTTTTCTGTATAACCTATAGGGTATTCTGTCCTTGTCTAGTATCGTCTGTGTTCTTCTATAGGCTCCGTAGTATTTCATATACTGTCTTCTCTCGGATACTATACTGTTATCTTCTCTATGGTTTTGTGTATGTTTGTATCCCTATAGGAATTTGTTGTGCTGCCTCCCGGCACGGCATTAATTTTTGTTTGAGTAACTATGATTTCCCCCGGCATTATTTTATCCCCTATAGGAATGATGTTTACCCGGCAAGACTTTTTCACCGGCAAAGTATTAGTTAAAGTTCCTATAGGGGATATGACTGACACCATTTGTTGGGTGGGGTTGTTTAGTGCCCCGGCAAGAGCTTAAGAAAAGCCCCGGCCTTAAACCCAACAATAAATAACCATACACTATATGGATTAGTATTGTCAAATCGTGGTGTAGATATGCGTATACCCCCGGCTTAATAATGATAAAAAGACCGGGGGCTACACACCATCCATACTCTCTAAGTTCCAAGAAGACGCTCAATCATTCTCGGTACTCCCGTAACCGGTTCCAATCGGTTACAAGAAATACTATAACACACTAGCCCGGAACATGTCAAATCCAGAAAGCACTTAACCCCCAGCCAATTCAAATTAATGAATCAACCAGGGGTTAAATACTCTAGGTTCCATAGGAATGTAATCATGTAGCAGACAATCACGTTCCCCATTTTGTACCAGTGCTGGCTACCGGCACAAGCCTTATTATAGCACTAAGCTAGTGTTGTTGTCAAACCTGACTCTTCGGCGGATGCAACGTAGTATGAAAATCAAAGCTATTCCCATTCCGGTCCATGTTGTACCAGTGTTCCCACTTCAACACCACAAGCTCAAAAGCCTTAAGGATATAGTCTTTGACTACACTACCCGGCACAACCTCGTACCGGTCCCACTGCTTCACGAACACAGCCTTATTATCCAATGCCCGTTGCTTACCCTTGTATACGCGCAATACTTTGTAGGGGCCAATATTCTCGAATACAGCATACCCGTTCAGATAGTGGTTGTATTCGATATCCCAAACACCCTCAGCTTGTCCACGCTTCGGCCACTTAACTACCAATTTGCTCATTATCTTTCCTCTTCCCTACTTACTCACTTGTTGATTTGATCAGTATCCACGTAGCAACAATAAGGCAACTTAACATCACTAAACCATCAATTACATGCATTTTTACCCTCATTTATCAGTAGAGATTATCATGATCATTCCGGCTACCACGATACCAACTAGCGCAAGAATGAACACTGATACCTACCTGTTGTCATAAAACCACCCAGTAAACAGCATTACTAACCAAACAATCATCAGCCCGGAAATAATCAAAACAGGACTGCACATACCTACACTTCCAGCTTCTCTTCCAGCCACAATGCCGCCTTAGTTAGCAACATAAACGTAGAACCTAGAACAAACACACATACCATTAGGAAGATAAGAAGCAGTACTGGAACGCTTATGTTAAGCACTATTTGCCATAGTATATCCGTGTTCATTTCTACCCTCCTAATTCCTCTAGGAACTGTTGTAGTTTAGTCTGTTCCTGCTGTAGCTTGAAGCTATTTAGGCCGAAAGTAGTGTGCACGAATTCCCGGCACCATTCATAAAACCCCATCTCAGGGCCATATTTCTCATTGAAAACTTCCGGCACACTCAACAGCCCATCATGATACAAGTCTGATAATGCTTGCGAGAACACGGCAATCTGCGTAGACAATAGAAGCATCTTCTTTGTCTCAGTAACATCAAATGGAATCAAGTCTGTATCTATGTCAGCTAGCGCTGTTTCCGGAACTAAACCATTGGCTTGTTGCTCCGCAAGTTCTTCCTCTAACTGCCTAGTCAAAGCATGTATCGGCTTCACAACATTATGCTGGTGACCACCACAGTCACCAACGTGAACCTTTTCTTCTTCACCCATGTTAGTAGATGTTGGTTCGCTTCTCGGTATTGCGTTTTTCACCTGTTGCGGGGTTGATAACACCGGCTTTACCGTCTGCTTCACCCGAAATAACCTGTGCTTTGATTAGGTCATGGTCTTGCTCAGTTGCCTTACGGCCAAGCACATTCACTTCCGGGAAGTAGACTTCACTACCATCAGGTGCCAGATCGAATCCCCATCGCACTTGCACGGCAATACCAATCTTATCGCACCGGGTCACAATCTCATCATCGAACGCGTTGATATCAGACTGCTTGATATTGTCGGAAGTGTACTTGCGTTGAACGTCAGCCATTATTGAACGTAATTGGTTCATTTCGTATGGGGTCGGCTCTACATAGTTTTCTTCCGGTATTTTTTCTTCTTTAATTTTGTTTTTGTTGGCTAATTTTGATAGATCGTATGCACCATCAAAGTTCATCCGCGCGTTCCTTCCTTATTTTTTTTATTGGTTTGTTTTATGGCTTGTACCATAGGGTTTATACACTTATATTTTTAATAACCTAATTTTACACATTTTTGGATATTAATATATTTGTGTATTTCATCATAGTCCATTGTACCTATCATTGTGCACTACAATGAACCCTAGCAGTGCGCCGAATGCCATTAACGCAAGTGTGAAAGCTAATTGTACGATCATCAAATCCCCTTTCCTTTAGTAATTTCATTATAGATATCTTTCACTAAGTAGAAGATCATCGACACCAAATAACATCCGATTAGAGCAAACATTGTCAGAGCAAATATCGCCACAATCGTCAGAATAACATCCATGCCGCTAGTACCTTCTGCCATGGTCACAGAACAAAAGATATATCACCATGAAGAAACAAAACCAAACAATAAAATCCATAATAGACACCCTATTTCTCCCGCAATTTCTTAGACCGTTCCCACCAACCAGAATCAAACTTAGACTCTACAACAGTAGTCCTGTTATCTCTTATGGATTGGCTAGTCTTTCGGGAATAAGTTGACTCTACAGAGTAACCCTTCTTATGCTTTCCGGGAAAAATAATATCGTTCCCGAATGGCTTTTCATCATCAAAACCTTCAAATTTACTCATAAAACCATTTTAAAAGTTCCAACAATAAAAGTCAAGCACAAAACGGATTAAATTACTTTGTTTTTGTGCTTACCCGCCCGAAAAATACCAGATGTTTTTGCGGAAAATTATACTAAAAATGGTTGTGCATAAAACTTTGATACTATACACAACCACGAATTATTTAAACAGGAATAACCTGATTACAAGATGCGCACAAAGACGGTCGGTTACCCTGCAAAATGTACCCTGCAAACCGTTCAACTACTTGTTCATTACCTGGATACATGTGAGCGCTACGGGCGATAAACTCCGCAAGTTCCCGCCACGTGTTGCCACCATTGATGTAGGCAAAAGCATGACCTGATACCTTTCCAAGAAGACGATTAGAAAGACCAAACATCTCCCCCAACGCCTTCACAATACTCAAAACATTATCGGAATCAATATCTTCATCAACATCAGCATTGTCAACAAAAACATTATCCATCGTAGACGAAACAGCAAACGTAACGTTCGCAAGAAAACCGTCAGCATTCACTCGTGCTGTTTCCACCTTAGAAAACTCATTAGTCAACGCCGCATTATACTTCTTACCATCATGTTCAAACTCATAAAGCTTAGCTACATAAAACTCTTTAGTAGAACTTGATGGGATGGCCAAACGGAATTGGCCCAAATCACTACTCTTCATATCAATGAGCGAGTAATGTTTACCCTCACCAAACGCTGTAATCTCCAGGTCATCACCGAATGTATCGGCAATCTCACGTACCATACTAGATGGGGTTACACTATCCAACGACCGGGTAGATGCCCCAACAATAGAGTTGTTCTTTGTTTCAAGGACAATGGTTTTATCACCCTCGGGGTTGCTTTCATCAAGCCAGAACCGGATATTATCTGCTTGCAATGCTGGTGGGCATTTAACCAGATAAGAACCGCTAACCCCGATTGCTGCTCCGAACTGCTTCAGTCCCTCTTCAGCAAAATTAAACGCACCCTTACCATATACTGTTGCCGTCATTTCATCATCAACAGAAACATTGGTAAGCAGAATCTCATGTTTTTTAGAGATTCGATCACATTCCTCAGCGAACTCTGTATAGCTCTTTGGGTACATTAGAATTCCTCTACATCTTGGATATCATCATGGTCTTCCCCGTTGTAGTAAGGTTCAATCCCAACCCCCGGAAGACGCTTTACCTTGGAAACTTTGCGATACTCTACAAAGAACTCTTCCCCGTCTAGCAACCGAACTTGCCCCATGATTGCCGGATAGTTTGAATCCCACTCCCCCGTTTCCCACTTCTCACCATTGGCCACCACCAAACGGTATTCCATCCAACCATCGTCAATAAGCTGCTTCTCTACCATTCTTTTCTTTCCTCGCGCATAGATGTTTAATCCCGCTAGGTGAACTTAACAACAAAACCTAGCGGGAAATCTCCTTACAGATTGACACTATAGCGTGTTAGTCAATAACGTGTCAACTACTGCCTTGACCTGCAACTTTATGTCACAATCAGTGTCTTTAACTCAAACTTACCCTCTGGTGAAGTCAGAGCGTACACTATCTTCTTAGTGCGATCGTTAAATCCAAGACGCGCATACACATGAGGCATCAGGACCATATTCTTAGTTGAGCCTTCAAAAACAGTCTTCACTGGTCTAGACTCAATCGCGCTGCGAGACTTTATTTTGTCTTCGTAAACGAAATAAAAAATTGTCTCCGTAAACGAATCGTGAACCTTAATCTCCCAGACACCCTCGGAAGACACACCAGGAATCACACTGGTTGCCGCCACATGGTGAAGATTGTCAATCAGTAGGCTAGTGTCATTGACCTGTTCCGCAACCTCCCCAAAATTCTTCCGGGACAAGATATGTAAGAACTGGCGGTCAGCATAACATCCTAGCACAACATCGTTATCCACGTCAATATTGGCAATGGGCACATCGTTAATGACCTGCAAGATACCGGTTTCATCTGGTCGGTAAACTCGGACATAGAACTTGTTGTCATCCTTCTTAGTGTGGATTAAGAAACCAAAACGGTTAGCACAGAACCCGTACCACTTTTCATCATCTTCGTGATCAAAACGAATGCTAGAACCCATTGTGGACATATTCAATCCAGCAACCGTGTTCTTCAGAGTATTATTCCCCGCATCAGTGGACGTATTACAGAACACATAAGAAAACTCTTGACCAGGAAGAACATCAAAAACATGCCCTTCCATGAATGTTTGACCATAGCCTAAACCATGAACACCCTCACCATCATTCTTAAGGGCCTCACTTAAACCAAAATGATCAACCCATTTAGAAAAATCATTAACACGAATACGAGACAAAACTACTCACTTTCAATATCTTCATCAGGCTCAATCTCATCAACATCATCAAAAACTTCTTCAGAATCGATTGAACCGTTTTCTTCTTCAGAAATACGACGGGTAATTTCCCGCCAATATTCAGCCGGGACTACTTCACGAATAATCTCCATAATCTTGTTAGTCTTATAAATAATATCCTCAATCTCTTGAGAATCCCTAGCCTCTTGCCTAATCTGGTGAACCTTAGTAGCAGCCTCCATACCAGTTTTCAAATCAACAAAAGACGACTCACTAACAAGAGTCTGGTAACCTCGAACCATCGCTGTTTCGAAGAAAGCCTCCGGTGTAATAATATTAGTTACACCGTCAATATAATCAATTTCCTGCTTACGCGCATTCTCTTCAAGAATACGCCGATAAACAACACGCGCCGTATCATCCTCAGTAAAATGCTTTTTAGCATGATTATAAAGAGAATTAATACTAATCCGGTCTTCTTTAGACAGCTTATTATTATAAAGCTCAATATCCTTGTGGATTTGAGTAATAGTCGCGCCCATAGAAAGAGCACGGTGAATAATCGGCAACAACTCAGGTTGCCTACAAACCTTACAACGCCGCTCTTCCTTAAACTGATACAGCCTGCCAGCTAACTTAAGCTGCTCAACTTCCTTTTCAACACGCTTTCTCAACGCGGCCTTATTTATCTTTACCGGCTCATAGCTCACACAAGATCATCCTTATCATTCTTGCGGCAACCAGCCTTAGGGTTATGCGCACGATTGAAAATACCAGAATAATAAGCCTTATCCGGCACACCAACCTGAGTATATACCTCTTTAGACCTACGCCTAAGCATCTGCTCCTCAGTCAAAAAGCCCTTCTCGCCACGCTTTAACCCGCGAGAACGCTCTTTCAGCCAATCGTTAGCCTCATTTTCTAAATTCCAGTCAATGCCGGATTTAGCTGATTTTCCCTCATCTTTTTTAGTCACACTAAAGCCCCACGCAACTCAATACTTTTTTCTTCTTGTTCTTTATTAAATTGTTCCATTCTGCCATCAACAATTTTCTTTCGTTTAATTTCTTTGACTTTCTTGTTCTCTTTCAAGCAAGACTTCATAAGAACAGTATTGTCATAAAACAGAATAAGCTTATTCATTGCAGAAGTGAACTTCAACGCAACAACATTAGTATTAGAAGCACTAGGGAACAAAGCATCTCGGATTTCGGCGTAACTACGCTCTTCAAAACAAACAGCCCGGAAAACCACTTTCTCCAAAAAAGTAAGCTCGCCAAACCCGTTCATAAGTTCACCAAAATAAATGGTCTCCCTACCTATTTTAATGAACTCCAGTGATGGGCCGTTTTCCTCAATAATATCAGCAAACAGTTCAAGGTTACGATAAATATTGAGGAAAAACTTACGCCGATCTACTGAAACTTCAGGGATTCTTCCGACTTGTAAGACCTTATGCGCCATTCCCTAATACGCTCCATAATACGTTGAAGATTATTAATTTCCTTCAACAGTATATCAGAACTATTCCACAAGCAAAACTTATAGAACGCAAAGTATCTAGATTCCCGCGTAGCTTTGTGAGCGAAAGAATTTCGGTCACCCTGTGTACCGTCTAACAAAGACCTATACGAATCCTGATACTCATCACGGTAAATATATTTTGCGAAAACAGCCTCTTGGAACAGGGAGTTATTTTGTACGGCTAACTCTGTCCGCGCCTTTTGCAACTCAAAGATAGCCGACTCAATATCAAAACCATCAAGTAACGACCAGTCTTCTTTGTAAGAACCATCCTGGTTTCTTTCCCAAACAATACGACCATTCTCATCAAAAACAGTCATACCATTCTGATTAACCTTTGGAACCCGGATATTACCATAAACAGCATCAAGCGCCTTGAAGATGGTAATGAAGTGGTTTTTAGTGATAGTGTCGGAAGCTGCTCTGATTCTCGCTAATACAAGCTCATCTTCCTTCTTCCACTTGAACTCAATCTTAGAAAGAAGATTGGTTTTCTCCCAACCAATAACCCGGTGTTCCTCTACCGTTTCTTCCGACTGGTCAAGTTCATCCGCTTGTTCTTGCATCAAATCTTGTGCTACACCGTCTGCAACATCGCCCCACCTATCCATTTTCACACCTCCCATTCATTGTGCACCAGAGCCACATGCCCAATCGCTATAGCGTCGTAAACGTCTGGTTTCATTTTCTTTTTCAAGTCAAGTAGTTGCGGATAAATACTTTCAACCGCCGCGCGAACTTCAGCTTTTTCAGCGCGACCATTTCCGCAAACCAACTTCTTGACTGTGGTGGGTGTCCTGCCAAACCACTTCTTTTCTTTTTGGAATGTAACAACTTTGACAACGGACGCGATAGACAAAACCCGTTCACGCTGATTCATCCTCCCAAATGACGGCACAATCTCCCACGCAACAGCATCAACACCAGAGATTTTATCCTCAAAGAATGGTATTGCTGACTTCATTTCCTCATTGATTTTGTCATTAAAACCATCCTTGGAAGACTTGAATGATTGAAATCCATAATCAACAAGCCCATTCTCTGAACAAATAATAGCCCAACCAGACTTACTTACACCGGGGTCAAACCCTAAAACTTTCACTTAGAATCTTCTCCCCAACAAACATACCTGAATGGGCATTCCTGCATTATACCACTACCCGGCTCGCAACATGGTTTCGGCATGATATCTAGCGCCAAGTCATCGCGCACACTATCAAACTTTTCATACACTTCCGATAGTTTCGCATCGTTTCGTGGAACCTGGAATTCCTTCATGCTATAAGGCCAGCCTGATTCCAGAACCATCAAAACGCCGTGGTCATGGCCTGAATTATCCATACCCATAGAAAGTTGAATATCCCAACTTTCCTTAATATGGTCTTGTTTCTTGAAGCTAAAAGAGTTCTGCGTCTTGAACTCTACCGGAATATCACCTTCACCGGGGATTGTAGCAATAGCATCAATACGGCCACGGCACATATGCTCTTCATTCACATACTCAAACTCAATATTCTCACGCTTAAGAATACCCGCCATAACCATTTGCTCTTGCACAATAGCATGAATCGCCGTGCCCATAGCCAAGGTCATTTCACCAGACAATGTACGACGTTGTGGAAGTTTTTTCTTAGAAAGCTCAGGGTGAAACTCTAGCCACAGTCTTCGATGCCCCATCAATGGGTGAGTAGACGGGTGAAAATAACCATCACCAGAACCACCAACACCCTTAGTCCCATCCGGCTTCGTCAAACCATAATATGGTGATGAATCAATCTCAACTTGATACGACTCAGGCCACTTATTGGAAACAATAGCTGCTTCAAGATGCGGGAGAATTTTCTGCCTATTCTCAATTTTAGCTAGAAAATTACCAATATTAAACTTAACCAAAACTTCACTTCATTTTCTTAATAATACTGGTTAACGTTTTCTTTGTTTCTTCCGGTGCCACATAAATAATCTTCTCAATCAAATCAATTTCATCACTGGTAAACTCAGACTTAGCGGCCTTTTCAATCTCGCAAAAATCATCAAAAGACAACGCCACATAATCAGTATTCAAACCCTTACCGTTATTAAAACGAATCGGGAGAATAAACCGTGTGCCATGTTGCGCCGCCTTCTCAATCCATTGAGACATAAAATCCCACTTGATTGAATAAGAACCCTTCTCAGTGCACTTAGCATCAGCCATTAAACGGAAATCAGAATCGTAATCTGTTCCGACACCATCAGAAATATCATAAAATTTGGAGCCAGATGAAACAGTGCCCCGCAAACCCAGAGCATCCTGAACATCTGACTCCCATTTTTCCCACGGCTTAAGGGGCATTACTTCAATGCAGCCAATCCCGAAAGACTTTTAACAGTATTCTCTAAAAGCTCAATATACTCATTAACTGCATACATTGCCTCTAGAAAATCCGGGTACTCTCCCTGTTCACTCAGATTAACCACAGGCGTGTTAGAAGCAAAAAGATCAATCGCCTCAATCTGTTCAGCTTCTAAGTGAATCTTCTCACTGAAAGACTGGTGAAGTTCCTCGCGCAATTCCTTCTCTTTAGCCGCCGATTCGTCAAGAATCTCCTTTACGGCATCACTCATCTGTGTTTCTTCTTTCTTACCCAATTACTTAAATCCTCCGTTAATAAAAGCCTCATTGAAGCTTGTTGTAATTTTGTTGTCTTCTTCACTAAGTTCAGCCTCATTAGTGCCAAAACTAGTTACACTTGACGTGCCTTTTTCTTTAACCGCGTCAAGAACTTGATTGGAAATCTTTTCAGCGATTTCCGTATTTTCCCGCAAGAAATTACTTACTCCATCGACCGATTGAATCTTCCCGTCAGGAAAAAGATCGTGGTAATACCACGCGCCTTTTCGCTCAATCACACCAGTCATCACAGACAACCGCACAATCTCCGAAAGACGGTCAATACCAAAACCATATTTTTCAGTAAAAACATTGTAGAACGGCCACCACGCTACTCGGAACGGTGCCGCAAGCTGGTTCTTAATCACCTTAGCAATGATTGAATAGCCAATTTGAACATCTTCACCATTGATTTTCTCTACATACTTATCCTTACCCGGTTTCAGCTGGATACGCAGAACACAAGCATGTTTCCACTTCTTACCACCGGGTGTGATGAACCTGTTGTACCCACCCATATCCTCACGTGCCTGGTTAATACCAACCGTGCACACCTCGTACTTATGGGAGAACACAGACGCTGTGGTAGCAAAATGGCCAACACCCAGTGTGTTACCACCCATAGCTACTTTTTCCTGCTCACGGGAAGTAGGCGCGCCACCAATACTATCTAACAGAACATAGGAAATAGCCCCGGAAGAACAAATCTCCCGGTACATAGCGGTAGCCTGCTCAATATCATCCGGCCAGACAATAATAACTCTATTGGCTTTTTCTTCGCCAATGAGCATTCTAATCCAATCGGAAGAAAGTTTGTGTTCCAAATCAATAATTGCCGCGCCTCTTTCAGGGAACTTGTCAAGAAAGTTAGACATGGCCAAAATACCTAGAGTAGTCTTGCCAGCGCCCTCAGTTCCCGCGATTTCAACCACTCGGTTATGAGGAATACCGCCCGTACCAATGGCAAAATCAAGCGCTAAGGAACCAGATGGAACATAAATCGACGGCTCCATTTCTGTGGCCGTAGAAATAGCGGTATCCCCGTACTTCTTTTGAACAGATCGCTTCAGCTTAGAAAGCTCATCCAAAGTAATTTTCCTTAAATAGTAAAGAAATGATCAGAGAAAGCAAAAGGCTTGTTGTCTTCAGTATACACCGCAATAAGGTTACTCACCACAACACTACCCTTATTCACAATCCGGTGATTCTTCTTCTCGCTCTTAATGAATTTAGAGCGCTTGTCACTCCGCTGGAATGGGTCACTAGGTGTGCAAACAATGGCAGAAATAGCTTTATCACTAACTTTTGTTGGCTCACCACAGAAACGGTAAGTGCGCAAAAACAACTCTTTGATTTTGTCTGCGTAAATTCCCATTGGGTGCGAGACAACAAGCTTCTTGTTCGGTGTGCCACACGCGTCAAAGAAACCCTTGCAGAACTCTTCCCGCAGGATAACCCCACAATTGATTACTTTATCCCACTCAGAATCATCACCCGTTGCAAGTAGAGTTAGCTTATTAAAATCGTCACTGTTACACTTTGCTCGCACAAGGTGATCACTGTTAGCCCGCACGCTGAATTCGTACCGGTTCTTATCGATCAGGGCTTCAATCGCCAGCTTGTCTGCCATAGGATATGAAAACACGCCATTAGCAAAAACAGACAATTGCCCTAGCATGTACCCGAAAGCATATGAATCCTTGTATCCCACGCCTTCACGGGGAAGTTCAGCCGTCTTAGCATAACCTTTTGTTTCATTGGATACACGCGCGGCCTGAAACTCGGCAAGGTTAGGAAGAACCTTAAACTTGTTAAGTGTTCCTTCTTTCACCTGGTGACCGTCAGAAACAACAACGTCGTACATGCCTTCAGTACCCAGAATTTTATCCCCGGGACTTAGCTCACCAACAGTGATTTTGCTTTTCTTATCATGTCGGTCAACATAAACAACTTCATTTTTGTTCAGCAGAACATGCTCAAAACTGCTCATTTTTATAATCCAGTCTTTCTACTCTTTTTATACAAGCGGAACCACCATCAAGCTTAGTGGCCAAAACAATCATTGGCTTAGACTCCTCAACAAGAGCTGAGATTCTTGCCCAATCTTTGGCAAAACAAATCATACTAAAAACTTCATCATCGAAAGTAATATCAATGAAAGCCATTTCATTACCGTTACGGTCGATATGCTTCTTCACCAGTGAAGTTTTACCGCCGATAATAACATTATTACCCGGCTCAACTTCCTCAAACTCGTCCATCGTGGTAATACACGACTCGCGAATCATTGGCTCAAACTTAGCCAAAGGGTCACGAGTAATAAAATTACCGGTAAGCTCTAATTCTATCTGATAAACAACTTCCTCATCCGTAAAATCAGGAACCTCTACACCCTTGACCTTCTTCATGTCATAATAGGTTCTAAGAAGACTACTCCGATCAAGGTGTAACGAATCAAACGCCCCAACTCTAATCAGTGTGGTGACGACCGTCTTGTTCACACCTTGCTTTTTGGTCTTATCCAAGAAGTCATCAAGCGAAAGATACGGCTGATTCTTAACAATAGCGTCCGTTGCCTTACCACCAACTCCCTTGAGCGACAAGAACCCATAGTGAATAGTGTTCCCGTCAATGGAAAAGCCAGCTTGTGATGCATTTACATCCGGTGGAGCAATCTTAATCCCCTTGCGCCTAGCCTCGGACACATAGCTATTATACTTGTCCTTGTCCGTAGTTGCAAGTGCAGTCAAAAACTCGATAAGGTAGTATTTTTTAACCCACAGTTCCCACGCAGCCAAGATAGCATACCCAACCGCATGTGACTTGTTGAACGCATAGATAGCCGTTGTTTCGATACCACGCCAGATATTCTCCGCATCCAGCTGAGGGTTACCAGTCTCCGACAATTCAACGAACTTAGGGTTAGAACAAGCGCGCTCAATAAACTCAATTTTGAGCTTCTTCATTTCCTCCATCTTTTGCTTAGAAATGATTTTGCGCACCTTGTCGGCTTCAGTAGGACTGAACCCGGAAATGACCTGAACAGCCTTCATCACTTGTTCCTGATACACGACAATACCCATCGTGTCCCCAACGACTTCATCCATCATGGGGTGATCGGAATGAACCGGCTCAATCCCTTCCCAGCGATCCAAGAACACATCAAGAAGACCAGCACGAACAACACCCGGCCTGTTAACGGAAAACAGAATCGCAAGCTCTTCCACATTCTTAGGCTTAATCCTACGACCAACTTTAGTCATTGATGTAGTTTCAGCCTGGAAAATACCGTTCACGTCACCTGTTTCAAAGCACTTCCAAATATCCGGGTCATCGAAATATTTATCATCAAAAGACAAATAATCCAGATCGACACCGTGACGCTCCAAAATAAGGTCATGTGCGACCTGCAAAGTATCCAGGTGCCTCAATCCAAGAACATCAAGCTTAACAAAGCCTAGCTCTTCGACTTCGTCCTTAGTAAAAGCGGAAGAAATACCGCTGTTACCCTTCCTTGTTGGAAGAATACCCAAAAGCGGTTTGTTGGACACAACAACACCAGCCGCATGTGTTCCTGGCTGCCTAATAACCCCGGCCATTTTGTTCATCTTCTCAAACAATTCAGGATACCGCCGGATAAACGGCTTCAGGTCATCACCAGCTTGATCAAGAACTTCTTCCCAACTCACATCAACCCTAGCCGTGTCAATATCCTTGACCTTGCCAAGAATCTTAGACATCTGGTTAGCCTCTTCAAGCGGAATGCCGTAAGCCCTACTCAAATCCTTCAGCAAACCTTTAGGCTTACCTGTACCCAGCGAACCAATACCACAAATGTGGTCATGACCGTATTTGTTCCCTAGATACTCAACAACTTCACCCCGTCGTGATTTAGGGAAATCCAAATCAATATCCGGGAACCCTTGCCTATCCTCAGAAATAAATCGGCTAAAGATAAGGTCATATTTTATTGGGTCAACCTCGGTAATATCCATCACGTAAGCGACCAGAGAACCACCGGCTGAACCACGGGACGGCCCCATAAGGATATCCGAATCATGCTTGCACCAGCGGGAATAATCAGCAACCACATTAAAATAACTGTGGAACTTTTTATCAGTGATTGTTTTAATCTCTGATTCTAGACGCTCAAAATAAAGTTCAGCATCCAAGCCACGCTGAACAATTTTACGCTCAAAGCCCTCAGAAACAGTATCCAGGAATGTTTTCATTTCGTCACGTTCAGAATCAGAAAGTGACGGCATATGAAGACCAGACTCAACCTCAACGTTACACTGTTCCGCAATCCAAGAAGTGTTCTTAATAGCCTCCCGGGTAATATCCTCAGAGATACCATGCTTAGACATAAAGTAAATTATGTCCGAATCATCCATCATCCAAGTTGCAGTTTGGCTACCCTCTAAAGCATCCTGATTGTTTTTGGTATTGAACTTCCACAATAGAGCGTGCTCAACCCAATCTTCACGCTGAGTGTAATGGGAGTCATTAACCACAACCAGCGGCACGCCATATTGTTTTGCCAACTCAACTTTAGCCTGATTGACCTTAGTCATTTGCTGATTAAGCTCAATGTCCCTGGCTGTTTGCGGCTCAATGAACTGGAACGTGTGTAACTCCATATAGAAGTTTTCACCAAAAACATCCAAGTATTGCGCCATTAACTCATGCTGCCTGCCTTCATCATCCTTGATAATAGAGTCAGCCATGTAAGACAAAAGGCACCCATCAGATGCAAACAAACCATCAGCATACTTCCGCGCACCATCCCAATCCTGCAATGCACGGTAATAAAAGTTGTCGTTATACGCTTCAGTGGTCCATGCCCAAAGATTACTAAGGCCCTTTTTGTTCTTTGCCAAAAGCGTAATATGAGAATTATTCCGGTCTTTTTCTTCACGAACCCGACTCACACTATCAACTAAGTAGCCTTCACAACCAAAAATAGGTTTAATATCATTCTTCCGGCATTCTTTTTGAAGACGAAAATGCCCTCCCACCTCTTGATGGTCTGTCAGCGCCACTGCTTTTTGATTAAGTTTTTTAGCCCTAGATGCAATTGATTCAATTGATGAATAACCGTCCAAGAAAGAATTCTGTGAGTGGACATGAAGCCCAACGAAATCAGACATTAATTCCCCAATAAAAGTAAAACGGGCACTAAGTCTAAACAAAACTCAGTGCCCGAACCAGATTCCTACTATTAATAACCCATCAGCTTGCCCCTAAGTTCATCGAACTTAAGCTTTGCTTCATCCTGACCATTATCTTGCGGCGTGTTCTGTGGCTGTCCTTGGAATCCACCAACATTACCATTATTTTGGAACCCACCGGTGTTGCCGTTGCCCTGGAACCCACCAACGCTCTGATTACCCTGTGTCCAACCTGTTCCATGATTGTTCGCAGTTGGAGCGTCCAAACCCTCACCAGTAACAAGAAGCTTCTTAGCATTCTCAGGGTCTGCAAGGTTTTTCGCAAATTCAAGAAGATCAAAATCTAGATCATAATGTGCATCAATCTCTTCCTTAGTGCGAAAACCATCAATCGGGTCCAACGGCACATAAGTATAGCGGGTGTTCACGTCATTATTGACTCGCTCAATAACAAAATCACGATCAATAATAGAACCGTAACGCTGGTAGAACGGAATAATACCATTCCAGAAATTAGTCAAAGACTGCTTTACCAACACGTACTTCTTACGACGGCCAGTCTTTGTTACACCATCCTGCTCATATTCGTAATCTTCTTCAACGTCACGAATCTTCAAGATGCCCTCGCGCGGGCACTGATATTCTTCACGCAGACAAGCCACAGCGATACCCATAGCGCGTGGTTTAGGATCAACAAAACCAGTGTTTCCAAATCCCTTGACCTTCACACCTGACTTCTTCACCCAGTCTTCACCCGGAAGATCAATTGAAGCCGGAACAATAAAACTACGCAGTTTCGTATCCAAACAAGGAATGAAGTCATACATCTCACACGAAACGATATCGTCGTTTAAGAAGCGCAGAGTCTTACGGTATTCAAACCCTCCCTCACTTCGGTCATCCTTCCAAGTCAAATACGGAAGAAAGCCGCCCCCATTTTGTTTTTGTTGCTGCTTTTTGATCATTTCCGTCATTGCAGCGAAACCAGTTTTCATTTCATAGCCCTTTCAATATTTTTCAGTGTAGTAATCAAAGCCAAAATCAAAACGTCAATATCTTTTGGTTTCATATTTGGTACTTCAAAGAATCTATCAGTTTTTGTCAGTTTTTGGTTCACATGGATTACTATTTTGGTTTCAATGTTGCATTCAGAGAACAATTTGATTATCTTACTGTACCATTCTTGTACAAAATAATCAACGTGCTCACATGAATAATAATACGAGTAGCCGTTCTTTTTGTCAACCCGTATACTTTTCTCAACAAATTGTTGATCATTTTCGTTCCTCTCCCACGGCGCTAACATCTTCTCGCCCGGTGGTATATGATCATAATAATACCGGTTATCAGTGAGTGTCTTGTAAATAAATTCTAGCTTGTAAAACTCATCTACATCACCTGAAATATCGGGGTGAACCTGCTTGGCTTTACGCTTGTACGCCTTATGTATGTCGTCAAAACTAGATTGAGGAAGCACACCTAAATACGCGTAAAACAAGTTCGGGTCACGAACGCCTTTAGGGTAAACAGCAAGCGCCTTAGACGTGTGGGGGAAACCTATGCCGTCATAGCGGCCTCTTGTCATCCGGCACGCCACCCTCCTCTAAAGACTTAATCTTTTCCTCAATCAACGTTTCGTTGTCTTTCTTAAAGTCTGGTCCCTTTTTGTTTAAAATGTCTGCCATTTCTTGAAAATCCATCATCCCACTCCGCTAACTTCATAAACGCTGGTTCTGCTTTGTCAATAACATTGAGCACCTCTTCCCTTGCCCAATAATCACCCATGTCTTTATTTGGTTCTGGTTGAACAACCATCACATTACAGAACCTGTGTAAACCACGAACAAGTTTTGTTGTTGCAATAAACCCTGGCTTGTCGGAATCCATGTACACAAAAACGTGCTTGAAGTCCTTCAACGCATCGATTTGTGCCTGGTTAACTTTCGCCCCGAAAGTCGAAACAACGTTGCTCAAAATGTCTGTTCCATCAGTGAGTGTTTCAGCCTTAGCCACAGACATGGGGGATTCAACAACAACTACTGTATCACAACCGCGTTGTTTAATCAAATCATAGTTGTAAATAGTCTGCGACTTGGGAAAATCCGGTGAGTTCTTGTACTTAGGTAAGTACATTTTACCGTTTGGTTGTACATCTGGTGGTGTATCTGGCCAATCCTCCGACGGTGGAACCGCCCTCTTTTGCCAACCAACTAGTTTACCTTCCCAGAAATGAGGGAAAACAATCCTCACTGCTTGGCTGTCATAGCCTATTTGAAGCTTCTTGTGCGCCTCCAAGGATATTCCACGGTCATTCACCATGTATGGGTGCGCTACTCTCCAGTTCCTCAGAATACGCTCATTATACACAGGAATATGCGCGTGCTTTTCCTCGGAATCACCAGACATCAACTTATCTAGCTCTTTCGTAAAAGCATCAACATCTGTTACAGCATCATCAAGAAACTTTTCAATAACATGTTTTATGGAGTTAAGGTCATCTGTTTGCTCCATTATTTTAATGAACCAAATAATATCCCCGCCACCATAAGAAAAACAAATATAAAGCTTTTTATCAAGATTCATCCGCGCTGATGGATTTTGATCACCATTAGAATGATGCCGATCAACCGCGTCAATCAAACAAGAATGCTGAACTTCTATTTCCCCATTATCTTCAACGACTTCATAATCATTTTTAACACCATAGTATTCCAGAACCTTGCGGGGGTTAATCCTCCGCATAAGCTCATCATACTCTTTACGCTGAATCTGCTTATCAAAATAATTACTCATCGTCATTCAATTCCCTACGAACATCCAATTTAGAATAATCATTAAGAGACCATTCCAAAAGCCACGACTTTTGAGTAGACCTGCGAGAAGCTAGAATATCAATAATCATACTATCGTTATTCTTTAAGTCTTTGTTTGAATAAAGGCCATAAACACAGTCTGCCGTCTGCTCAATAGCAGCCGAATAAGCGATATTACTTACTGAAGCCCGCTTTCCTTCCTCAGCAACAGCCGCACGGTTCAACTGAACAGCCAAAAAGCACGGTATTTGACCGCGATCAGGTGAAGAAATTTCTGATTTGAGATCAAAAATAATTTCAGTATATTGTTTAGTCAGTGAGTCATATTCTTTTACAGAGTTCATGAAAGATAATTGGTCAATAAGAATAAAATCGCAGCCTAATTGACGGGCACGGCCAACCAAATCATTAACAGTACGGTCACCACGGTCTGGTTGTTCAACGAAAATATCTCCGTATTGTGCCAACTCATCACGTGAAGCATCCAATCGTTTCAACTCATCCAAATCCAGAGTTCTATTTTGCAAGCGTGAATAAGAAACCCCGGAATTTAGTGCATCAAAGCGATATTCAAACTCAGGAACACTCATTTCCAATGTGGCCACATAAGGGGTAAATCCCTTCTTCCTGGCAGCAAGCGCTGAATGAATCAACGTCCACGATTTACCCACCTTTGTGTACGCTGCCACACAAGCCAACTCGCCCGGCCTAATACCCTGCGTATGCTTATCGATATCCTCAAACCCAATAGGCGCACCATCTTGTGGTGTTAAAAGAGCGTCAGTGTATCGCTTCTTTCGTTGCTCCATATTCTCAGCCAAGTTAACCCGGCTGGAACGTTCAGCAACAGCATTCTTTAAATCCCACGCCCCATCAAAAAGCAACGACAAGGCATTCTCAGGGTCATCAACGCTTTCACGCGCGACCCCGCGCATAAGCCCTTGAACATTATTTGAGATGTGGCGCTTCTTAAGCTGGTCAACCAGCCAAGGTGTTGACTCTTCAACATGGTCAAGAACAGAGAAAGTAGGAAACTCCCGCTCAATAACTTGCTTAGTTGGGGCGTTATCCATCGCCTCACGCTGCCAGTATTTAACAATGAAGTCATAAATACGGCCATGTGTAAGGTCGGTAAAAATCTTTGGCCGAACACCTAAATCCCAGCACCGACTAATCTCATTTTTGTCGGTAAGCTTTGAAATAATTAGACGTTCTACGTCCATGAATCTTTCTTTCTCTTTCTTAAAAGGCGCTACACAATAGGACGAGTTACATTTCTCTTAATCTCATCAATGTTCCTACGCATAGCAGCTGGCCGGTAATCAGGGTTATCCGTTTTAACCAGCACTTTCGTCTCATTCATCATCGATAGTACACCATGACCGTACCCATGCGCAAGCTCTTCATACTTGATATTGGTAGTAATGATGGTAACCTTGCCAGCTTGTTCACGCTGCCTAAGCAAATTATCAAACAGAGTCTCAGGGAGATTATTCTTAGTCCTCATCTCTTTGCCCAAATCATCAAGCAAAAGAAAATCAGAATTCACAAACTTATTCTCAAAATACTTCTTTTGATCGTTGGAATTCCAACCTGAAGTAAATTGCTCAACAGTGTTTGCAAAAGTAGTAGCAAAACATCGCCGCCCCATTTTCACAAGTTCTTTGAGGATTAGGTTCGCACACATTGTTTTACCAGCACCAAATGAACCGAAATAAAAAATTCCTATACCATAGTCATAGAATTTTTCTTCACCAAAAATATACCGCCTAGACGTTACGTATGCCTCAGCTTCTTTATTTTCGTAGTCATCCCAGTCAAGGCGCTGGTATTTCAACCCAATCCCGGCATTGAGATAATGCTTGCACAAGGCTACCTGCATTTGGCAATCGCATTCTACGCGTTCACCACGGAAGAAATAGTATCCCTGTTTTTTGCAAGTGGGGCAATACTTTTTCCAGCCTCTTTCCAATGCAGGATACATTGAGTAAACTCTTGCTGAATCCTTATCAGAAAGATAGCTGTCTCTTACATCGAAAGTCATTACCCATCCAAAAGCGCGTTGTACATTTGATAATTATCACTAATTATATCACGCTCTTTCTTCATTTTAAAAGCCTCAACAAGTAGCTTATCCTGCAACCATGTTCGGGTACTGTGGAAAAAGTCAACATTGTAAATGTACTCCGAGTGGGACACTTCCCAGCCTAAGATATACTTAAGTAAAGTCTCAACGGATTCCCCACCCATCCGGGATAGAATTTTCGTTATCTCAGCGATAATTGCTTTTTCTTTCCCACCGGTTGTAACAAGCACATTCGGCAAACCATAAGCCTCAGCGTGCCTCAACTCAAACCATGAAAGAATCTGTTTTGGGGCCATATCTTTAACACGAACCCCAAATTGTTTCTCAAACTTATCTTCTTCGAACATTAAATCTCGATCTTTCCCTTAAGCTTACTGTAGTAGTTCCCCGCTTGTTTCAGAACCCGGTACATAACTTGATCAGGCAATGGTTTCTTCTCTTTGTTCCGGATGGAACGCTTAACCACCCACAAATCAGGCCAAGCATACTCAAAACTGTAGGACATCAATCCAAAACCCTTTGGCAGCTTGTCTTTACAGTATTCTACCATATCAATGGGAACCACATAGTAGAAAAAGTCCGAATGCTCGCGCCACAGTTTCTGCTTATCAGGATTATTCACGTCATTCAGAAAGTCCTGCTTCGACACCTTAATCTCAAAACAAGTTGTTTTGCCAGTCTTCTCCATAACAAGCGCGTCTGTTCGGCGAACAGATTCATCTTTTCCAACACCCCACATTGTACCAATACTCACATGCGGGCACACAGCATTGAATGCTTTCGTGTTGTATTTAAAATAAATTGCTTTGAATATATCAAGCTCTGTTACTTTATTATTTTCTTTCATTTTCTCTGATAAAAATAGTCAAAAACAATTACGTAAATTGAAAAGAAAACCACACCTAAATTATATAGCCAGAACGCTTTAGTTCCATTACCATTGAAACTAAAGTGGAATGCCATGAAAAAGCTAGCTACACTTGTGGCTGCAATCAACATCAATGGTAAAAGTTTAATTGTTCTCATTATTGCATGACTCCAAGTAAAGATAAAGAAAAACAAGGTCTATGGAAATAATCGCTGTCACGAGAGCAAATGCCGATTCATAAAGACCGCAACATATAATCGACAAACAGAACAGAACCATAAGAAAGAACGGCACAAAAATCCTGTTTTTATCCCAAAATTCTTTGAACTGATTATTTCCTTGGAGCATTTGTCACACACCACATCAAGCTAATGATGCTAACAGTGAATGCCAGCAGTGAAGCTGAGGCTAAAACAAAGTCATTCGCAACAAGTCCAACAAGAAAAGAAATAAAACAAGCAAAGCAACATAATGTAATAGCAAAACTGTACCAACTAAACTTAATCAATTAACTCACCAACAAGCAGAATACATTCAATAAAAATCATAATGAGGATAATTACGATAAAAACCGGGTCATTAATAACAAAAGCAAGCAGCAGTGACACCCCGGAAACAATTACACACAGAGAAACTAAAAACTCAATGATAAAAGCTCTCATTACATCATCAAACCTTTATGAAAACTAATAAAACCATCAAGTTCTTTAAGACTAAAAATATTACCGAACACTTCCCTAGTCCTAGAAGAATACTCTAGGAACCCAAAACTACTATCATCAAAAGTTAAACTAACTTTTACATCATCAAAAGTTTTGATCATAGTAATACCGGAAGTCCCCGATTCTTCCGGCAAACTCGCTTTAGAAACAAAACCACCCGGTATGTCTCGCTCTATCCTCCATTTCAAAAGAAACGGAGACAACATCACAGGAACGTAGCCAAAACAGCCCCGGCCTTAAGGTGGGAAACAACCTTCTCATCAAGCTTTTCACCTGACAAAGCCTTACTAATGCTCTTAAAAATAGTAATCTTCACCCCATCCTCAACATTAGTCTGCGACAAGACGTAACCGTTATCGTTGTTTACGATAATTTCCCATCCTTCGCCGCCAAAAACCTTATGGCCTAACCCAAAGATCGTGTTCTCATAAGTCTTAGGTTTTCCACTAGGGAAAAGTTCTTCAATCATTTTCATTACCCTTACTGGTACTTAATTCCTCTTAGTACAAAACGTACTTCATCAATTGATACCGTTTCCTTTGTGTACACACGCAAATCATCCCCGCGTTTGATGAAAAGGTTATCAATCCCAATCACCTTGAACATGTTCTCTGCAAGAAGACTGAAGTCAATCCCGCTTTCGTACAACTCACATGTTGTCCGCAATACCGGCTTGTCAGCTTCAGTGAATTGGAACTTGCGGTTTCCGGCGGTGTAATAATTTCGTGCGTACACAGGTGGCCTTCTTTCTCTACACTACCACCCGCGTTGGGTGGTAACTTCTTCCTTGTTGTTTTTAAAGTTACCACCCTGTAGTGTTTATGTCAAACTACCAGGTCAACCTGGTTTTTCAACACAGTATAGCCAGTAGAACCAAAACCACCTTCACCTCGCTCATGCTCACTAGAAGAAAGCTCACTAACTCGGGTAGCACCACCAGAGAAGATCGGGACAACCACAAGTTGAGCAATCCGGTCATCAGCACTCAACCACATATCTTCCTTACTGGAAGTATTACGGACCACAAGCTTAACTTCACCGGTGTATCCACAATCAATCACGCCAACACAGTTAGCTAACTGGAATGGTGTTTTAGTAGCCAAGGACGAACGACCGAATAGCAACCCCACGTAACCTTCCGGGATTTGAACACGAACGCCCGTACCGACCATCTTCTTTTCACCTGGGCCAATTTTAACTGTCAAGTGGTCTGGTAGGAACACCTGCAAGTCATATCCAGCGTCCGTATTATACGCCTTCTTCAGACGGTCCACTTCATGCGGAACACGCGCACCCTCAACAATACTCTGATAAATCAAACTACCCACCATGCTTAGGCCCCTTTTGCTCGGAAGTATTCTTTACACCAAAAAGATTCTCATCATTGAAAATAGCCGGGTAAACTTCAGCCAGAATCTTATAAACCTTATGCGCAACAATCTGCATATCAGCATCGGCGTGTTTTGAATCGCGCTTTTGCACAAACTCAAACCACGAACGCAAATTGCCAGATACAACAATATTCGTTGAGAAACAGTTAGGCAATACCGCGCGAGCAGCCTCATGAGCCTTCTTCCGGGGGAACCCCTGCAACTCTAGAGACTCTAGAATATCTTCATAGTTCTCATACGCCTTTTCACACATTTCAGCCAACAAATCAGATTCGGCACTGTCAGTGCTGATAATGGCAGGGACCACGATGCGCGGCGCTTGCTTCACGTACCGCTGTGACTCTTGCGAGAACGAGAAATGACGGTGCCGAACAAGCTCATGGGTCAAAGAGCGCGGAACATCTTTGAAGAATATAGAAACATTCATATGCTCCAAAACACTCATATGGTTTTGGGCAATAATGTTCTTGATGTATTCTTCAGTACCGGCGGTTCCTTCATTCGGCAAATCAAATGAATTGTAGCAAAGCCTTCCAGCAAATTCACCAGCCGAAACTTTATTCTCGGAATCAGCTTCAAAGAACCGTTCAGATTTCGTTTTCTTACCGGAATCCTTAAAGTGTTCTTTCGCTAGTTGGTTTAGTACACCACTATTCGGCTGACTCGCTTGCACGAGGTACAATGACGATACGACCCTGTTTATCAAGATTAAAATCCTCTCCCATTTCTTTTGTAGCCCACTCTATATCACCTTCAAGTAGGGCATAAATATCATCAATCAACATCAAATCCCGGGTGTTTTGCAGATAACCCATGGGAATGAGTTCATGAACCATAACACGCCCCAAGGGCCGCTTCATGCGATGACTAGGATACGGCCTATGAACAAACCAAATAATTTTCCCATCCTTGATAAAGCGTACTTCATCATCAAGAACAAGTTCTTCTTTGGTCACTTGCAGTGTTTTTCGGAATTTGTCCCGCAACTCAATCAGAAAATCTGTGGAACTGTCATCAAAATGCATTTTTGACTCCCATCTTTACTTTCGTCAAAAACCATCATCTACCCTAGCATACTTTAGCAAAGAAGTAAAATCTCTCACTTGAAACCCACCTGTGAAGTGAGCGGGTTAACAATCTTGTGAATCTCCTCCGCATAATCATCTACATCATCCATAAACCCGTATGAATCGTTCACAATGAACTCAATATAGAATCCTAGATCCTCTACAATCTCGGCTATTTTTGGGAAATTCTCCCGCAAGTAATAAACAATCCTACCATAATGCCCGAACCCATCAGCATTTGCCTTGATGCAGTCGCTAGCATAAATTTTGTCTCTATTATTTTGGACAAAATCTACAAGGTTATCCAGCTCAACGTTGTAAACGAAAGAAACATTAAGACTTCTCATGTCAAAAGAATCCCAGTACTTTTCCGAATTCTTTGAGTCTATTTCAATTACAAAATCAGCGTGCTCAAAATAATCTTCATGGGCATAAATCAAGTCTTCAACTGGTGGTTTATTCAGGTAAACATTCCGTGCTAGTTTATCCGCACTGTTTTCTTCACCGCGACTTGGACACTCTGTCTCAAACAAACCACTATGACAAAATGCATTTTCAATGTATTCAATCATTTTAATAAATCCCTACCGTGTGTACTTTGGTTTTGATGCTATTGATAGAATATTTATCAAGAAAATCATACATGAACTTTTTGTCGTACATATCCTTGTTGAATACGCAATCATTCAAACTAATTGGTAGAGATGCAAAAGAACCATCCAAGTAAATAAGACGAAAATTCTTTTCAACCAAATCAGCATGGCCCCTAAGTTTTTCTTCCTGCACCAGGGCGTTACTTATATCCCCGTATTTCTGGATAATCTTTGAAGCACCTTTAGGGCCAATACGCGGAACACCCTTGATATTATCGGAAGAATCACCACAAATAGACCACACTTCAGGAAGCTTCTCAGGGGGAACCCCGTACTCCGAAACTACTTTCTCTGTGTTCCAAATTACCGGGTCTACCTTAGCCGAAATTGGCTGAAGAACAGAAACCTTTGGCGAATCAGAAACAAGTTGCCGCATGTCATGATCACCAGTGATAATTACCTTTGCAATATCACCCCATGACTTAACTGCCTTCGCGATAAGATCATCAGCCTCTACACCATGTTCTCTGTAATGGCGAACCCCGGCGATAGACAAGAATTTATCTATCAGATCAAACTGGTGATAAACCTCTGATGGCTGGTTTTCCCGGTTACCCTTATACGATTCAAGTTCAGCTGTTCTTTCCCGTGATTTACCCGCGTCAAAGAACCAAACAAGGTGAGTGGGGTCAATGTGCTTCACAATGTTAATGTGCTGAATGATCGTCCCGAACAAGGCCCCCGTTGGCACCCCATCGTTTGACGTGAAGTTGTGCTTTTTGAATGCAAAGTGCGCCCGCATTGCGATGTTGTTTCCATCAACAATTGCCAATAGTTTTTCTTTACTCAATCTTCTTTTCCTTCGGAAATAAAAAAAGAACTTAGCGGTAGAAAGAAAGAAAGAGAAAGAAAGAACAACCGCTAAGCTCTTGGTTTATATTATAACTTGTTCTTTCATTGCCCGCAACTTAAAACACTGAAAAGTGATGCAGAACACTAAAAGTTTTTATGAATCACATCATCCACAATAACATCCACAGACTCCGAAAGACTCAAAGGAAGCTCCTTAGCGTTATCAGGAATAATAGATGCGATAAGGCCATCAATAAGTTTCTGCTCTTCAACACCGGGGCGTACACCATCTTCCTCAACAGGAATGCTGTAATCAGGACGCTTGAAATACAAGTAACTGTACATCCAATCTTCCTCTTTAAACCCCACAAGCTTGTAAAAGTCAGACAATTCACCCGGCTTCAAATACAACTTAGAGTAAGCCATAAAGTCATAAATAGACCGGTCACACAGAACAATCTCGTTATGCCCATTAGCAAGCTCAAAATACAAATCACTAATATAGTGAAGCGCACCTAAACTTTGCCGGGTAAAACTACTATTCTTCTTCACACGCTCCAAAGAAGAAATAAGACGCATACTGCTATCCAGCACACCAACACGGTAACCAAAAATCTTCTCCAAGTCATACTTAACTTGCTTAAGAATAGTGGTTTTACCTACAGAGTGCGCACCCGCAATAGCAACGAATTCAGTTTTATTAATCACCGTAATCCCTAATCAAAACAAACCGCTCCATACACTTAAAAAACCTCTGGTAATCAAATTTGCCAGACCTATACAAATGAAGAAGAATCTCCTGCACTTCATCAAAGGTCCAAAACTGCTTAGCCTTAACGAAAGTGCCGGAAATATGCGTACCATCTTCATACGCAAAATCATTCTTATTGGTCTTAACCCAAATTTTAGAATAACCCAAAATCTCGGCAAGGCCAACGATATCAATCATCGTTTCAAATCGCGCACCACAAAACGCGGTGAACGCAACTTACCCGGTTTCATAGCCTGCTTAATAAGACCAATAGACTCAGGCTCGGAAGAAACAAACTCCATCAAAGCATCCTCATCAAGCTCAAACTCTACATGCTCTGGAATAACTTTCTTCTTGAAAACCTTATCCCGAACCTCTTCAGGAAGAAGCTCCGAAAGCTTATCCCCATCAATCGTGGGATTACCTACGCCCGCACCTTCACGACAAAACTTCTTGCCCAACTCCTCAACAACAATGAATCCATTTTCATTCTCAGGGCCACTCTCTGTTTCTACACCAGAATCAATGATATTCTGGTTAATCTTTTCAAAAACCAATTCTTTCACAAGGTCACGGCGTGCCCCGATAAAAGCGTTAATCTTCTCATAAGAAATGTACTCTTCCATGAGCTGGTTTTCATCAAGTGACGAAACATTCAAAGTTCCATCTGGTAGACGATCAATTTCAGTTCGCATCAAGTCTACGAACTTCTCCATCTCCCCTTGAATTTCAATCAAAGTTTCAACATCAAACTGCTCAATCTTCTCAGCCCAAAACTTCTTGTTTTTAGGCGTACTCTGCTTAGGAACAGACAAGTCTTTTACCGTCTGCAACCCCTGTATTTGTCCTAGTTTCTTAACAAGGCTACTCATTGTTGCCTCCCTCCGAACTGTCGATTAACTGTCTCGTAAACCGAATCAATAACATCGTTCATCGTCGGTTCAAGAATACTTGCGTTAATAAACTTCAGTGAATTATCAATCTGCTTCTTGTCCGGCACTGAATCAAAACGAATCCGGGAAGAAACACCCGGTTTCACAAAATCCCAATCACCAATCTTGACCGTGCAATCAAGCCGCAATTCAATCTCAAAGCCCTCTACGTGCGCTTTTTGCTTCTTGCTTGCGCTTTCTTTCTCGCTCACGTTTCCGCCTCTCTCTTTCCTTCCTTGCTTCTTCCAGCTTCTTAAGTTTTATGCGCTCCCTGGTTCGTGAAGACTTCAGTTCAACCTTGCAGTGCTTGATTTCTTCGTCTGTAGCAAGCGGGTGAAAGATAACCGCGTTCAAAAACTTACTGTAGTTATCCAAACCATTTGAATTGTATGGCTCCTGAGTGAGTAGGATTCCGCCCTTGATTACTTCAACGTCATTGAAACGAACAGCCGATAACGCGCAATCAGCAAACACGGGACAACCCGCACAAACTTCAGATGGTGTAACCCTGTTCAGAAATTCTGTTGGGGTTTCTTCACCAATCGGCATGTATTCCCGATAGTCTCCCTCAAAGCATTTAGCTTTCTTCACCCATGATTTTTTAAGTTCGCCGCTTATGACAGTTCACCCCGGAAACGCGCAAGTTCCTCTGTAAGCTGCGAATTAACAGCCAATAACGTTTTACCGAAAACCCCAAGGGAATCAACAATATCATCCCCAAAATTAGAGTTAAAACAAGAAGCCAACGTGAACGTATAAATAACATCCAAGTGCTCTTGTTCAGGGTTTTTCTCAACAAACTCGCGCCACTGTATGCAAAATTCTTCTTCAAGAATTTCCGCGGCATAATTTGATTCCCCGGCCTTATAATACTTTTGGTTAGCTTCAAGTTTCTTCTCGCAAGCTTTCCATACTTTCTCAAAAAGTTCCGGTATTTCCTTGCCGAAAGTTTCCGCGAGTTCTTGTTTGGTTTCTTCCCACACTGATGGGTTTTCAATAAAACTAGTCATTTTCTCTTTAAAATCTTAATTAAGGTTGTTCGGTCTTATCTGCATCGTCAAGCTTCAGTAGGTGGAAGATTTGCTCTTTCATCTCTGTGCTGATGTTTGACTCTGGCCTGTCCAAGCCATTGAATTTCTCTAGAATGTAGCCTGTTACGCCCTGTAGGCTAACGCTGGCCCCTTCTTCACTGTTGCACTCAAAGAACAGTTTCAGTCGCACATTTGAGCTTACAATGTAGTATTCTTCGCTGCCTAGCTCTAGATACTTCTCTAGATTGATTGAGTATCCACGGTCAAACAGAATATCATCAATGATATCTTCAGCAGCTGTTGCTAGCCGTAAACGGAAACCGCTAGCGTCATCACTCTGTTCCATGTTACAGAAGACTAATTCCTCAATAACATTACCTACGTAAGGGTACAAGCCCCTATCTGACTCATCACCAAAACATGCAGCCGGAACTACATCAATTTTGATTTTCTTTTCCGCAGGTGTCTGATCAACAGCGGCAATCCCGTAAGAACCGTCATACCTCTGATACCATGTAGTATATAGTGATTCTACTGGACTGTACCCAGAAAACCATCGCTTTTCCAATTCGGTTTCCGGGTATGTTCTGACTATGATTAGCCGGTCATCCCCTGGAGTTCCTAAGATTTTATGTCTCATTCTTCCAAGCTTTCTTTTCTTGTTGGACTGAGACTAGATTAGCATTTCCGGGTTATTTTGTCAATTTCTGCTGGTCAAACCCCATAGTGCTTCATGTCACTACGTTCTTTGCCGGATTTGACTTGACAACCATTCACCTAATCGTGTAGGCTGCAACATGGTTCATCTTTATCTACTAGTATATCTTTAATTAGTTATATACATATATAGATATATTCTTAAAGAATATACTTAAATTGAGAAGTTAACCATGTCGTATCATAGAATACGGCAAAGGGACTTGTCAAGTCTTTTCGGGGATTTTCTTTGAGATTCAAGTCACATCAAGAATCTAGTGAATCAAGTTGACAACACACTTCGACATGGTGTATCGTACAACATGGTTAATCTTTAATTTACATCTATATAAATATTTATTAGGTTATATAGTATATATAAAAAGAGATATAAATAGGGGTGGATTAAGAAGTAACCATGTCGTATCCTAACATGGGATAAAAACCACGCAAGTCAGTGAGTTGGGTTTTATTTCAAAGGTGAATGTGGGTGTTTACCTGGTGATATGGCAATGATGGGGTAGGTTGCGGCACCTAAAAAGTGTTGCATGTCACCACAAAACAATGTGAGACGTACACCACACAAGCAAAAGTTGACAAAAACCAACGAATCATGGTATAGTTCTACACAGTAGAAAAGCTTTTATGAGAGAAAGAAAGAAAAATTGCAGCTGCAAAATCGGCATCTGCCGGACAACACACCTATCCGGTCACTAGGCATTGAGCTTAGCCTACTTCAGGCACGCGATATTTTCCTTCTCCGCAAAATGATCGACGGTAACAGCAAATACGGGGAATGGCTGTTCAACTGGAAAAACTTCGACCCCTACGATGTGAGCGTGGTCAATAATTCCAGCATCTTCCTATGCCCGGAAGACTCCATTGCTATCAACAAGTCAGAGTTCTTCAAGAAGAACAACATGACTAAGCACGAAAAGGCTGGTCTGAAGCACCAGAAACTTTTCGTCTTTGACCATGACAATGGGCACCGGTATGTTTGCGCTGGTCTTAATGGCAAAACCATCCCCCTCATTGACTTCAACACCAACGATGAAGTTATGGAAGAATTCATTGAGCTTTGCTCATGGGAGATTGGTGACCTTGAACGGAAGATTCGACTTTACCGGAATGATGGTCGGCCAAAGTTCAGTAAGAAAGTTCCCTACTGGGAGGTTTGCCGCGATGCTATCCTGGCATGGAAAGACGTAATCAAGCTGGCTTACTGTTTCCGGGATTTTGTTTTGTCCATCCAAACAAACGGTATTGACTATGATGAAGTGCGCGAGTCTCTTCAGATTGATTTTGTTCCCGCTGAATGGGCAAGTGACCCTAAGCGTGTTGAGAAAATCCGCGTTATTGGTGGTGATTTCTTTTGCGGTGCGGAGCAGGTTTGCCAGTCAACGAATGATGTTGCTGAAGTGATGAAGATGCGTGATGCTGTCTTCCATCAATACAAGATGGCTCGCACCATGTACCGTTTGACTGGCATTGTGCACTTCAAGGAAATTTCCCTGAAGAAATGGGATAGGTTCTGCATCGACAATTGCCTTGTAGAGTTTCTTTCTACTGGTGATGGTGAAGTGGAAGTTGCCCGCCAACGTGAACTTGTTGAAGCTTACTTGGCAAAAAAAGGTGTTCGGACAAAGAAAGATGAAGCTCGTGCCCGCCACGCTTTGTCCGACAAAACGGCTAAGTGGGCAAAAGTTAATGATGGTTCCGTAGATAACCTTGACACTATTGAGGCTATCGGCAAGTTCACCCTGAGTTTTGGTGACCTTGTTGGTTCTCTGTCTCATGGCGGCAAAACCACCTTCAAATCCGTTATGGACAGCAAGGTGCATGATTCCCTCATTGGTGAGGAAATCTACAGCCAGCATGGCCTACAACCGCTTTTTTCTGCAAACTTGGAAGCTTTTATGCCCCTTGACCGGCCAACCAACAACGGGCGTTTTTACTGGGAAATCAAAGAAGATGCATGGGATACTTATTGCCAACGACTTAATGAACGCACTGGACTTACTATTGAGTCCAAAACAGGGCGACGTGGAACTACCCGTATGTCTTCCGCAACAATTAGCGGGTTCAAGCACGGAATCCAAGAACACAGCGTGGGAGAACAGTTCACTGTTCGTTTTGACGATGCAGGACACGTCTCTGAATGGTGGTCAAAGCCAGCCGAAAAAGGCACAGTCATCCCCAACACAAGCGTGTTCACCAACGTTGTTAAACGCCTTGAATTCCTTTGCTACGGAGTTCAAAACCAGCTTAACAAACTCAATGCTTTCGTTGAGCGTATGCGGCGAATCAGCGGTGAAGTCTACGCCGAACCGTTCTCTGAACTCCCCTCTGTTTCCTCAGACTTTTCTTCAGGAAAGCAACGCAAGTACGCCGACCTTTTCAACACTAACGAACGGTCAACTGAACGTAACAAAGCTGACTATGCGGCAATTGTTGAAGATGCACTTGAAAAGCTTGAACAATCCCGTGACGAATCAGGCTGGGAATCTATCGACACATTCGGAGGAACTTTCAGGCGTAAAAACGTTGACGGAGAATGGCTCTGGGAACACTTCAATCCGATCATTGACCAGTGGTCAAAGTGTGAAGACCCATTCAGTCATCAGGAAGAATCAGTTAGAGAACCAGAACAGTTCGTCGGAAATCTCATCATGGAAATGTTCGTGGACTGATGTTTACAAAAACAATGACGCGGTTACCCCTAACCATCTAGTTGTTTTTGAGCCTAGCCGGATTAACAACAGCACGCTGATTTGTTCCAGCTTGGATAGTCTGCACCTGAATGATCAATTCTTCCCACAGTGGCGGTCATATCTTTCTTCCACTGGTTTGGTGAATGAAATGTTTTTGTTGGATAGCCTGTTGGAAGACCTTGTTTCTTCCGGGTTTACACCAGTGTTTTTCTCTGAGTGCATTCCGGCTATCTTGGAGCACCTAGAATTCAAGAAGAAGCTTGTTGTTGATGGGTTGTTGCTGCCAGATGGGTTTGAGCTTTTTCCGTACCAGTCTTACGGGCTTAGGAAAGCCATTAAACTTGCTGACTCAACCAATATGGAAGCACCGCTGTTCTTCTTCAACTTTGGTACCGGAACTGGTAAGTCAATTATTTCAGCAGCTGGTACGCAAGAGCTGTTCAATCAGGGCAAGATTGATTTATGCGTAGCATTTACTCTGTCTAAGCTAAAGATTAACTTGATGCGCACGTTCAATCAGCACACTAGCCTTAACGCGGTGAACGTTGAGGGGCAAAAGAAACAACGGCAAAAGAAGTACAAGGGCGAGTTCGATGTTCTTGTAACTAATTACGAGCGTTGCCATTTTGACTTTGATGAATTGTCAGAGCTTGTTTCCGGTAAGCGTGTTTTGTGGATTATGGACGAATGTCAAAAAGTTATTCATTCAGACCAGAAAGCAACTAATGCCCGCAAGGCAATGGATAAGTTGATTAAAAAGGCTGATTCTATTTGCTGGCCAATGAGTGCTACTGTTGTGAATGATTCTCCTTTGAATTTCAGGGATACTTTTTCTTTGAATGGTAGGCCACGGAAGAATATTTTGGGGACTAAAAAGGATTTTGAAGATGAATTTCTTGAAAGTAAACTTGAGAAGTCCTTTATTACCAGAAAAGGTTTCCGTTTCAGCACAACAACTTATTCATGGGATAATGATAAGCTAGAGACTATCCATGAGCGTGTTTCTGACTATACTATGTCTGTTCGCAAAAGGGATAAGCCGGTAGCGTCAATGTTTAAGGATATTGATGTTATTGTTACCCCCATTCAAATGAGTCCTGAAGACCGTTTCATTTACCGTAAGGTTGAAGCGGAAGCAGAACGAATTAAGAATGCTAGTGGCTCTATATCGGTTTGTCTGAAGAATCTACGGTATATTTGTAATACACCGGAAGTCCTTCAATACTCTAACGACGATTTGTCTATTGAATTGTGCAGGGAATACCCGAAATCAATTACATCTAAATACTCTTCTAAAATGGAAGTATTCTTAGATCAAGTTGAGGCTATTGGCCGGTCAAAAGAAAAAGTAATTGCTTTTACAAAGTTCACTAAACTGACTTTGTTTACTTTACATAAATACCTGAAGAAGCGTGGTATTAAACACGTTATTCACTATGGTGCCGGTCAATCTCAATTAGAGTCACAGAAAGCACAGGACGAATTTAAGAACAATGACGATGTTGTTTTGTTCTTGACTTCAGATGCGGGTGCGCATGGTCTTAACTTCCAGGAAGCACGCTATGTTATTCATTACGATGTTCCCTATAGCTATGATTTGCTTGTTCAGCGTAATGACCGTATTAACCGTGCAGACTCTTACTTAGATGGACAAACATCATATTTGTACATTACGGAAGATTCTATTGAGGAAAGAATATGGAAAGAAAACAAGCGCAGAAAACGCCTTGCGGAGAAAACACAAGGCGTTAAAGAATACCTAAAAGTAGACAATGACGTAGATTTAGAAGATGCTTTCCTAGCTGGTATTCCGTTTGAGGAATTAATCAGCCATTATGGCGCATCACTGTAAATACAACGGGTTAATCGTCATTCCATAAAGGTATTGCTTGTTGGACTTTGCGAGCACAATTACCGTCATTTCATTGATTGGTTCTTGTGCAACAAAGTACCCATTATCTGGATTCTCCCGCAAGGCTGTTATGTCCCGGAAGTCTGTTGCTTCATAACCTTCAGTTTTTCCGGGTACAACATAATAGTGCAAGTGGGAGACTTCAGAATAAATATCACTCACCAAAATAGTTTCTTTATCATCGCCTTTAGTGATAAACTCGACGCGATATTCACCGGGGCCAGCATTCGGGGTGGTGAACGTTTCAGAAGCAAAATCAATCCACTGTCCGGGTTGATCAGGCAAAGTAGTTTCGTAAATAGGCTTAGCGCCACCCTTTTCAAAGAACTTCATGATCATCTTGTTCTTGCTCGGAGTTAGCTTCATTACTTTTGCCCGTAAGCGAACAGTACAACCATCTGCAAGGAAATGGTTTGCTTGACGAATAGATATTTTCGCTTCACCAGTACCAGCGGCACGAGTAATACGCAGAACGCGCTTACCATCAAAAACACGGTCACCATCTAAGTTGATGGACACAAGACCTTCAGGGGAACCCCAATCTGACTTATCATCAGTCCATTTTGTTAAGAAGTCTGTCCATGCGGCACCGTCTGGTTGTGTAACAGTGACGTTATAGCTAAGACGATCATCATAGTCATCATTCCACATTGAATCAGACCGTTGATAACCAGAGTCCCTGATATCAAACTTAACACGCCTGAACGTGGAGTTTGTCTTCATCTTAAAGACAGCCATACCGCCGGGTTGAGTAGCCCTGGTTACGCCATTCCCCAGTGTTTCCATATTGGTTAGAACCCACGGGGGAGAATTATACACAGGGAAGTCAATAACATCCCTATCCTCATTCGCAGTGTAGGAAGACATGTAAGGGGTTACTTCCCGGAACCCAGCAAAGTACGCGATAGCAGCATCGCGCTTAACTGTACGCGTCTCATACTTATGAACACTATTTGACTGGAAACGAACACGGTTAGTAGACGCGGCACGCAATTCAGTTACTGTAGATGAATTGGTAATACCCCGCATAACGTGTGCCGGTACCTTAAGAATTTGACCGGGGAAAACCCAATAGTCAGCACCACGAACCGGAAGCATACCCGGTTTCTGATTGAAATCAAGAGCACCCGGGTTAGCATCCGCAATTTCCTGCCAAGGGATTTTTGTGTACGGTTCAATCTTCAGTAGACCATCAGACTTGATCGTAACGTATGATTCATTCCTGGCCAAAACATAAGGGGCTAGTTCCTCGCGTCGGTTAAGGATATTAGACGCTAATTCAAGACGGGTGCTGTTGGAAATAGGGTCTTGCTGAGAAGCGGGGTAAGTGCCAACAGTATTTCCTTTTTGCACATCTAGCTTGACTGGTGAATAGGTTTTGCCAAAAAGTTTCTGCGCGGCATCAGACCATGATTTTCTACTGAAAATATTAAAGTGGTTAATGCCGTTAATGTTGACGAAATTAAGTAGACCACCAACACCTTTGCCGATATTCAGCCGGAAACCTTGTAGGGATTCCTGTTCAACAGAAACAGGGAACACCTGGTATTTGACTTCAATACCTGGTTCATAAACAGGGTATGGTTCCGGGGTTAGACCAGTAAGCTCAAACTTCATGTACTTAATGGTGATCGGTTCAGGCAGGTAAATAAAGCCCTTCTCAGCAAAATAGTCTTTCCAGATAGGAACCCATTTCTTGGCCTCATATTCGCTAGAACTACGGCCACCAATCGCATACGACTGTTCAGACCAGTTAGCTGCAAACAAAGCATTATCAAGCGATGTATGTTCAACAGTCCCATTGTCTTCAGGAAGAACCGGGTCGGGAGAGACATAAAACGTCGGATTCTTCATAAACAAATCGGAAGTTTGCTGACCGAAAGCTTCCTTCTTAATCACCATAGCGCTAAGTGAACCAGAAAGATTCTTGATAATAATCTCATTGGTGAAATTAAACTTTTCAGCAACACCCTTAAGACCGCGCTCGGTAAAACTGACAATACGTTTCGGGGAACGGCTATCGTAGCTAATAGCTTTAAATGTTAAATCGGCACCACCATTCTTAGTGTAATTAACACCAAAAACAATATTGAGTGGGGAGTTCTTATCAAAATCCTCTTCAATCAAATACTTTTTTGTGTAGCTAATAGCGAAACCTTGCCACTTAACTTCAAACTCTTTAGTAGCAATAAGATATTTGATAGAGAAGTTAACTGCGTCTTTATCGTTACTGTTTGTTTCGATTAGAGAAATGTCCCTAGATGGGGGATTCTTCGACGAGAAAAGCGGGGTCCACTGAAAACCGAACCACATTGGATCGGAAGTGAAGTTACCCCACGAAACAGGAAGAACATACTTCGACTCACCCAATGTCGCGTTAAGTGCCCTAGATGTATCCCAGTAGAAATTTTCTTCAGCCGATGGGGTAATAGCGGACTGAGAAATCTTAGTCAAAACTGTAGTTTCATCCGACGAATGGTAAAGGTTAAGCAAATTGCCCTTGTAAACAGGGTCTAGGTAAACTTTATCAATGGTTTGGGCATTACCATTTTCATCCCGCAAATCAAGATAAAAGTTAACGACAGCATCAGGGGACGGTTGCGGTGAAGACTTCCAAAAAGTCATCGCATTATCATCAATGGCTTTTGATGCATCCCAGTCTTTCACGTATTTTGTGATAACGTTGCCGTAAACGTCTGCTTCATCTTCTAGCGGGCGTAAAGCATCATTCCGGTTGAAAACATTCCGCTTAATAAGAATGTTTTTCAGGCCAACAGAATACTTAGTGTCGTCTTGCCCTTGGTAAACACGGCTAACCACGAACTGAATCTCTTTAGCTACAATGGGGTAACAGCGTGAGAACCACTTATACCAACTATTGGCCTCAATGCCACCATCAACAATAACACTAAGCGGTGTACGGTTCTGGTTGAGAACCGGCCTACGGTTGTTAGACCGGTCAATATAGAAAACCTCTACACGGCAAGGGCGGCGCAAAATCTCAGTGGAGATAGTGGACACAGACAATGGAAGCTTGAACTTAATCCGAATAACTTCCTTGTGCTTGTCCTGAACACTACGGGGCTGAGAAACCCAGCGGCGCTTCAATTCGTCAAGGATAATATTCTGATTAGGTGTGCTTTTATCCCGCCTTTGGTTCACCATTTTCTCAACGAGTTTGCGAACCTCTAGCGGGATATTAAAATCAATATACAAGCCCGGCATTTACTTTTACGCCTCCATTTGTCGGGTTGAAAATAGCCTTAACGAGTTTCTTTCGATCAGAGTTATTCCAGCCAGTAGTAACGGTAGAGTCTTTAGATGGTTGCGAGTAAGCGACAGCCAATTCAGGCTTAAACTCAAACCTATCCGCATTAATACCACCAATAGGAAGCCGGTACCGTTGATTATCGGCATGACCACCCTGTTCAATAACTAATTTCTTAACCTCATTAATATATTCCTGTTGGCTCGCATAAGCAAATGGGTAAGGCCGTCCTTGCGGGGTAATAGCTGGTTCATTCAAAGGTGTTAGGCCATATTTGCCACCCGGGTAATTATCCGGTGAGTCTGCTTTGTCGTAGTAAATCCACTCAGTGAAGCTAGAAGTATCAGTAACAGATTCATAGTTCTTTTCACGGTAAAACTTTTTGCTATCAGTTGTGGTCATGTATTCAACTGTGTCGATAGGTGAACGGTCACCACCAGAAACCAAATAATAATAGCCGTATTCCTGAGTAATGTTGAACGCGGCGTAAGGTGCTAATTCAGGGGATTTGCTGAAAAGCCACTTCTCGGTTTCATCCAAGTCAATGGCAAGAAGTTCCGGTGCCGGGATATTCTGCAAAATAGGGCTAGGTGTTACTTCTTTTTGAACCTCAAAGTAAGCAGAATCAGCAGAGCTAGATGAAATAGAAACAGGTATGCTGGCTGCAATTCCTTTATTATCAACAGTAACAACAGTGTCCCTCGGTGAAATGCGGTCAAGAATCTGCTTCAAAAGCCTACGATGCTTAGGGGAAACCACACTCTTATGAGGCTTAACCACAAATTCACTACGGGTTGAAACAGGAGCGCGGCCTAAAGCCTCTTTGATACCAAAGTTATCCTTGTATCGCCACACTTCAAAAATATCAGCGGAGGAAGACGTACAAGCTTGTACAGCGGCGCGAACACCACGGGGTGTACCACCAAAGGTAGCTGCTTCAAAGAAGTCCCTAATGCGAGCACGGTACCATGCATCCTTGATTTTGACTTCATCCCACTGGTCACTTGTGAGCATTTGCCGTTTGGGGTCATAGATGTATGATTCCGACTCAACACGGGCTAGAACATCAATGCCGCCGAAAAGGTAATCAAGGTCGGAAAAGTACATTGTGTCCAACGCGGCGCTGAACCGTGTCATCAATGCTTCTTTAGACAACATGCCAGCACCAACATCACCACAAAGCGCATCTACTATTTTGTAGATAACCGTGCTGGAGTCAGCGGCAAAAACCGTTTCATCAAAGTGGGCTAGCCGTGATTCCGTTGATTTGTTGACGAAAAATGGGAAAGATGATTTGTTGTCAATCATTAACGGTTAGCCTTCCTGGAGAAAACAACATTGAGAAGCACGGGAATCTGGGAGTCACCAATCTTGAAATCTTCTTCCCACAAACCAAAACTTTGTGACCGGCTGGTGTTCCTCCAGTCAGCAATACCGTATTTTGCGGAGTTTTCAGACTGTTTTGTAAGCCAAACATTATCAACACCTGGAACCTGATGGGCAACCATGATAATATCCGAAATTTCAATCCATCCACCAAAACCAACGCCGGAAATATAAGACCGGATAGCGTTAACAACAGCGTTGTTTACTTGTTGAATCGCGTATCCACGGTTGTATTCAAGCGACAAGTGAACATCAAGATACCGGTAGTCAGCTTGCTTAACCAAAACATCAGTAGTGATTTGCTTAGACTGCTTTAATTGAGCATTAAGTAATTCAGGAACACGGTTATATGTGAATTGGAATTCCAGATCAACAAATGAAGCTGGTCCAGTAGGCAACCATTCAATACCGAAACGTTCGCGCTCGCTACCGGCTAGTGGGTCATTTTTAGCACGGACAACAAAGTAATGTGTTCCCTTTTCGTAAACAACATTCTTAATTTGGATTTTATCAGGGAAAGAAACAACCGGGGCTGAACCCAATTGAGTAAAACGATTAGTGGGAGACGGCGGCGTGTTTGTACCTTCTCGCAAGAATTTCTGGTAGTAAAGATCATGATTCTGATTAGATGAAAATGTAGTAGAAGCCAAGTAGGTTTTTTCTTTAACAAGAACGGGGTCAACACCGTTAACGTAAATATCAACCTTGTTTGTTAAACCTTTTTCTGGGTCATTACGTGAAGCAGCTGAAGTGTATTCAAATTCCACATCAACAATTTCACCATTTTTAAGGTCTGCACGGTTAATAGGTGCGAACGTAGGCCGGGTTGAATAAGTGAACTGGTAGTCAGTGTTTTTTGTGAAAAACTTTTCAGTGCTTAGACCAAAGTCTTTGTAAATAAATTCACTATCCGGCCAGACATATTTAACGTCACTAGGAACAAGAATATTGGTTGTGTTCTCATTCACGACAACCTGAGTATGGAACTTTTTCGTTGGGCCGTAAATTGCTACCTGTGAAACGTTTTTGTTCTGCAAGCACATAGCACGGTAGAAGTCTTCAGTGCCAGCAATGTTACGCAAGAAAGTAGCTCGGAAACGTGCCCTTAGTTCATCGTCGGTTTCAGGGTCAACACCACCAGTCATGGCAGTAACATTCTGAACACCAACAGCACCTAAAACAGATGTGAGTGTAGAAATAGAACCTGGGGAAACGTTACCAATAGTACCAACAATGGTGCATTCAACCGGGATATCAATCTGATAACCACCCTTAAGGATAGTACCCGGCTGGGTAGTAACAAACGTCAAATCAGTGTTATTGGGGCCTTTTCTTGGAACACTGAACGGAGTGTTTTTCTGAATGCTGATATCCTGTGCAGCCGGGGTTGATGTAGACACACGAATCACACCAGTTGCCCTACGGCCCTGCAAACGACCAAAACCAAAGATGCCAAGAATCTGCTCTAGTTCAGCCCCACCTTTAGTCTCAATATCAAGTAGAGAACCATTGTAGTATTGTGAGACTGTGGCCTCGGAAATGGCCTCTGCGCAAGCATCAACAATCTTCCGCTCCACCGTGCCAATTTCCATTGACAAACCAGGTGCGGTAACAGAAAGCTTGTCCCTAATGTTCTTAGAGACTGTATCCGGTGTCTGTGCAACCATTCCTATTTATCCTACACTCACATCTAGTTTTATTTTGCCGTTGGTACCCTGGTAAGTTTTGAAGTAAATATAAACTTCCAAGTAATCGTAGTACACATTAGAGCTGATATTTGTTATTTCTGCAAGGATTTCAGCTGGGGAAAACTTAGACGGGTCTTCCCGGAACTTTTTCACTTGAATAGACTGATAGTTTCGGAGCACCCGGTTAACTTCCGACTCAATCTCATAAACAGTCACACTGGAAATAACACCGCCAATGTAGTTATCAAGCGTTGAGCCGTACTGAGGGTGGAATCTATCAGACTGAAAACGTTCCTTCAGCCAAACAGTTAAGTCTTGCGTGAGCTTTTCAGTGCCGTCAACAAGCTTGAAATGGTCACCCTGAATTGCGATATCACCATTTTCAATTGCGATAGAAAAACTCACTGCTTAACTCCTTTTCTCATAGATTAATACTATCAGGATTTGATTACCGTGGGGTTTTCACCCCGGCCAATAACAGTATCGCCCTCTTTTAATTCAAGTAAAAGCCGTTGGTCTTGGAATGGAAGTTTTGCAAAAAGAGCATTTTGTCCTAATACTTTTTGAACAATCCAGTTTTCACCAACTTTGGGGATACACAGTATGCCAGCAACCATAATTCGTAGGTCAACGTAAATAGTATTCCCAAAACGATTAACACCAGTTGCTTGAAGCGTGTTAGTATCAACTGTTTGGATAATGATTTGCTGAATATCTTCCATTACCTAATACCCTCAATGATCGCAGATGAACCTTCAGCCGGTGCGGGTGAAGAAATAGTAACGGAAGTGTTAAACCCGCCACCTTCATAGCTGAAGTTGTGGGATACTTCCTCAACAAAAACAGTAACGCCATGACCAACTAGGGTGACTCGCATACCGGGGAACAGCTCAGGCATGAAAGTCATTTCAACAACAGTAGAGTACTGTTCAGCCCACTTCTGCATAAACAACTTACACGCCGCAAGAAACTCCATCTCGCTAGTAGTAACATTACTTAGTGTGGTAGTTAGTGGCCTTAAACCATACCTGGATAGTGTTTCTTCCTTTGTTGCGAATTCCGGTTTAACCAACGTTGCTGAGACAAGCCGGTTAAAAAGCCATTCATTCTCAATAGTAGCGACACCGTGAGTACCAATAAGACCAAGCTCACCAGCAAAACCATCACGCAAAACAGAATCGTTGCCACGAACATAGACGTGAGTAGTGAATGAATTATCCGACGCATTAATCTGAAAATCCTTTAGCTCAATATCTTCCAGTGCTAGAACGGCCTTATTGGCATGATCAATGCCGAAATAATCCGGGTAGAACGCGACAAAATCACCAGACGGGGAAGACTGATAACGCAGCAAAGAAGCAGCACAAATGGAAGCGACAGTCTTCACCAAAGGTTCATCATTGGCCGGTGCACGTTCACCTTCAAGCAACTGGGATACACCAGAAACGTCATTTGCGTAGGGGTCAAAAATATAATTGAATAACGACTTACCGAGCTTGTTCTCAAACTTGACCTGAACACCACCAGCGCCGCCACCGGAACCAGCCGTACCATCAGATGTACCATCAACAGACACAACACCAGACATGGCGATATGAACGTGATTACGGTGTTCTGCCATAGTTCCAGCTGTGTAGAGCGCTACACCATCTCCCACATCCCTATCCTCATAGATATTGTGGTCAAAAGGATTATGAATGAGCTGCAACAAGCCCTTGCCAAGGAAGTTATCTACCCACCACTGGGCCAATGCCTTCATTTCCGGGGTACCGGCATCACCACCATTGGAAATATCAGCCGCCATGCCCTTGGAATGATAGCCAGAGTCAGTAAAACGCAACCCAGATGTATAAGTCATCATAGGGAACTTATACAGAGCAACAGCCGCAATAGAATCAGCAACGCTCATACCCTGTGTGTTAGGAGCCTTACCACCCAGCGTTCCAATGTAGGCATTCCCGGTAGTTCCCTCGGACGGGGGAGGGGACGGAGTTTCGGAAATATTATGGTCTTTCTTGGACGGGTCCGCACCATCAACTTTGGACATTACGCCGTTAAAACTATCGTTAATACCATTAACAGCCTTATTAACATTATTGAGTAGTTTCGTGGCCTGTTTCAAACCAGATGGGTGCTTATCACTCTGCTCATTCGGTTTACCGGTGTTTGACTTGCCGGTTTTACCTTTATTGACGATATTACCACCGCCGCCTTTTTGAAGACGTGCAGCAGCCTCACGCATTTGAGGAAGATATTTCTGATAAGTACCGTGATAGCTATAGGTACTCCAAGGGGTCCAAGAGTTACCGGCATCCTGATAAATCTGCCTAGCCATGCGAGTAGAAACAGCCGGGTCAAACCAGTCCCCACCATTGCGCTTAGCATCGTGAATGGAGTTAATCTGCCACAAGCCACGGTCAACAGTGCCATTAGAGTTGGCAGCATTAACCGCCGCCGGGTTGCCCTGTGATTCAGCCATGACAATAGAAGCGCCAATGGCGATATCTTCACCAGTCCAACCAGCAGCCTCAACGATTTGCACAATCTCATCAGGAGAATATGCTTGGCCATTAGCAGGTGGGCCAATATCAGTGAACTCAATGCTACTTAAGTCACCGCCACCTCCACCACCGGAAGAAGCAGAAATTGTTTCATTCCATCCGAACAAATCCTTGAACTTCTCTACAGCCTCGTTATTATCATAATTGGCTATATTTTCGGCAAGGAAATCAATGAAACTAGTTGGTATGTCCTGAATGAAAATTTGGTTTTCATCCCAGCCACCAACCTCCATGAGAATGCGCTTAAGCATCAAGCCTAAACCAGCATCCGGGGATTCTGCCAAAGACATACTCCCGGAAGTAGCATCAGCCGTAGGTGTGCCAGCATCCTCTAATGCTTGTGCTGTATCCTGGTCATGCTTCTGCTGGTTCATAATTTCCATTGATGCAGGCAGGCCGGGGTCCCACCATGTATGCACAATTCGTTTTAACGTGCAAGAAGCAGTGAAGCTAACAACGCCAGGGTACAGCTGGAAAATAGGAACCGTATCTAAATACCCGCTAAACACCTGTACCCACTGAGTTCTTTTGCAGAAAACAGTGATTTTGTCCATGCGTTTAAACATGTTGTTGTATTTAAGTTCCTTGTTGGCCACAATGATATTAACACTAGATGTGGTATCTAAACGGCGGGTAATATTGCCGGAAACAATATCACCGGAAATATCATGATCAATACCGTCCGACTGGATAATAACCCTGACTTCAGGTGAGTAAACAAGCGTTGAATTAGTCATAGTGAAATATATTTTATATTAAAAATTTAGTTTCTTCTAGTTCCATTTGGTAGATTACTTGTGCCGGGAAGATTAGTGGCAGCAGCGGGCAAAACAAAACCATCATGAACCCTGTTTGTGTAAATCTTATTTCCGTCATAAGTTTGTTGGCTACCGGGGGACAAGAATGGCAAAGAACCATCATATCCTTCATAGATTTCGCTAAAGTCACCACCACTTGATGCAGTCCAAGTTCGTCGTGAAGTAAGCGAGTCGATAAGGATAAACGATATTACAACACGGGGTGCGGTAATACCCATTTGCTCACCAGTTTGGATACTTTTAACAAAACCAGACCAGTTGTCTATACCACGTTCAGGCCAATTCAATCGCATTGTTTGGGCATCATTACCCAACGCGATCATGTGGTGCCGTCGAACAAACTCAGCGAACCACTGCAACTCAGCATGATTCCGCATAATAAGACTGAAATTAATATCAGTATGTTCAGTCTTAAAAGGAAAATGTTGCTTACCCATTTTAGTTTGCGCCGAAACAAACTCACCATCAATAGTGGAATCATAAGCCATTACTTTCGCTTCATAAGCACGGCCACCACAAATAAGCTGAAGAAAAGACACCTATTCACTCCTATGCTTATTAGACGGCAAGTCAAAATAGTCATAGTTAACAGAGCCTTTAAACACAAGACCTTGTTGTTTTGACCAGCAAATACCACCAAAGTCACCATCTACATAAGTAATGGTGTTAATAGGCCGGGAAATAGGAACATTAGAAGCAAACATCACAATGGTCCGAATCTGTTAATGATACTGTTGACGGTAAGAATAGTTTTAGTTAAACCAATAAGCTTTTCGTTGGTCTGTTGCAGAGTGTTCTTCCACGGTTGCTGTTTACCGGTCCAGTCAGTACGGCCACCACCCTTATTACCTTGCAATTGTTGCTCTTGCTGATTAGGTGAAGACGGTGCACCATTGTTGACCTTCTTAGTGCCGGAAGCTAGCAAAGCATCAGGGACAGTGGAATTATTAATCGGAGAACCAGCATCATCATTTTCGTCTTCAAGGTTCGGGAAATTATACTTGTTCTGCTCATAACCGATACCGTTACGCAACTTATTAAGTTCCGCACGAACAGTTTCACCAGACAAAACACCAGAAATATCTTCCTGAACTTTCATTTTGATCATGAAAGACTTTTTAACATTATCCCGGCTATCAGAAAAAGGAATAGCGCTAAGATAAACCTTAAACTCCCAACCACGTTGAGGAAAACGGAATATTCCAGGGTGTCCTGTTTCTTTCTGCTGGTACATGAAATCACGGCAAAACAGGGCTAGGCTCTGCAAGTATTTCCACCCGCCGGAACCGCCGTCTGCCTGTATAGTAATGTCACCAATGTATGCGGAAAGAACTTGAACAACACGGCCACCGTATGTTTCATCAACATGGGTGTTCAGGTTATAAGTCCAATTGATAGCGTTGGGGTCAAAATTAAGCTTGTGCTGAATTGACCCGTGGATAAGAACCGCTTCAGCCATTAGCGATCACCCGCCGGTGGGTTGTTTCGGGTCGCGCGGCCATAGCCACTGTCGGACTGCTCCTGGTTCTGTGTGCGGCTTTCAAACTTAAGAAGACGCTTTAGTTCAGGGGTGGGGCTGATTTTAACATCAACAGACTTATTTCCACCGTCTGCCTTAACACCCTCTTCACGGGCTTTCTTATCAGCATCCTTCAAAGTCATCTTCTCACCACCATTCACAGAAACCTTATACTTTCCTTCACTAATCTTCTTATTGAACTCTTCCATATCCATATTGCCGTTGATAATGGAATTCCAAACAGAGTTACCTTCTTCATCAAAGAAGTCAAGGTTATTAACGCCGTGTTGATCGATAAGTGCATCGAGTGCAGCAACACGGTTCTTTGACCGTCCTTTAAATTCAGCATTTTTTGCTTCATTGTAACGGTCACCAGTGCGTTTATAAGCCTCGCTGAAGTTAGTCTTCCAGTTTTCATCACCGGAAATCCAAAACATGCCAAGCGTATCTTTAATGGCCTGTATTGGGGTTTCAATTGACTTTCCGATCATGTCACCAATATCACCGGAACGATCATTGGATTCAACACCAAACTGTTCCTGTTCAATTTCTTGATCAGCTTTTTCAGTAATATTAGCATTATTAGGGTCAAGAGCTTGCTTAAGTAGTTCTGATGCTTGATTGGCAGTTAATTCAATACCTTGCGCAGCCATCATCTGCTGGAACTGCTCTACAGCCTGTTCCGGGGCTGTTTCATAACGCTTACGGAATCGTTCAGCGTTGCTACGAATAAGAGCCCAAAAAGACTCATTCATTTTACCGGATTCACCCAAAAGCTTGCGAGCCTGATTAGGTGTACGAGCTTTGATGCCCTCCATTTGAGCCATGCGCATAATACCTGCGTTGTTAACATTTTGTAGCCCTTCAGAAAACATGCCTGCCAATACCGGGTTGTCATCAAAAATAGCATTAGCATTTAACGCTTGCTGACTAGCCATTTCACCAGAAACATCATTATCAATCATGTTGCCAGTGAGTTTCTTATACTGTTCCGCACGCTGTTCAGTACTCAAAACAGTACCATCACCAGCAAGACCCTTAATGGTTTCCAAATCACGGGAAAGACTCTGAATACTCTGACCACCCTCACGAACATTCTTCTCCAAAAGTTCCGTAGAGTCAGCAACAGACAAGTTCATCTTCTTAAGATTATCTGCCATAAAATCAGTAACAGTATCAAATTCCTTACCAGTGTAGCCATTCTGAAGCGCAGAGTTAATGATTTGTCGGGACTGCTCAGTATTGATGAACGGATTAAGTGCCATCATCCGAATCTGGCTTTCGTAGTAGAAACCATCAGCGGCACCGCCACCCTGGATAGAACCCATGTTACGCATGTCCTGAACTTGGCCACCGATAACATTGACTGCCTTAACAGCGCCCGCCGCTGCTGTAGCAACGCCGCCAACCATGCCTAAACCAGCTAAAAGGGAACCAGCCCCGGCCATTCCACCACCACGAGCAAGCAAAGAACCAACGGCACCCAATCCACTAGACATGTCACCCTTGCCGAAAGCGCTAGCAAGCTGTGTAACCATGTCAGCTGAATCAGCGATATTAGCTAGTCTGTTGTTGTGGATATCCCACGGGTCATGCTTTTCTTCTTGGGTGTATCCATCCTCACCGCGTTTGCCGCGAGCAACCGTGTAATCCCACTCATTATAGTGAGCATTACCTGGCATAGCAGTTTTGCCCTCAAATTTACGGGCAGTTTCACCAGCATCCGCAAAATGAACATAGTTAGAAGACCCCTCAAAGGAACCCATCTTCTGGTAAGGGGTACTAGTGAAGTTATCGGCATTTTTGTTAGCATTAGCCATGTCATTAAGACGGCTACTAACATCACTTGATGCCCGTGTCATTGCCTCAAAGTTAACCCGGGCCTTTTCAGCGTAGGCCGCCATATCGGCAAGGTTTTGAACGTCATCCTTGTCGATGTTAACGTTAACATCTGCAATGATGTCATTCTCATCCTGTGCCATTACATTAAGCCTTCACTACTCTTTTGCTCGCTTAAGCTCGCAATAAATTTATCAAATTCCGCAAAATCATCCGGGGTGACTAGTTTACCTTCGTCTTCCCTGGAGAATTCTAGTTCTTCATCTATTGTTTCTGTCTCAATAAAAATCTGTTTGAAACGTTCCGGGTTATTCAAAGCCAAAGCATTCTTCAACTTGGCTTCCTCAAACTCATAGCGCTCAACATCATGAACATGCAGATAAATAAGATGGGCTAGATGCTGGATAACTGTCAAATCGGGAGTGTTAAAACACCCCCGGTCATAAGCTATTTTAATGAAAACTTCCGATAAAGCATCTAGCCGTCTAGTTTTCCCAGCTTTTTAGCCAAGTCAGCAAACTCTTTTTCAACTTCAGCATACTTATCATAAATAGCTGAAACAACAATGGGGTACATTCCCTGTACCTTCTCTAGTTTCCTGTTGAAAATATAGGACGGGGATTCATCAGCCGACAACGGAACATAAAGCGGATTTCCATTAATGGTTACCACTGATGCCGCAACAATAGCTGACTGATAAGAGCGGGCAAAAGAACTGGTATTAAAATGTTCTTTTGTTGCAATACCAACATTGAGTTCGTCACGAACAGTAATGGTTTGCAAAGTAACTTGGTGTCCAAGAACATCAAAAGTCTTGGAGATTTTCCCGATAGTCAACAAATCCCGGAAAAGGTCACGCTCTTCATCTGTGAGTTCAGTGCGCTCTTCCTTTTCAGGCTCTTTGACCGGTTTTTCTTCTACCTTAGTAGGCGGTTTAGGTAGATCAAAGTTGTCAGTTTCGTCAAAGAACTCAAGTTCTTCCATTTTAATAAAAATCCTATTGTTAGTGAGTATTTTGTGTTAGAAAGTGGGGCGGTAGAAACTAGAAGTGCGCTTAGTTAACTCATGCATCCTTCCTGAATCAAAACCATCAATATCATCATAAACATCATCATAAATGTCGTCAATGAAATCAAGGTAATCATCATGGCGATCACGTGAGTTTTCATACTGGTCACCAGCGCGGGTAATGCCAATGGGCATCTTATATTCTCCTTAAAAGAAAATTAAACTACCGATGTGTGAGTGTACATGATGGTTACACGTTTTGGAATTGACATGGTGTCAATCGAAATAGTTTCACCCTCATTGATATCAGTGATCACACAGTTGTGGTAAACGCGGGAACGCAGAGAACCGTTTGGGGTCTTGATAATTTTCTGGCAAGTAATTTCACCCAAAGATAGTTGACGTTTAAACACATCAAGCAAGTTATTGGTGTTTTCCAAACCAGGAAGACGGGACCAAACAGACGTGTTCCAAATATCATAGAACTCAACCGTCAAAGTTCCAGCACCAACAGCCTGCGGGTAAACAATCTCAATAGGGGTTGCATGATCAATAGGCTGAATAGGCTCCACATTGCCAACAGGACGCGGAGGATTATCCGAAATATTACGGACATAAGCCATAGTTTGGCCCTTAAAAGCGAACACCGTATAACCGGAACCGCCGATACGAACGTTAGAGACAGTCATTTTAACCTATCACCCTTAGTTGCTTAGAGAACTAGCGGAAATATCGCCGCTAGAAGTATTGATCGAATATTTAACAACGATGTAGTTCAAAGGCATACTTGCCTGCCACTCAAACTTGACTTCAACAACGTCCGGGGTTGCCTGAAGCTGTCGGACCTGAAGACCCTGGAAATCACGAATAACACCATCACGAACCAATGACTCAAGCGCGGCGTTAGCGGAAGCCTTGATATTGACAAGAGTAAGATCATTGATCATGGTGCCCACAAGACCATCCGAATCCAAGTAAGCACGAACTCGGAAAATCATGGAGTCTTCCTGGCCAACAACAGACCATTCACGCTGAAGAACCGAACCAACCTTAGTGGTCACACCATGACGAACACGCAACTCATTCCGGCGAGTCTTTTCAAGAACACAAACACCATTCTGTGATAGAGTGGTCTTTTCCCCGTCATGAACACCCTGAACAAGATCACTGAAGCCAACGATTTGTTTACGTGTCAACGGGTCAGCGGGTGAACGGGAAACAGAAACACCAGCCAAAGCAGCGGCCAAGAACTGTCCACCAATAACAATTTCCTTGTTCAACTCGGAAACAAAGAATTTAATGGCAGCCGGGGCAACAAGAATAACGCGGGAAGACGAGAAAGACTGTGCATCCGCAATAAGCTGTTGGGTAGAAACAGGTGTCGTGGAACCATCACGTCCAACAATTGCGCGGCGCTCATAGTTATTCTGGCTCTGAACCTTCACGTGAGCGAGCACGCTTTGTTGGATTTGCTGCATACCAGTAGCGGGGACAACCACGCTGATATCCGGGTCACCTTCAAGTTTGGCCAATGCGTTTTCGTAATCAGCCAGCTTAGGGGATTTCGGGTCTGCTGCATCAATAGCAACACAAACCACGCGGGAAGCACCATTAGAGAATGCAAAACGAGCAGCTAGCGTAAGTTCGGACTGAATTTCTCCCTTGTCGTTAAAGGGCGTTCCGTAGTAGTCCTGAACATCAGAGTAGGTGTAGAATGCGCGGGGCTGGAAAATCTCATCACTTACATAGGTGTAGGAAACAGAAACCGTGTCCCCTTCCTTAATGGCACCTTCCTTTACGCGCTTAATAGCGTAGGAATCATCACGAGTCCCGGGCGCATTATCATCACCGTGTTTAGTGTTGACAATAACATAATCAGATTCGGGAACAAAAAGCTCACCAGTGATCGCATTGGCAACCTTAATGGATTCCTTCTTGATTCCTTTTTGTCGGAAATCAACAGTAACCACTGGTTCCGGTTCAGTTCCCGGGGGAATAATCTGATCAGTGGGGATTTTTACGCTTTCAACGTCATTTTGAGACCCCAAACTAAGACCAAAAATACCAACCGCTGTGGGGGTGGGTGTTTGAACTGAAATTTGTGGTCCAGGGATTGACTCGGTATACACACCAGGTGATTGATACCGGTTAAAATCCAAAGCCATTTTTGTTTTCTCCTAACAATATTCTCTAGTTATTAAACCCATTGCCCCGGGGGAACACTATTTTTGGTGAAAATATTATGAATGGCCTTAATGTCAATTCGGCGTAGACGGTAACCTTCACCTGGTGTGTAAACAGTCTGGAATTCACCCTGTAAGTCAAATGAATAAGTGTCTTCGTATGTCATTTGATTAGGGTCAAAAGGTGTTCCGGGTATTGCTGTTTGCCCGCCGGGGTGTAGTTTCCCTGAAGAAAGAGTCATGGAAACATATTCAGATTCGGAAAGTTCTTGCAAGAAGTTGTATTCCGGGTCATCGTAAATAGATTCAGAACCGGGAATGTTTGCAAACGCAAAGATACTGATGAACTTATCGGCAATTCGGTCCCGCTCTAGAGAAGACAACGCGATAACCGTCACAGTGACAGTGCCCTCATACATCCACTGTTTAAGGACAGCGTTCCTGCCTTCATACTCTATTCTTTCTTGATGGCCTACACCTTGGTCCTGCAAGTTACTGAACGAGAATTGAACCCAAATACAAGGGTAATTAGCCTTCTCATATGGGTAATCAATATCGATGGTTAGAGTATCATCAGATAAAGAAGTAGCAGAATTAGTCAACGCCTTCCGCAAAGAAGAAACAATAGTGCGCTTAACTGATTCAATGAAACCGCCCTCAGAGTTTTCAAGTGGTTGATTAATGTGATGTGTCACAAGCCCTTCATCCTCTTCATAATTTCTCTACGGATATAACCGCCTTCCTCTAACCTAGCCCTAGACAAAGCAGGATTCAAGAAATTTTTAGGCTCCAAACCAGGGTGACGCCATTTTTGATTACGCCACACATTCTTGTAACCACGGCCATTCTCACGTGGTATACGAACAAAACCGGGTTTACCAACATCCTTGGCAGTAACAACACGGTCACCAATAGGGACTTTTTTACCTTCAAGACTAGTCATCAAGAACGGCTTAAAACCACGGTCTTGGAACTTGATGTATTCGTATCCTTCATTGGTTGCTATTCCGTATTTACCATCATCAAAATACGGGCGTATACCATTGCGAACAGTATTAGGGGACCACCCGCGCCTAGCCATATCATTTTGCGCGTGCTTAACAGCCCTATTGGCTATCCTTTTTGTGAATTCTTTTGGCAGAGTAATTTTAATCTTATCACTCACTTGTAACTAACATCCTTGAACTGAGTAGTTAAAAATGGGTACTTATACATAGGGTGCTTTTCATCAAGGCGTGTAACAGTTGTTGCTTGCCCCACAACATCATAATAAGCCTGCGAGTAACGTTGGCCGGTCCTTAAGCTTTCGCGCTTGACTTTGTCGGTGATATAAACACCCTCAACATTCAAAGGGGTTTTATCATCCCAGTAAGACACGCGAACAATGTAATCATTTGAGTTGATGAACGGTTTCCCTTCCAGCTGAACCTTGCGCCGGTCTTTTGTGTAAAAACCATTCTTTTTCGACTGGTAGTCATCATCATATTCAGTGTCAGTGAATATGCCCCAACACCGTTTTATCTCCCGAAAATAACGATAAGTGGTTGCGTAACAGTTGATGCATCCCTCATAAGATGGTTTTTCTTTGTAAATATCATCGTAACAGTCGCAACGCTCTTCACCTTCACCGTCATCGCCGGGGTGGTAAGCGGCGAAAACAAGAATTTGCTCACCATTACTAGTGAGGGAATCCCTAACAGATTGACGGGCAAGCTTTACCGCATACGGTTCCGGGTACTCAAAACGAGACACTTAAACACCCCTGTAGTAAGTAGACGAAACAGACGGGAATGCCGGGTAGAAACGCATTGATCGCTGCATGGCAGTATGCATACCAGGAATGTACTGCATGGAACTTCCACCACCAAAAATACCACCAGAGACAATAAGGGAACCACAAGAAAGATTCATAAGATCACGCTTCATAAACATGATAGCACTCTTAAGGTTGTCCTCTTCTTCTTTAAGGATTTGCCTCCAACGACCATAGTAATCACGGCGGTCTGTGTATGTTGTTTCCATGTTCTTAAACTCTGGAATTTCAACATATGATCGCATAAGGTGCCGAATAACTTCCAGGTAGGTTGCTAATTGCAAGACACCCATGTATTTTTCAGGGAAACGACCAGAACCAGCCCCGGTAGAACCGATAAAGTAATTGGTCATAGGCATGTATGCTGTGTTGATGCGGTTAAGCGCGAACCGGCTTAGTTGTGCGATTCTTTCCAGGGAAAAATTAGACTGGAAAACTTCTGTTAAGAATGCGCCGCCTTCAGCGGAATCAAACATATCCGCAAAAAGCATAGAAACAGCTTCAACCATTCCGCGTTCAGATTCAGACATGGAATCATAGGTAGGCATAGGGTCACGAACAACAACCTTATGCTCAACAACAACATCAACATCGTCTGCTTCATACTCCCAAACTACTTTTACTTCCTGTTTAACAGAAATAATTTCTTGTGGGAGTATGAAAGAATATTCGCCGGTGTTACCATGATTGAAAGTGTCAATACTGGTTTGCTTTTTGCCGTAGATAATGGTGGCAATAATTTGATTGGAATCAACCGGGTTGCCCATTTTGTCGGTAATGACAAGGCCAACCACCCCGGAATGCCCAACTGAGACCTGTTGAGCCATTGGCGTGTAGCGGTAAATTTTAGGGCTACGGCTATCAGGTTCCGGGTAATTAACACCTTCACCAATTGGGATATTCGGGGTAGTCACAGGTATTCCTTAAGGGTGTCGATAAGCTACAGTAAGTTGGGAACCAAAATTCTCATGACGGCCAAACGAATGCTGATTCTTCACAAGGTCATCATCATGGCGGGCACGAATAGAAACCCGGTCCCCTTTATTAAGGAAGAATATCCCACTGGTTTCAACAGATTGAGGGGCCTGCCAAATACGCGGGGTGTTATCCGCACGCCTAGAATAGGTTCCATCCTGCCTTTGCCCGTTAATGTAAATCTCGGACATGATGTTGTACGACCATCCAAGGGGAAGTGAGAAAACAACCATAGCCTGAATATCATAGTATCCTTTTTCGGGGATAACTACTTCAGTACGGTTGTCGTTTCGGAACATTCGGAATTTATTGATTCCAACCCTATCCCACTCCATAAAAGAACCGGAGTGCCGAACAACTTGTCCCGAATCCTGATACAACTTGCAAATGGGTGTTTCTCCCCACGGCAACAAAGACCAATAAGGTTCAGTAGCATTAACAACCCTGATGCGGAAAATACCAGTATCAGTTTCATAAGCAATAAGACCCTTGCGGGGAGCTTGCGGCAATTTATCGCTAGTTGTTACCACAATGGGTGCGTTCAATAAATCACCATAGTTATGGGTGTGGTTTCCCGGAGCAGCCTGAGTCTTACCAAACCCTAGGGTATGGTGAATAGACGTGGCCGACTTGTCAGTATCCACATCTTCATGAGTATTAATTTGCTTTAGTTTATTAGTCACATTGCCGTGAATATCAGGCTTGCCTGAATGATCATGCGCAACAGTGGCCGAATAAGTCTCCAAAGCAACAACTGCATCACCTAAATCCCGGTGATGTTCAACATGGTTACGAGTTCCAGTGCCCGCCGAACTCAAAGGGGTTTCAGACGGGGAAGATGGCTCATTGAATTCATCCCTAGAATCGGGGTAGTTAGTGGGCATCAGTTAATTAACCTCGCGCGGCAAGAGCTTGAGCAATAGCATCATCAACATATTTTTTGGTCGCAGCTTGATTGTCCTCAGTCGGAGCAGTAATCATAAGCTTACCATCCGGGGTAAAAGCAGCCACAACATTTGCATCCAAAAGAATCTGCAACGGAGCAGCCTTCTGTCCATTCGGGGACTTAATAGACACAGCGGGGCGGTTAGCCGGGGCATTAGTAGAGAAGTTAGCCTGCCCACCGGAAGCACCCAAAGCACCCGCCATAAAAAGACCCTCAACACGAGTAGGTGCCTTCAAAGAAACAGTAGCGCCAGCAGTGTGCGAGTTAATAGCATCAGTCTTAACCAAAGCAGTAGTGACACTGGTTGCAGCCGTTAGTTCAGCGGGGATAGTAGCCTCACCAGCACCACCTGCCGGACCAGCGGGGGCACGGGCGCCAGCGGGGCCCGGCGCGGCCCAGCCGGC